GAAGTTTTTCGGTAAATATCTCTAAACGGGATCCATTGCCGTTACTCAAAGATCAATACTTACTCTGAACAGAGCCATTTATTATACTATTAGGGTTTAGCCGTAAGGGTTACCCATTATGGGATTAAAAATAAAAGGCTCCAATTTGGAGCCTTTTTAATATGAATTTGCTACTTATTTAACTACTTATTTTCTTCTAAAACTTCTTGACCTAATTTAGCCCATTCTTTTTCTTGAGTAACAGCTTTAGACCATTGAGTTGTTTTAAAAGTAACTGCCTTAGACAAAACTTTTCTTAAAGTTTCCTTCGATACTTTCCTAACCTCATTATTTTTTAATACCCATTTGACCGGATCTTCTTCTCCATATTCTACATACTGTTGAATAGCCTGCAAACTATTTTCATCGGCTTCAAATTCCATATTATCAATAATAACAGTATAATTATCTAAAATATTATTTCTATAAATTTTAGCTTTTTCTAAATCAGATAATTGGTAAGAAGGATCTTCTTCAACTTTTTCGATTGGTTTTTTTCTTTGTTCCCAATAACCAGTATCTCGATTATAGTAATAATCAAAATCGTCCCTCATATTTTTAGGAGGAGGAACATCAATGGCATATTCAGGCATCATCCATTCACCCTCATTATAAGGATGTTCTTGAGCTAAAGTATCTCCAATTAATTTGCCATAAGGATCTAATTGTAGTACTCTTTTTAGTGCAAGTTTTTTTAAAACCATTTTATTTTCCTTTAAAAATCAGGTTCTTCATGCTGAAGATACTCTTTATACATCCTTTTTGTTTCAATGTCATTTAATTCTTTAGGTATTCTAAATAAATCCAGCTCTTCTGCTTCTTCACAAGATAAAACCGGAATGTCAGAATACAAACATTTACTTAAATCATAATTCCTTGGAACAATAAAGGCATGTCTAAAAGAATAAGCTTTATTTGCGTTTGAAACTATGTCACCTACATAATGATAAATATCCTTTTCCTTCTCTATCTTAATACAGCACTTCTTATCAGAAGGAGCAGACAATCCATAATAACAATCATACTCCTTATAAACGTCATTTAACAAACTAATCCACATATTCATACCATAGGAAGTCTGTTTAATATCAGACATTAAAGGAAAAACCGGATTGTTTTTCAACAAGGCTTTAATAAAGTTCTGACCAAGACCCTTACCGGGTTTGAAAGAGCTGTATTTCCAAATCATGCTTTGATGAATACCAGTTTTAAAGAACTTATTTCGAGAAGTTGATTTTATTACAGTAGATAAAAATATCATACTGTCTGCAAACTGAGGTATTCCGGGATTTTTTATAAAAAATATTTCCTCATTAGTACCTAAGGAAGCTTTAAAAACGTCACTACCTAACAAAGAAAAAACTTTCTTACTTTTAGGTAAAATGACGTTTTCATAGTACTGAGGATTATTCAAAGTAGTTCCCCAACTTTCCATCTCCTCAGAGGAAGATTGAATTAAATAAGAGGAATTAACTCTAAAAGCTTTTAGTCTTTCATAAGCATTAATTTTCATATTTTCTCCTTCTCTTCCCTATTATACTCGAAAAATTTTCTCCTGACTACAACAGAGGTATTGATGTAGGAAGGAGAGTAGGTACCACGCAGGATGATGGAGCACCAAATATTCAAGGTTCTGGAATTTATGCTGAAAATTATATACCAGGAGACTTTCAAGGGCAATGTACCGGATGCGTTTACGTAGATACCGGTAGAGGAAGGGGATTTATCGGTTCAGGCGATACCGACCATGATAATTACGTTCAAGCCATTGACGCTTCTAGAAATTCTCCCGTTTATGGAAGATCTCCTAAGGAAATACGAGTTAAAAATATTGCTCTTATTGGAGTAATTACCTATGCATAAGTTATTACACCAATTAAAGCGAAATTTTTCGGTCTAATTTCTCCTGCTCTTCCATAAACAGCGGAGCTACGACTTGCATCGAAATCCACAAAATAATGCACGTCACTGCTTCCGGATCGAGTACCTTGTCTATTTCCGGAATCATAGTAAGTAAAAGCTCCGTTAGTAACTCCATTGATTTTATTAACATATTCAGAGAAATTGCCTACACGGCCACGAATGGCCGGGGCGGCATCATCCTGCGTGGTACCTACTCTCCTTCCTACATCAATACCTCTGTTGTAGTCAGCAAAGCGAAGGAAATATCCACGAAGATCAGGCAGTTTGAAGGTATTGACACCGTCTCCACCATAATAAGTTCCGATTATGTTAAATAATTTTCTGAACTGAGAAATAGCTAGGGTTTGACCCATTGCAATCATTTTACCAACCGGAATATTTTCGGTACATACACAACTTACACAACCAATTTCATTTGAAGGAACTGTCAATCCATAACCTTCAAAAGTAGTTGGTTTATTTTGAATATCATTCCAAGTAATACCACCAGCTAAATTATTTAAAGAAATAACCCGCTTGTATTGAGAAGCTACATATAAAACACAATTACTCACTAAATCTCTTGGGGTATCAACCGCTCTTTTATAATAAAGTCTTAACCTATTAGAAGAGGAAATATATTCTACTCTTTCAAAAGGTGCAAAGGTACTGTCAGAGAAACCCATCAAATAAGCCCCTGATACATTAGTTACGTTATATTTAGATGGATCAATACCGGGAGCACCACAACCAATTTCTAAATAAGAATTAGTAGAAGCTAATATATTTACCTTAGTAAATTCGGGAATATAACCAGAGGCTATTGACCATTTATTAAAAGCTGTTCTTGTTAAAAGAACAGCATCCCCCATTGGATTATTCTCATGTACAATCAATTCCGGTACAATTTGAATCATTTCGTCAGGAGGTAAAACTTCATCCCAACTACTTACATCCAAAATTTCAACAATAGAAGTAGGATTTTCACCGTAATCAATAGTAACTACAGAAACTCCTTGAGAAATACTTAAATAACAATAAAAAGTAATAGAAGAGGCTACTTCGGATTCCAAATAAGAATATTTCGTAATTAAACTATCCCAAGAAGCTAAAGCGAATAAAGTCCCATCCTCCATGTAAAGACCTATTTCTCCAAAGTCAAAAGGCCCTGCACTTTGAGGAACTGTACAGGTTATCATAATAGTATTTTTATCACGATAAGAATAGGCAGAAGGAGAAGCTGTATAAAGAATATTTCCCTTCAGTTGACTATCTTCCGGAGTCGGTAAATAACCGAAAGCAGAGCCCAAAGAAAACTTTTTTAAAACAACTTTAAAACCTTCTTCATTAGCCATTAACGCCGCTCTAAGGCCGGCATCTGTAATTACAAAACTAGGAGTACTCATTTTCTTTCCAAATTATATAGTAGTAACAATTCCATCAATTAAAATAGTACTTTCTTGGGGAATAATTTCCGGAAGCTCTTTATAGAAAAGAACTATAGATCTTTCCTTACGTTGTATAACAATATTGTCATTGTCAATAAGAGCTTCATATATCAAATAACCTAAATTTTCTTCTTTTAGAAAATCCTGTATTTTTACTTCTAAAGGCTTTTCTTCAGTATTTTCTCTTAAAAGATTTATGGAAACTACCTTAATAGAATTGTTAGGTAAAGAAATTTCTATTTGAATATTATAAATAACATCGTCCGGTAATAATAATCTATTAAAAGAAGCACTAACTACTACATCCTCTTGGGGCATTACAAAATTAGTTCCGTTTTTAATAACATTATTATTCCAAGTAATTTCAAGTAATTCATATTTATCATCAGGATAAGCATCTACTCTGACTTCAGTTCCGGGAGGTACTTTTCCATTAGGATAGGCGGTTATATATCCGCCGGTTGAATTTTCAATATAAACTGTCCCATACCCTTCTTGGAATTTACCCATATTGTCTCCGAAAATTGAATTATCAAAATTATATCGATGACTACCTAGGAAACCAAATATTTGTCTTTTAACCTCTTCTTCCGGATCGTAGGTATGAATATGAAAAGAAGTATGATAAGAATAAGGTAAAGAAAATTTTAAAGTTCTTCCCCATTTACTGGAATCCTCTCCACCGCTCGGATCAATACCGTCGGTAATATCCATATTGAATTCAATACGAATACTATCTAAAACTAAATTATAATTAGCTATTTCTTTAAACAATAGAAAAAGAGCTAAAATATTAGTAGCACCATCTTTAGAAACAAAAGTAATATGAGTAGTAGGATACCAAGTACCTCCTTCCCATAAGGGTGTCCCTATAACTTCATCTCCTTCCTCATAAAAATTTACATAATCTTCAGTCCACATATTGACTAGAACGAAATTAGTACCGCAACAAAAATTTACGAAATCCATAAAAGTTTGAGTACCTTTTTCAAACCAATACATTCCTAAAAAACGACAAAAAGAAATAAAATCTTTATTCGAAAAAAGAGAAGCACTTTCCCCAAATTGTAGTCCTAAAAGATTAAGCTGTTTGACTACTATTTCATTTTGTGGTAAACTCCAATCCTCAAGGTCTAATAATTCCCCATAATCAATTTTTTGTTCAATAGTGGGATTGGATAACCACATGTTACGAAGTGAGGATAAAAAATGAGTTTTATCATAAACTCTTTTATCAAATACTTCATCAATAGTGTCATAAAAGGCATTGAAAAAATCGGTGCCTTTCATATATTCCGGTAATATGGATCTTATACGTAATCGATATCCTAACCTACGATTTTTATCCATATCAAGATAAGGATAATCTATCACAAAAGTAGACATTTTTAATTATTCTCTAAACTAGAACGAGTAGGTATCTCAGTAAGAATTTGGTTAGTAACTCTTTGTTGTCTATCTGCAAAATAGGCTTTTATGTTCAAAGAACCCAAAGAATTATAACGAATAACAGTATCTTTAGCTCTAGAATATTTAGAAGTATCAGGAACAGCAGATCCATCATCAGTATATTCTAGAGTATCTGCATTTACCTCAGCTAACAATCCGATATTTTCTGATTCTCTTCCATAGATTCTATATTTAACTGCCGCAGGATTTTTACGCCAAGTAATTTTAATAGCATTATTATCCTGAGTAGTTTGAGGGTGAATCCAACTAGATTTTTTAGATTCAACTCCCTTATTATCTATGAAGGTAACTCCATAAGAATAAAAATATTCTTTTAAAGTTCCAGCCTCCGGTAATATTTCAAAATAACAGGTAGGGGCATTAGCTTGAGTTACTATCATCTCGGAAACGGGAGAATTAACTATAACAAAAGCAACCCCACTATCTGCGTTTCTAGCTGCGGAAATTAAATCAGAAATATAAAAATCCGTCATTAAAATACCCGCCCTAGGAGCAAATAATTTTTTAATAGCTTCTTCTACGTTTTGTTTTACCGAGGATAATACAGCTGAATTATAACAATATAATTCCAAATCTACATCAATAACGCTAGGAGTAGCATCTACCCAAACAAAACGAGTAGTGTACATAGATTGATCCTGACACCATTGGCAAAATTCCTGTTTTTTAACGGCATCCCATGGAACATTTGTGATACCGGTTACTCGAATTACATTCATAAAACGATAATCAGTGGGATCTATTTCTCTCTGAGCTTGGGTATAAGCATCAATTACTCCCGGATAGGTATTCACGACGGCTTGATATTGGGATTTCGTAACAGCGCTGCCGTAGGTACCGAAGGATGACGCTGTGTTGTTTTTGTAAGTATAAGCCGTTTTTTCGTCAGCACCGCCTGCGGGGTTAGTAAGGGACTTGCCCGTAATTTGAGTGAATCCATCAACAGAGACTTCTTTATCATAAGTTACATAGTTATTACCGGCATTACCGTTCGTAGTACAATATGTTATTAAAACATTATCATTTATGCTTGGCAAAGAACCATACATAAGATTACCAAACTGAATAATTAATCTTCCTTCCATAGAAGTCAGATCAGTACAAGCGGGTAACCCTTTAAAATTCCACAAACCACTATAGGTTACAGGAATAGATTCTTTGTTAATAAATACTAAAACATCTTGATCAGAAACTTGAAAGTTTGTTTCCGGAGGAGACCAAACCTGAAGTTCTGTAGATAAACCAGACATTTCAGCTTTATGAACAGTACCTTCATAAAGTCTAATTTGTTTAAATTCGTTACCGGTTAAATCTATTACTTCTCTATTGAAATAATCATATCCAGCACAAATAAATTGACTATAGGCAGGTATAGAAACATTGACCTCGCAAGATAAAGAAACATCAATATAAGAAGGCATTTTACGGGTCATTCGTAATCCTTGCATTAAAGCAATAGAACGAATAGCATCATCACAGGTCGCAGTTTCCGAAAAACAATTTTCAAAAGCATTTAAAATAGCCTGATGATTAAAAGCCCCTAAAGAAGCTACAAAATCTATTAAGGCAGTACCAACCTGAGTAGTTAAAGTACCTTTCCAAGCTTGATTTTTAGATAGAGCTGTTACCAAATCTTCTTTAAATTGGGTAACATCCGCATCTATATCTGAAAAAATAATTTGTTGGGTCATTATATCGCTATAGTATAGTCTTGAGAAATAGTTTCGCCCGTAAGCTTATATTTACCGGTTACTCTTAACCTATAACCGGGTAAAGTATAATCGGGAGTTACTGAAATACCTCCGGACGTTAAATCAATACGGGGTTCCCATTTTTCGAATGCTAAATAAAGAGTTCTTCGAATACTTTGAGCTGTAGTATCATCAAGGGGTTCCTGTAAATACCATGGCAAATCAGTACCATAAGTCGGTTCAAAAATACCTCCTCTATCTCCCTTAGGACAATTTAAAAGAGCATACAAAGAGCATTTTAAAACCGCTTGAGCATTAGGCAATACAGAGGGTAAAATACTATCATTATAATTCGGATTTACGTCCAACCATACCGCATTAGAAATATCCTTTTGATATTTAGTTAACGCCATTTAAATCCTCTTTTTTATAAAATTTTTTAATGAGGGCCATCCGTTGAAGAATTACCCCGATCAACTCCTCCGTGAACATGGGTCTTCATTTCGATACCAGCGACTGTTAAAGAATTAGTTGCATTAATAGTAGGAGCTTTTACCACTCCTGTAAACTCAGAAATAGGGGAATCTACCTTCACAGAATTTGCCTTGACATTACAATTATTTCCAGCGATTACATTACAATCATTTCCAATATTAATATCACATTTTCCATTTATTTTTAGTGAATAATTTCCATTCTCCATGTGAAGGGAAATACCGGAAGATTGATAAAAATCCCAACTTTGAGTTTTTGTATTTACATGTAAAGAATTACCACTAGGATCTTTAAAACCCCAAACATCCGGAGATCCAAAACCTTCCCCCGGATTTCTTAAAAGAGTTCCTATATAAACGGGATATTCAAAATTATTTTGTTGTATTTGAATACATACAGTTGAGCCAATTGCAGGAACACCATAAACTCCCCAACTACTTCCTTGGCCAAACGGAGAATATTTTATAGGCAAGCACCAAGGAACTTCTCCTTTATCAGGATCATATAATTCGGGTACCCGAACTTTAATGCGGTCTAATCCTTGAGGATCGTTATTATCAACAACAATCCCATAAAGAAAAAGATTCCCTGACTCTTGTGAAAAAACATTCTTATTTAAAGAATTAAAAGCCATTATTTCTCCTTGCTCTTATAATTTGTTCCCATACGAGTAGCAAAATATGTTTCAGAATAAACCGCTCCCTGTATAGTTATTGTTTTTCCAGTAAGAATATATTTACCCGAAACAACAGAATCAGGAGTCTCGTCTTTTCCTTTAGCTACAAAATCTACTAAATCAAACAAAGCTAGTTTAGTAGGCTCTGTTCCTTGCATAGAGATATCGTAAGAAAAAATCTTATCAATACGCCCTGAATAATATTTACCTTTATTAAGGTTATTATCTCCGAGAGAACAAGAAATAGGAGAAAACCTAATATAACCTCTTTGAATTTGATCTCTAATAGAGGCAGAAACATCTGGATTATTAGAATCAGTTTTAATAGAAATTTCTTTAATAACCTCGGGATTTTCCATTACGGACTGAATTACCAAAATTTCTCTATAACCACCTGCTCTATTCAAAGAACCGGAATTAGAAGTACAAAAATAGCTTGAAATACTTAATTCATCTTTTCCTTCAGGAGCATTAAAAGCTTTTAAAGTTTTAGTAACTTTAGATATTCGCATAATATTTTTAAAACGAAGAACTTTATCCAAAGTAACTCCATGATGGAAACAAGCTTGATTTCCACCCCAAGCGGTATTACATACTTTACGTGCTAATTGCCAATAGGGAGTATTTAAAGAACAAACGCTTCTTCTATCTTGGGAAACGTCTCCTTCATAAACAAGTCCACAATTTTGTGCAATTTGTTGCATAATAGAAGAGGAAGACCCTTGTAAAGGATTCATTAAAACTCCACACCAATACTTAGGAACATTTAAATAAGCATCTATTTCATAAGAATAAGCTCCACCATTATAAGAAACTCTATAACTATATAAAACAAACTCTAATTCTTGTAATACTTTACCTTTTGATAAAATACCTAGCTTTATAATAGTTCCATCCAAAAATCCTTTATCAACAAGGGTATTAGCAGAATCCACTATATTAAGATAAAGAGTTGGTAAAATAAGTTTAGTACTTTCGCTTAATCTCAATTCATTAAAAGAATTTCCTGAGTCTAAAGGATATTCTTCTCCATTGAAATAAATAGTGAGCTCTAATTCATCCTTTAATTTAAATCCCATTTTTAAACCGTCAAAGTATTACTAATTGAATTTTCCTGACTTTCCGGAGGATTAGAAAATAAAGCAACCAAAGAATCCTTATCCGGTATTTTAAGAACTTGTCCGGGATAAATATCTGAAACCGGATTTTTTAAGCCATTATATTCTAAGAGAGCTCTCCAAAAAGCTGTAGTACCGTAAATTCGATAACTAATCATAGCAATTTTACCAATATCATCAGCTTTTATAGTATAAGATCCTTGTTGTTTTACAGTAAAACGAATATTCTTGTAAGGACTTTTGAAAACATTATATTTTTCATTTCCAAATTCATCAAAATATGTCGGAGTACATTTTGACCAATCTAATAGACTTGTTTCCATCCCTTAACTCCAAAGATTATCTTTAGTCCATTTATCTGCTTTGCCAGCAATATCTTGAATGCCGGATTGAATCTTATTACCAACCTCATTAACCGCTCCGGTAATCTTAGATTTAATACCACTGATAAGACCGTCTGGTTTTAATCCTTGATCGGTAATCCCTTTTTGTTCTTCTCCTTTTAATAACATGTTTTGCCAATCCTCAATAGTAGGAGCAAATAAACATTTAAATCTTAATTCAACTTCAGCATTTTGAGGAATCTTTCGAGCAAAATCCATAGATGAAGCAAATTTAGGAGAAACACCGGTTATTACTACTCTAGGAAAGAAAAGGTATCTACCTAGTTGAATAGAAACCGTTCCATTACTTATACTATTTTCCCAAACCCTTTTATCTGTTATAATAGGAGTATTTTCCTGTTGATTTTGAGGTTGTTGAGAATCCTTCATTTTTTCTTTTGTAGCTCCCTTTTCTTTAGCCTCTTTTTCTCGAGTAACTACATTACTAGGAAGTCTAAAAACGGTGCCCGGCCCTTTTAAATTACCACCAGCGGCAGTATCATTAGAAGGAGCTATAAGAGTTAATAATTTAAAAACTTGATCTCTTACATCAATACGGGGATCGGTTTCTGTTTCAAACCATATACCCAAAGAAAATTCAGGAGCCTCATTTCCTGTCCAAACTTGGGCGGTTAAAGCGGAAAACACTAAGGATCTTCCAGTGGTAGCAGATAAACCCGCTTTGACACCACTGGAAGCTAAATCACTGGTTACATCTCCAAAAGGCTCAGAATAGTTTGCAACCAAGTCAAAAGAAAAATCTTCCGGCAAATAACTACGAATAACTAAAGGAGGGGTTCCATCATCGTATTCTTTTGTAATAATAACCTCATGGGAGCCACTCGGTTTTGGTGAAAATTCAGACATAATAAAACCTAATTTACTAATATTCCATTATACATAACCGGTTCAGACATTTGAGGAATTGGCTTTTCACTGTTAGCGGCAACCATTATTTTCTTGTTAGGATTCCTTTGATTATCTGGTATTTTATCTATAACCTGAGAAGGACTAGGAGGAGTTTCCGCAATAATTTGAGAAGCATTAATCTCATTAACTTTTGAAATATATCTTAAATAAGATTCTTCCATAGTCAAAGGACGTCCACGATCAAAATAAAAATATGGATTATTTTTATAAGTTTTGGGAAATCCTGCCTCCTTCAAAACCTCATAAGCTAACCTATTAGGAGAAGTGGTTAATCCTTCTTTATATTTTTGAAAAGGCCAAGGTCCAATATTATGAGCAATATAAACATCGACTTCGTTATCTATTTTATGTTTATAGTTTTTATTTTTATTTGCTTTTGAAATTATATCATCATACCATAAAGAACCAGCCATCACAGCATTATAATAAGGATCATAGGGAGAGGCATTGTTTGGTATATTATATTTTTTACCATACTGCTTTAACATGCCTGCCCACGTCCCCGGAACGAACTGAAAGAGACCTTTAGCCTTAGAAGTAGAATTATAGGCATTAGGATTAAATTGCGATTCAATCCACGCCATTTTAATAAACCAATCTAAGGGGACGTTGGTAACTTGCGCAGCGCGTCTCATAGCATCTAACACTTCGGGAGAAGGTTTTTTATTAACACTCCCCTGATTCTTCATAGAACGAAGAACAGGAGAACTTTCGGAGGTGGAATAACTACTAGATTTCCAAATAGATTTTTCTGACTCCTTTTTTGGAACTTCCTCTTCTATTTCGACATAGGGAGTTCCTTCCTTTTCCTGTCTATTACGATACCAAAGATAACCTCCTCCGGCTAAAGTAAGAATACCCAAAGCAGCTAAAGCATAAGGATTTGTAAGAATATACCTTCCGACGGTTAAAGCGCTTTGAACAAAAAATTTAGAAACTGCTGCTACTCTTGTATATCGTACTAAAACCTCCCTTGCTAGGGTAAAAACCTTACTAACATACTGACCAACGCCGGTTCTTAAAAAAGTTTTTAAAACAAGAGAACTAAAATTCAAAGCCTGTTTAAATACAAACTTAACAGGAGTTACTACTAAAGTCTTTATAACATTAGTTAAAAGAGAACCTATTAAAAATTTAGAAACCAGATTTTTAAAAAAACCTTCTCCCTCTTTACCATTGATACTTTGGATTTGTGCAAGAGAATTGGTTTCATACTCTGCTTGAGTATAAACCAAGGAATACTCTCCCTGAAAATCCATCTCTTCTTTTAGAATAGCTTCTCTTAAAAGAGTTTCTTTCCTAAATTGATGGGCTTTTAATAAAACAACCTCTAATAAGTCAGCAAAATAATTATTAGATTCTTTATGTTTTAAATCCTTATAAGCTTGGGAATCTTGATACTCACTTTCATCCTTATAAGTTAAATCCTTCAAAGTATCTCTAGTGAAAAAAGAAGTCTGTTCATCTTTCACAAGATTCCCAAGAAATTCTTGCAAATTATTGTTAAAGACTTCGGCCATTTTTAATAATCACCATTAAGACCTAAATTCAAAGCATATAAATCACTTTCTAAACGACTGGCATTACGAGCATTACCTGCATTCATTTGATTATTACCAACAGGTACAATCGCAGTTTCTTTACTAGAAGAACCGGAAGTAACAGGAGCTTCCTCATTTTGAACAACCTTAGGAGCAGAAACTTGAGTTGTAGAAGTATCCTGTATCGCCTGAGTATTTGGAGAAGGAGTAGACATCGAAGGAGCAACACTTGTAGCGGGAGAAGCACTAGTTGGGGCTGCGGGTATTTCTATACTTTCATCTGGATCTGTACCATCCATAGTACTCTGATCATTTGTGTCTACCGAGGTAGAAGAAGGGATGGGAGTACTAGGACTAGAAACCGGAGTAGGAGTTGCTGAAGGATTATTGTTAACAGGTACAGAAGATTTTTTAATTTCTTCCGGATTAACTTCTCCAATAATAGCCTTAGCTTTATCCCAATCTCCTGACAAAATTGGAGCGATTGCTGCCTTAGGAACGCCTCCCTCAGCATCCTTAGGCCATAAACCTCTATTCTTAGCTTTTTGAGTAGCTTCTTCCCAACGAGAAGTTTCCCCAAGCTCAGCCGGTTGCATATATTTATTATGCTCTGCCATACTATTAATAGCATCTTGGCTAAGTTTAGGATTATTTACTAATCGCTTAGCAGACTGCCTTTGAGAATATTCGCTTTGCTCTTTCTCAAATTCACTAAAATCCTTATAACTTTTAATACCTAAAAGATCATTAATTCCATCCAATAAACCTTTTAAAATAGCCCCACCTAAAGAAGTAATAGCTTTAAAAACCTCTTTAGTAATAGTACCGATATCATCAACAATTTCAGGAAAATTAGTTACTAATTTCTTAGCTAAATCTTCTACGTTAGGTAACACTTGAGTTTCAAAGAAATTACCAAAACTTTCCTTCATTTCCGGCAAAGCTTTTTCCAAATAAGGAATTAATTGGCTTTTAATTATTGGCCAAAAGAAGGAAACTCCTAAAACTCCTATAGCTATTTTCTTAAACCAAGACCAACCACTATTCAAAAAGTCTTTAGTCTTGCGATAGCTATTACTCAATTTCCTATTTAGGTTTTCACTCCATTTATCTCCTAAATCCATTAAAATAGAATTTCGAAGTTTCATATATTCGTCAGGAGCAAAAGCTTTTAGAGCATCTAAACGTTTTAAGGTAAGCTCAACACCCTTTTGAATTTCTTCAGAATTAGCTCCTTGAGCAACTAAAACTTTTCTAGTTTTTTTAGTAAGCTGTTCTTTAAGAATTTCATCAGGGGATTTTATTTTACCGGCTTTTACTAAACGTTCATAAAGAGATTTACCTAACCTCTCTTCAATCATTCGAACAAGGCTTTCGTCATCTTCTTTTCTATTTTCTGCCTGTTCTTTTTGTTCATCTAAAAAATCTTCAAAAGCATTATCTCGAACACGGTCCAAGTTAATAAGGGTATCTACTCTGTTATTATCGTCACTCTTTTGAAAATAAAGAAAAGGAGAATTAGAAGATTCCGAAGGTTCTCTAAAAGATGAAGGTTTCATAGATTTTTGCTGCCTAACTACTTCACGAGCAAAATCATTATCAAAACCTAAATCGGATTCATCCTCAAAATCATCGTCTAAATTTTTAAGGGGATCTCTTGACTTCTTTTTATTCTTAGGTTTCTTTTTTTGAGTAAGAGACTTATCTTCCAATTTATCATAAATCTCTTGAACCATAGAATAAGTATCTTCTACTTGCTTTTTAAGATTTTCAAGAGTGCTCTTAAACTCTTTATATCTCTCGTTCTCTTTTTTAACTAACTCGTTTTGATAATTAATAATATCCTGAAGACTTGCAAAAATCTTTTGCTGATATTCCTCAAAGAGAGTTGCGAAAGCGGTTTTAGATAATTCTTTTTCATCATAAAATACTTTCGCAACTTCAATACCTCGTTCTTTAAATTTTTTAGCCAAATCATCCGCTATATTCTGTAAAGAATCTACTCCATCATCAAAAACTTCTTTAGCTAATTTAGATTGTTTAGCTAATGCCATAGAAATACGTTGAATATCTTCTTGAGAAGCCTTACCATTTTTAAGCAAATCAAGGGCATCAACAGAAGATGCAGACAACTTATTCCATTTTGCTTGAGCTTTATCAGAATTAAACGGGAGCGCCATAATTTAGTCTAAAAATATTTTATGTTCTTTGGTTGCTTTTATTCTTTGCTCCCTTCTAGCTATTGCTAAATCAGAGAGATAGAAAAATTCCTGTAAAGGAACTTCGTCTTCAGCATACCAATGAAATTCCTTCAAAAGAATAGCTTTACGAGTGTAATAACCATTTTTATCGGGAAGGTAGAAAGAAACTGCGGGCATCAATACTGGTCTTAACCTTATATTGAGCTCCGCACCTCGGACATCTAATAGTTACATATTCTTTAACACCATAGGCAGGAATATCTTTTCCTAAAGACATCATGGTATCAAAGTCATCAGGAGACAATTCCCCCACAAAATCATAACGTTCATTCCAAGAAGCGTTATTCCAGTTAATCATCATAGCTAAAGAAGCTTGTCTCATGTAGCCGGCATCCGGAACTTGTTCTCCTTGAACGGTTATAAACATTCTAGGATCTTCTGACATTGCTAAAACGTCTTTCATTCTAGGAACATCAATTCTAAATCCTTCGGGTAACTCACAGTTAGGGAGAAAATTATTCTTATTAAAAGAAACCTTTTCCAAATAATCCGTTGTTAAAGAACTTGTTTCAACAATGGAAACCAATTTAAGAGACTCTTTAGGCATTTCTCCTGATTCAACCTTTTGAATATGTTCAGGATTTTTACAAGTATATTTTACCTGCATCCTATTCTTAGTGAAGGAATTAAGCCTTAACCAATAAAGAACCCAAACATAATCTTCATAAGTTAATTCATAGGCTAAACGGGTTTCTCCCGTAGGAGTAGATAAGACAGAGTCTACTACTTCTACTAAAGTAGAAAGGGAACGTTCATATTGACCTTGCATTAATTTAGTAATATGCTTGGTTTTGAAGGGTTCGCCATAGAGTTCTTTAAAAGAATAAAAATTAAATCTAGAAGGTAAGTCTAAAGAAAAAGCTTTTGCAAGCTTTATTTCCGGTAATTTAGGAGAAATAGCAGAAGGGGAAACGTCTTCAGCTAAGGTGACTCGTGTGTGTTTTGTCATAATTATTTAAATATATTAGTAACTTTATCCATGGCACCGCTAGCGAAACTCTTTGCTTGAGCATACATACTACTATTTTTAATAGCTCCGGTAACGCTATTTAATGCCTGAGAACCTTGATTAAGAACAAAATCCTTAGCCGCATCCATAGCAGAAGAAATAGTTCCAGAAACTAAATCCATAATAGATCCCGTTATAGTATCCATATTAAACCCGGTTACCTGTATTTCTTCTATTGAAAAAGTAACTTCCCAAGTAACTCGATCGGAACTATCTGAATTTAACTTAACCGGAGCAACCTGCTTAGGCCAACAATTTTTGTAATCAAAGCGAATCATTTCTTGTCCATAAGGATCTTTCATAATAATTGATATCGTCTGTTTATACCCTCCTACACCATTAATACCTTTCGGTCTACCAAAATCTCCATCTTTAGAAACAAAATTAACCCAATTTTGAATATAAGAGAAGGCCTTATTATTTACATCACCATAAAATGTGAGGGTTAAATCATCATAATTTATCACAGCTCCCGGATATTTTGCATATTTTCCCTGTCTGTACACTCTTCTTTCATCAAAGTTCATGAAAGGAATATCCGCTCCTTCCACATACTCAGGATCTAAAGAAGTTTGTCCTATTTTAGGAAGTTCAATAGTCCAATCAAAGGAAAGAACAGGATCTCCTCTTCCTTTCATTTTTGTTAAAACCGATTGAGAAAAAGGACCAAATTTAGTTGGAGATAAAAGATTCATAGGATTTTTTGCAATCGAAGTAATCTTTTTTTCCAATCCATTTATTCGATTAACTTTTTCTCCAAGACTTCCTAAATTAAAACCCATAATTTACCTAGAAAAAGAAAGAATGTTTATAAGTCCAACGAAAACCAAACATTCTTATAACTTGTCATAAAATAAAACCCACACGAAAACTTTATAACAATTCGTTGTTAACCCCATAATAATTTGATAGCCGGATCGACTGTCAATCCATTAGGTCTATATTGCAATCGATTAATATCACTAAGATAAGGCCTTCCAAATTCTTTAAGATAATATCCCTTATTGTTAGGATCAGAAACTAATTTAGTTTCTTCTTTTTCTTGAAATAATTTCCTTATCAAAGGTTCGCCACTATTTTCAGGAAGAATCATCTCTTCTTTTGTCTGATAAATAATAAAAGCAGTAGCTTGTTCAATATTACTAATGCATTTTATACCCAAAGAAAGACAAACATTTTGAATATAAGAAAGCATTTCACAACATACCGTTATATCGGTTTGATAGTAATATTTCAAAGAAATAAGATCCCGAGTCAATTGAGCTTCAACCGCAGGAGTATAATCATCAAAAATAATACCTACAAAATCCATTATAAAAACCCCGGTAATTTCTGTTTACCTAACTTCTTATTTCTAGCTTTGATTTGATGTCTATAATTCAAATCAGCCTTCATTTTTCTAGCAATAGCTAAAATCATTTCATCCTCTTTTCGTTTATCAATATTAGGATGTAAAGAGGGATGTCTTCTTCCTTTAGTATCAACGCTATAAGTATCTGATGGCTCCATATTTACTAAACGGGAGGACAAACGCTTAGAATAAGAAGGCCCTTTGTTTAAAGAACTAGAAGTTAGTCGTGGAGGAACTCCCTCTCGATAATTCTTACCGGTTCTAGGATCTTTAACTCCGGCAAAAGCACTATAAATTTCAGCATCTTCTTCGTTAGGCTCAGGAGAAGCCTTATATTTGTCAAACTTTTCCTTCAAGGCTTTGTCATCCGCTAAATCCCTAAGAAGGGCTTGAGAGTCAAAACCGGAAGCAGCAATCCAAGTCTTCAAAGCAATAGGAACACCCATATCCGAAAGAGTCTGTAAAACCTCAAATTGAGATTCATCTTCATGGGCTTCCAATTCTTTATGCCAATGCAGTTTAGGAATTTTAAGATTTTGTTTGTTACTTAGATCCGATAAGAATCCGGAAATATTGGAATCTGTCTGAGCTCCCTGTGGATTAACATAAAGATCATTAATTACTGCAATAAGAGGAAAAAGTTTGCTATAAAAAATCTTATTGGTTAAGTGCTCTCGATAAGACTCAACCGTTTCCACAAAGGTGCTATAAGCAGATTCCGAAGACGCGAAGGAGGCGTCACCTGATAAGAACGCATCCGAAATTCCTAAAGCCTGCAATTTCATCTGTCTCAAGCTATCCGTCATATCCGTCCATTTCCAGAAATCTCCTCCCGGACGAATGTCATTAGTTTGAATACTATTGCGAGTAACAATCCAAGCGCCCAACGGATCATTTTCAGAAAGTTGAAACTGCTGAGCAATAGAAAGCATTTCATCTTTAGTAGGTGTCCATAAATCATCACCTACAGTAATATGAGTAGTAGCTCTCTGTCTTCTTTGAGCTTCTACTAAAGTACCTTGAAACATAACTTTTTCAATAAGGTACATAGGTAAAAGTCTTTGAAGATAAGAAACATAAGCTCTGTCGCTTAATTTCTTTCTACCTATAAACAAAGTAGTCAAAGGGTCTAGGTCAAAGGTTCCTTGCTTAATCATACTAATAACAGAAGCAGGCATTTGATTTAAATAAGCATCAGTATACCTAGTTCTATTTTGTAAAAATTGCTGAGTCATACCAGAAGTATGCACAGTAATCAACGGATCAATATTATTAAACGGGGAAGGTAAGATACTGCATTGTAAAGCATCATGGATTAAAATATCCATAAATTGCTTTTTAACTTGGTCGAAAATTAAACTACCGGCAAAAAATCCATCAGTTAAAATAGCAATGGAAATTTCCGGCAACATAATTTGGATATTCAAGCGATCTAAAGCTTTGTTAAAAATATCCAAATCATCATCTTCCAAGCCTCTTAATTCCCAATCAGAGAAAGGAAAAGTACTTTGAATATCTACCGCACAGCCCGCAACAGAATCATATAAATACATATCTCGATACATTAAGGATATCGAGGAAGTATCTGTCATATCAGGAGTTGCCGGAAGTAATCCTGTCATATAATATTGGAAATTTGTGTTCCAATAAATACCTAAGGATTTAGAAGTAGCTTCTGCTCCGCCGCTTACAGACATATAACCGGCATTTACCTGTTTAGGAATTGTCATAAATCCATTATTAGTTTCTCTAGGAGCAGTATTTATTTTACTTCCGGTAACTCCTAATATTCTGTTTTTTGCAAACATAATTATCTCTGTAAAAAATCTCGTGTTTGGGTTTTGGCTTCTTCGAATTTATTTTCCATATTGGAAGCTAAAAGATTCCTACTTTCTCTAATCTCTTTTTTAAAATCTTCAAAACTCTCGGCATCCATAGAAGCTTTTGCAGATAACTCTAATTTCTTCCATTCAATGACCATGCTGGAAGCAATGTCTAAAAACATTGGTCTTAAAATTCTATCAATAACTGCCTCTCCCATTGCTCCTCTATCAAGAGCAGCCTGCATATCGATAATAAGACCCCTTAAAGAATCAATAAGTTTATTATATTGGTATATTCCCTTTTGACCTTTTGATTCTCTAATAGTAGTTTCCGTAATAGGTAGTAGATCTACAATAGATTGTATCAGTCTTTTATAAATTAAAGAAACTGCAGAATCTGCGTCATTAATTTCCAAAAGTCTTTGGATGTTATTAGCATCTTCTCCTAATATAGAAATTAGAGTCTGATCATCCAACTTGGATATTCTACCAATTTTATCGATTTTTGCAGGTAACATAGTTTTAATCTTTAATGGGAAGAACGATTCTGTCTTCTAAACAACATAAAACCGGTTCATTATTTGCAAACATTCTTTGCATAGGTTTTTTACATGCAGGGCATAACCCTTTACCGGCAACTTCCGGAGACATATCAATACCACCCGCGGTTACTACTTTCTTAGAAACAATTTTAGAAACTTTGCTAGAGTTATTATCCCAGCCTTCAGGCATTCTCATTTTGTAAATCCTCTTCTTAAAGGTACTAAAGAAGTATTTTTAACTTGCTCTATGATCAGATTTAAATTTGTTAAATCCTTCTTAGCACATATTTCAATTCCAAAACAGCCAATTAATGAGCTATCCAATTGATGAGGAGTAGTAGCAATATTTTTATAAATTTCTCTTAGATCTACTTGAAATCTTTTTTGAAATTTATTTTTCCAAGTAGAGGCAGTAATAAATTTAGTAGGAAGGTTTAAAGACAATAACAGCCCTAACATAATATTTACGCACTCTACAGTATTACCCTTTAATCCTCTAGATTGAAATCTTTCAGCAATAATACCATGAGGTTTAAATATAGTAATCCATTTATTAACCTCATTTAAAAAATTCTCTTTTTGAGAGGCTATTTGCTTAATATCATGAATAGGAAATTCAAGAGTAGCATTAGCTAGTACTTGAATTTTCTTAGATTTTTTATTATAGCAAACAAGAGACACTCCCATATTACGAGAACCCGGATCAAAGGATAATAATCTTAATTGATTTTCATTAAGAAAATATCCGCTTTCAATAGAATAACTCATAAAACATAATTATTAACTTTTCTATTAAATTTTCTAAAAAATCATTCTTCCGGACTTGCCTAGAATGATAGGTTCCGGCATACTCTGCTTATTAATAATCCATTGCCTTGCCTCTGTTAGTTTAGCCATAATTTTTGGAGACATTATTTTAACAATAGATAAGGCCATAGCGCGGGAAATATCATCGGTATAACCGGGAGCTTTATCAGGACATCTTCCCGGCCCCCTATCTACTACATTTAAAAGCTGTAATAATAAATGTTGAACCGGTTTGTTATATAAATCTTCTTTATAATTAGCTACGCCGTTTTTACAAATACTATCTATTTCTCTCTTAGAAATAGCCGGTAATATTACATTACCGTTTTTAAACATAGCTACAATAGAGTCAAAATCTTCTCTTTTCAAAGTATATTTAGCAGGAGTAACAAAAGCCTTGCCATTAGGAGCTTTACCTCCATCTTCTTTTATTCTTTGCAAAAGATCGATTGAGTTCCATTGGTCAGCTAATACATAAACACAATTTAAATCTTTAATTAAAGGAAGTAGCGTTTCTTTATAAAGTTTGGTAAAATTAACTTTTGTTCCATTGGACGGCATACACTCCAAAACACAAGCTACTCTAATTTTCTGAATATCAAAATCATAATAAGCTACAGAAACAGCAAAGGAGTTATTTGAATAGCCTGCATCCAAAGCCATTACAGAAGGAAAAGCAATAGAAGATTTTTTAATAACTTTTCCCCAAATATCCTCTCCGTAAGTCTGATACTGGAATAAATGGGTATTAGGAGCCCCATTAAATAAAGTGCTTACTACATTTCTTGGATAAAAAGCATTTGCCGTAGAAGTAGGAGAAGCCCCAAAGTCTCGCATGGCAGCTAAAGGATCTCTATCAAAAGCAGCCTTGATATCAGGAGAATCTCTATTCAAAGAAGGGTTAATTTCCCAAGTAGGTAAATTACTTCCATACAAATAAGAACTGCCCTCTGACTCTTTCAAAAGACGCATTACCTTATCTTTGTCATCAATCGGAGAAGAGACCGATCCCATTAAAGAAGGAGGAACTGAATTATATCCTTGATTAATAAGATCCAAACGAATGCTATTAACAGTCAGCAAAGAGTTATTAAGAGAAGTATAAGCTTCGTCAGCATCTGCATGACGATTCATGTCATTTGTATCTTTAGTAGGATCAGGTAAAGGAAACATACCCAACTCGTCCAATACACAAAAAATACTAGTATTACCTCTTAACTTAGAAGCAGTAGGGCCTGTTGGAAATACCCTTAGATTTTTATGAGAAATTATTAAACTATCTTTTTGTAAATCATACAAGTCTCTACCATAAGTCTTTTTATAAGAATCCAAAAGATCAAAATAATCTTGAAACCATTTAATATTTTCAATATTTTTTTGAAAAGGTTTCCATAAAAGATCACGAGCTTTTTCATAAGTTTGAGAACAAAAGATACCGGTAAGGGTAGTAGATTTGCTCATAAACTTAGTCATGGTAGAAAGATTAGGATATTTTAAATATCTATGAATTAAATAAGCACATATTAAAGCGGCAGTAGAAGATTTACCGGAACGCTGTCCCCATACATAGACAAACTGAGTATAAAAATTAGCCAAATTACTATTTATAATTTCTCGTTTAGTAGTTCCGCAAATAGGACAAACTCCATTCTCTAAAAAGGTAAGCCTCTTAGGATGCTTCAGATCAGGAGTATAAAAATCTTTAGGAACATTGTAGGGATTTAAAAACTTGTGATTAGAACATTTAGGGCAGTATTCTCCCAAGACAATTATAGAAGGAATAAATTGCCTAGCCCAAGGCATATCACTACCTTCTTTACCTACATTACAAACAAAATCATAATAATTTTTAGCTTCCGGTAAAGCTCTATCATCGACTTTTAAATCTCTTACTAATCCAGTAACCGGATCAACCAAATCTTCCATGTAGGAATTTAAACCTAGGACAGAAGAGTTAGAAACAGCCTGTTGAGATACTAATTTAACAGGCTGTTTCTTAATATTCTTTCTAATGCTTCTTAGTTCCGCTTTTTCCTTATCATTCATCAAAGAAGGAAAAAGTTTATCTATTTTCAAAGCCGCTAAATTACGTTTTCTTTGATCCATTTTCTAACTTAGTCAAAACATCTTTCAATAACTTATCTTTCCTTCTATTTTGATCTTCGCTATTTATAGGAATAGGAATAAAAGAAGGAGTTTGATTAGAACCTATTAAAGCATTTACCAAAGCGTCCGTATCCTTTTCGGACAAACCAAAATATTGAGCTACAAATCGACACATACGAATATTAACAGCATGTAAGGAAAGTTTTTGAAATTGATTTAAAGTACTAGGTTCAATTTCTCCTACTACATTTCCCATAATTTCTAAAACTTGATTTAATCCTCCATCCGTAGCAAATGTTTTAGGAGCTAATTCTTTAAGAAAAAATTCTCTTACTTCTGCTAAATTTTTATTAAGTTCAGGAGACAATTCTTTTTCATATTGCTTAGTTCTTTCTTCTACTTCTTTATTTATAGGAGTAGGAGGAGTATAAGGCTTATGAGCTTTTTGAATTTTTTCTATAGTTAGAATATTAGGAGATACTTCAAAAAAGAATTTAGATTTATATTTTCTTTTTTTCTTTTTTTCTTGAGGGACAGTGGCAATAGAGGCTAACCTTGCAAGGATTTCATCTTTACGTTTAGCCTCAGAATCACTATCCCCAACAAGAACATTTTCCTTTTTGGGGATAGTTTTTAACATTATTCTTCCTCTTCGTCATCAGAAGACGTACCGGTAGATTTAAAATCTACGTAAAGCTTTTCTCCAATACCTTTTTGTATCTGCATAAAACAAAGTTTACGAATAGAAAAAGGTTTAGGTAACTTAAGTTGATCGCAAACTTCTTTCATTTCTTCTTTTGTACCTAAAACCCAACGTTTAATTTGATCCCATTTAATAGGAGTAGGTTCCGGAATATATTTATCAATTTTAATATACATACTCTTACGTCCTCTTCCAGTTAATTGACCTGTATAAATCAAATAACAAACAGTATCAAAGAAAGGGTCAAAACCTCGGGCATCTCCTTTACCATCCTGAATCCAAATACGTAACCATCCTTTTCTATTAGGGGTCCAAAGTTTATTCTTTTTAGTAGTAATTTCAATATACCGATATTGATCTTGAGCTCCCTTAACTTCTACAGAAGGCTCAAGCTCATTTTTAGTTTCTGTATCAAACTTAGCCCAACCCGGCATTCCGGTTACTCTAGGACGAAATTGTGTACGACAATCTGAGTTATGACTTACAATACCGTTAGTAATAATAGTATGAGTTAAAGGAACACAAGCATCGTAACAAGGCTGATATAAACCTTCTTCCAGCTTTTCGATCTTTAACCAAACAAGATTATATTTCTTAGTAAGATCAACTAAGGTTTTAACCTCATTACCTATTTTCAACCAAGATTCCCTTTCATGGGGAGTACGTAAAGTCTCTACATGAGCTAAATAATCATCATACCAACCTTCATAAAAATCTTCCAGTCGCCATAAAATACGACGCTTCTGAATATTATCTTTAAACCATTTATAAACTTTTGGTTTACGTTCTTTTTTATAAGTCGTAAATAATTCAGGCAAAGAATTATACCAACTATTATTAGAATTATCTGTAAGAATATCAGTATTAAGATTTAAAAGCTTTCCTAATTTAGTATGGGACTTTCCGGATAAATAAATAATTCCACTCTTAAAGGGTTTAAAACAAGTCATTAAAGGTTTCTGCAAATTCAAAAGCTCCTTCAGAGGAATCTCTTTTGCATAAGAAACAATAGACAGCCTGTTTTCCCTAGAGTCTTTGAAGTAAGGAATTTTCTTACATAAAATACCCATACCCTGCAACATAACCTGCAATTGATCAAGAAGAGTATTAGAGATAGAACTATAAATCGTTTCTCTAGGATTGGTTGAAGCGTCTCCTCCAAATAAACCTCTTAAGAAAGCTACTCTGACAGAGTCAGGAGATTTTCTAATAATTAAAGGAATACTCTTATATTGTGAAAACACTGCCAAGCCGCAAGAGGATAACCATTGAGCAAAAACACTACTCTTAATATCGACTCCTTCTTCCTTCCTATTATAAGGAAATTCCAGTTTATCTAAAAGAGAGCAAATTCTATCCAAGTTCCCTTGATTGCGATTACTAATACTAACAATATAATTGCCTACAAAACCTTCACTTACGATCCAACCTAATAATTCACCTAGGGTTTCTTCACAAGTTAAATCTAACGAAGGATCTTGAAGTTGACATAATTGACCGAGAGACCCTACATAATCATATTTTACTTTTTGATATGAACAGGTATTTTCAACTTCTTTTAAAGAAACCGCCAAATAACTACCATAAGCATTAGAACTTACATCAATATTTTGCAAAGAGTCCAAAGTAGTCCATTTTACTTTAGGGAATTTCTTTTCTTTGCATTCCGTTACTAAAACTTTATGACCAGGTTTTCCAGTCACGGAATAACCATACGCTGAGGTTACTTTGATAGTATTAGAAAAACCTACACACTTCCAACCGGCAATTTCTTCGTTTTGAAGAACAGAGGCTAAAGAAGTTTGAGAAGGCATGGCATGATATTCCTTAGCGGTTAACATACCATATTCCGTATGCAATAAAGTATCTTCTCCAAAGCAATTAAACTTTAAGGCCTGTCCCCCCGGTTCTACCTCGGGGTTACCAAATCGGACCATAGGTGCCATGCGTAATTGGTTAATACCAATTACAGCAATCATCTTGTCAGCAAGTCTTCCTTTAACTCTAGGTAAATGCTTAGAAAACATGCGAGCTTGTAAAGCAATAGAATTATCTCCATCCTCATTATCTGCGGAAGTTGGATTCATAGCAGGGTAGGAATCAACCACTACTAAAGCCTGTAGATTTCCATCTTGAGCTTTTACCCAAATTCCATCACCATATTTTTTAGCCATAGAAGGATCAGCATATTCCCCTACTTTGGCTTGATTAACTTTTGTTTTTTCAAAGCGTAACCACCATTGATTACCTATTTTCTTTTTATCAGGAAGTTGTCTTTCAATTTCAGATAACCAATCAAAGAAAGCCTCTCCTCTAGTTTCCGCTCTATAACGAACAACGGGAGGAATAATCCATTTACCTGTTTCTTCATCTCTTTGTCCAAAAGCTTCGTTAATACTAGTGGTACAGCCCATCGTACGAAGAATATTACCAATATAAGGCTTTGAATTGCCACTTGATCCTTCAAAATCAATTAAAGCAATTAAAGGAATTTTTTTAGTAATAGCCGCTCCAATAATAGAAAGAGCTCCGGTAGTTTTAGCGGATTGTTCAGGGCCAAAATGTGTATACCAAGCTGGTCTTATTCCACCACCATAAAGAAGGTCTAACATCAAAAGACCGGTAGACATAGGGGTACAATCAGCAAGAGAATCGCTTTCAAAACCTTGCCTACGGGAAATTTCGTCAACCGTTTCTACTAACAAAGAATTATAGTCAAAAACGGGAGTGTCGTTATTTGTAACTTTTTTTCTCATAATAAAAAAGAGGTTATACCCTTATTGATAAGTATAACCTCTATTTACAATTAATTAAAATTCATCGTCATCAAAATCGAAGTCATCTTCTTCATCCGCTACTTTTTTAGCAGGTTTCTTGGTAGGCTTCTTTACCGGTTTCTTAGGACGTTCCTCTTCCTCTTCTTGATCAGAATCGTCATCATCCTCAAAATCGTCCTCATCCTCTTCTTCAACGACCTTTTTAACAGGAGCTTTCTTTACCGGTTTTTTGACAGGCTTTTTAGGAGTTTCATCTTCCTCTTCCTCAGAATCCTCCTCGTCTTCATCTTCGTCGAAGTCAGGAATGTCTTCTTCATCTTCTTCCTGTTTACGTTTTGCTGATTTCTTAACAGGAGCTTTCTCCTCCTCTTCATCATCATCTTCGACAACTTTTTTGATTTTTTTAGACCCTTTTTTAAGAGGTACATCAACCTCTTCATCTTCGTCATCCTCGTCAAAATCATCTTCGTCGTCCTCAACTAGCTTTTTAGCAGGTTTCTTAACCGGTTTTTTGACAGGAGTAGGAGCTTCATCTTCTTCCTCAGATTTATCCATATCAAAATTATCTTCAGTTTCGTCCTCTACTTTCTTAGAATAACCGGAACGTTTTGCCCATAACTCAAAAGATCTTTTAACTTCTTCTTCTTTAGGAACATAATATAAAGCGTCTAAATCATAAGTTAAATACTCTTTCTCCTCCTCTGTAAGAGGAGTACGCTTCATTCCTAATTGAATAGAATATTTATTTGCAGGAGAAGCGGAGTCATCAAATTTAACCTGAATATCTCTACCATAAATAGGATGCGTTACATCAAAACATTTAATAGAACCATTTTTAAACTTAACAGAATTAAGTGGTTTAAGCTCTTGAATCTTCTGAAGTAAAGAAGGAGGCATTCTTAAAACTTTGACCGGAGTCCAAGAACTAGAATCTTTGTCTTTAAATCCGGATTCAGCTTCCTCAGGAGTTTTTCTAATCTTAGCAGGTTCATTATCTTGTTCGGAACGAACAATAGCGTTAATAAAGAAAGAACGGGTAAATTGAACAGTCTCAGATTTATTATCCTCAGAACCATTTCTTTCATGTTGCTCAACTTCCCACCATGGATCATATTTGCCAGATTCTCTTTGCCCGGTCAGATAATTAAAAGAGGGACAGGCCTGAGGAAATCTTTTCTTAACACCTTGTTTATTAACTCCGGCAATCCAATAATTACCGAAACTCATAATATCGCCAAAAAGGCGGAAAGTAACCCATTTACCCTCCACGCTTTTAAAATCAAAAAGATCTAAAAGAACTTGAGGTAATACCAACTCACTTTTACCGCCTTTGTTAGTCTGTACCGAACTTAAATCGGAAATACCGTATTTACTCATTTTTTATCTCCTAAATTACACTCGTTTTGTGTGGGTTGAGTGTTCTGTCTATTTACAAGATTTTTCTCGTAAAGGGAAACTTGATCAACAATTAATTTTGCATTTCGTAAAAGAGCTTCGTTATCGTTTGTGCTTAATGCAAAATTAAGGGTATCTCTTATTGAAAATAAGAGCCTTTCCGCATGCACCGCATGTAATAAACTATTTTGATTTACATGAGAAGCGACTAATTCCGGAAATTCCTTATTATTCTCAATGGCATTAGAAATAACTTCTCTTGCTTGCTGCAAGATTCTATTATACTCTTGAATAATCATTCCATCAACTAAAACTTCTATTTTTTGCATATTTATTTAATTCTTTAATAGTAAGAGCGTCCAATATCTCAGGAATACCTAATTGAATACGTAAAGCCCCGTCAGGGTCAATCTGCTTAGCATAATGCATAATATATTCTACATTAATAAAGGAACTATTAGGATCATAATGAGAAAATAAATATCCTTCCGGATTTTCTTCAATTAGCTCTTCATATGAGGTATGATTGGTTATATGACTTATGATTTCCTGAACTTCACTTTTTGCAGATTGAAGCCAATTTTGAATAAAAGTAGTAAGTACACCTAATCTAGAATCGCATCGATCAACCGCTTTACCAATAGTCATAATATAAATAGAAGAAATATCGTCAAGACTTAAAACATAATGATAATCCTCATAAGTTTTTTGAGCTGCAAGAAGCGCCATTCTAGTATATTTTTGTATTATTTTAGAACGAAAATCTAAAGCTTTCTCATTCCAATACTTAACTGTATTAAAAATTGTAAGAAAATTTTCTCGATTATTGTTATTTATACCAAGCAAATTTTCTATTTCATAGAAATCTTTAGTTTTTTTATCAATAGTTTGTTTATTGAATGGAGACCAAACTTCTAAATACTTATTACCCTGTTTAAGAAAATAATGCAATAATCCTGCAATAATTCCTCTATTCAAATGAAGTTTTTCAAAATTCTCTACCATTACTTCATTTGTTTGAGCACTAAGAAAATTAAATACGAAAATGGGTAAATAAGATTTTTCTTCAGAAGAAATTTTTATGCTGGAACGAATAGAAGCATACCCTAAAACTTTTGCAACATAATTTCGTGCAAGTGTAGGAAAATTAATAATCAAAGGTTCCCACGCTTTTTTAAAGTAATAGTCTAGGATTTGAAGATACTCAAGAGAAGTCAAATTTTCTTTAATATCTTCATCTACTGCTTTATATTCAGCAAAAACACGCGAATGGGTATACTTTCCGGACATTATTTATTTTTCTCAATTAAAGGAGCAAAAATACCCTGATTCATAATTCCTTTAATCTTTGAATACATAGCTATACAATGCTTACAACAAGCCGCACGTAAAGCGGGATTTGTAACAACGGGCAAAGCTCCATTACTATATTCAATTTGAGAAGCATCCTTCAAAGATAAGGCAACTTCAAAACGGTAAAGAAAATCAGGACAAGAACAGGAAATATTTACATGGAGACTTTTATCTAAAAACTCTACTACAGTAACATATTTAGGTTCCGGAGGTTTTCTTACAATATGACCATAAGAATCTTTTACTTTAGTGGTCCAAGTACGAGCAGCTACAAAGGCATGACCATCTGCGGTATAACCAAAACGAGGCTCGGCTACTACAGCATACTTGGAATTTTCTTTTCTTAGAGTAGGAGTTCTTTTAACAATTTGAGGGTATGTTAACATAATTTAAACCTTTTAAAAAGAGAGTAAGATATTTCTTACTCCCTATAATCAAATTTTAAAAAGGTTTAGAAGTTTTCAAAGATTGAATAGCTCTTTGAAATTTATCTTCTGTTTCATCATAACAATAAACTCCTCGCACTTCTGTAGTGCAAGTTCTTGCATTTTCTTGAACGCCTCTGCAACTTTCACAAGTATGAACTCCAATAAGAGTGACAGCACTTCCTTTCGAACTAATAGCGGGAAAACGACTAGCCAAAGGAGTTTCTTCGTCATCTCTAGGAGCACATAAAACATCCGCAATGTCAGAAGCTAATTGCTCTTGCAAAACCGGACGCCTTCCCAAGAGCTTAGAAATTCGAGCTAGTTTAGAAAGACCTAAAACCTGTCCATTATCAGGGACATAAGAAACATAGGCTTCATATCTTACCGGCATAAGATGATGCGGGCACATACTATTAATAACAATAGGTCCTTGAGTAATCATGCCATCACCTTTGACCTTCATGGCATTATACTCCTTATCACTTTCCTCTTTATTTAAAGGGAATACTTTGCGAATAATTTCGGATAAAGCTTCTTGGATTTCCTTTTCAGATAAACACATCTCTTTAAGAGCTTTAACACATCGGGCAGGAGAACCATTGAAATTGGCAATCTCTTGTTCATTACTGGTATTACTTTTTAAATATTCTACAATAGTTTCGTAGGCTTTCAAAAGTTTTTCGTTCATTTAATTTTTCCTTTTAGGGTATTGCGGTAAACAGGTGAGTTTGTAAAGAAAGTCTATCAATTATATCTGCATGCTTCATAACATATTGGGAAGCATAAGAATAATTTCTGGAAGTCTTTTCCTTATCAATAAGGGAATCATCCCAAATTGAAGAAATTTCTCCGTCATAGGATTTACTATATTCTGCAATAGGAGAAACCAAAATAAAAGCAGGCTTATGTAAAATTCTTTCTACTAATTCTTCCGGTAATTTATGATAAACAGAATCCGGATCTGCAGAAAGAAGAAATTTAAAGTATTTACATATTTCTAAAGTTTCTTCGCTTAAGGGAATATATTTTTTCAAGTATTGACTTGCTTTAGGAGAACAGACAAATAAACAGCTAGAGTCTCGTAAATCATCTCTTAAGACTCTTATATAATCTTCCTGAGATGTCAAGAGAGTTTTGAAAAACTCTTTTTGAGAACCATTTGTTTCAATCTGACTGTAATAATCGCAGTGATTTCTATGATGGTATTTATAAAGAAATTTAAGAAGATTATGCTGAATGCAAGGTTCTCCTCCCGTAACTACTATTAATTTTTTCTTAACCTTATTTTCTTTGAAATAACCTTCTACTACATCAATAAGGTGGTCAATAGTATATTTCTTAGCATTCTTAACTTCAAAAGAAGTATCACACATTTCACATACTTTAGTTTTACTTCCGTAATTACATCCGGCTAAACGAATGAATACGGAAGGGCATCCAGTATAAGGTCCTTCCCCCTGTAAAGTATAAAAAATAGAGGACACTAGGAGTTCGTTTTCTCCTACTAACTTATCTATTTTACTCTTATTAAAATTACTATCTGCATGAAGTGTAATCATTTTTTAGCCAGCGAATTTCCTGTTTTATAAAGAGGATTCTTAATGAGGAGTCCTTCTCCTTTCCAATTCTGATATTTTACAACTTTTTGCTTTTTATTAAAAAGCTGTGTTGGAACAGAATAGTTCACTAAAGATAGTTTAGAAGGTTTTTTCTTAATTAGCAAGCCATCATCATTGTAACAATCCAATATAGGAATATTACAAATTGTTAAGACATCAGGAGAAGCGTGAACATAAGTGTTATCCGGAAATCCCTGCTCTATCCATTCATAAATAGATAAAAAAGGAATATTCTTATGCCCAAAAACTAAACCGCCTACATTACAAGAACCTTTCTTTATAGTAGTTTTCATAATTTTTAATAATTCTGTTATATTTAGTAGCTAACTCTACCGGCATCGGATGCGGAATATTACCAAAAAGAGATGAAGATTTTACCTTTGATAATTCCCTAAATTTATTCGCCTTGACTTCCTGAATATAATCTACTAATTCATGAAGATGTTTTTGAGTCATTTTAATGCCGGTTTCCTTTAAAAACTCTCCATATTTAATATTACCATTTAATAACTCTTTTACAGTATTATAGGTAAATTCTTTTCTCTTATTTAAAATATATAAATTATGAGAATGTAATAATCGAGAAGAATTAAGAAGCCTTAAGTCTTTAGCATTACGGCATACACTGCAAGCACAGTAACATGGAGTAGAGGCATGAACATTACGCGAAAGAGTAAAAGCACCTTTAGGTAAATTAAAAGTTCCAGAAGCAGAGTTCATAAGAAAACTAACTGAATCTCCTCCTATATTTTTAACTAAACCTAATTGTTCAATAAGAGAATAAACTACCCAAGCCTTAGAATCAGTATAACCTAAACAGTGAATATATTCAAGATTTTTAAACTGACTAGCAAAATAAAGAATTGCTTCCGCTATAATAAAAGGTTTTCTAGGCCCTTCAATTCCTACGACAGCCCCTGCTATAGAAAGATATTTCGGATTTTCAGGAGCAAGAATATCCATAAAAATCTTTCTATATTCTAAATTCTTTCCATGGGAAACACGAAGAAGCTCTACATCCTTATTGACATTAGCAGACAAAACTTCATAATTAGCCTTTTGAATTTTTGCACAAGCTTCCAAATAGGGACGAGTAACCTGAGGACTATCGCAGGGAATATCTAAATCTACCCCAATAGAAGCAACTCTATTATAAGTTTGAGCTAATTCTTTAGGATCAATAAAATCTAAAGCGCCTGTAAAAAGCTGAAATCCTCCGCTATCTACAAAAGTTTTGATTCCTTCGATATACTTACAAGGATTATATTTGACGTTTATTCCTGTAGAAAGGTTCATCAAAATATATTCAAAATTATTTTGCTTGAGAAAAAATGGTCCTACATTAGAACTACATAAACTATACCTAGGATCAATCGAATAAGGATCTCCATAAGCATAATTTTGTTGTTCTACGATTCGATCTTTTAAAAACCATTTTTTGACTTTAGAAGCAAAGGAAGAAACTTCTCTATCTTTTTTAGTCTTAGCATTATATGTACTAAAAAGACAAGTGGAAGAATCAGTAATCAACTCCAACCCTGCCGGTACCAAATGAATAGGCATTACATTCCTCGTTTTAAAACTTTCAAATAAGCTAAAGTTTTTTCACATAATATTTTAACACATTTCGGCAAGGATTTACCTAAAACATAATAGGACATTCCTTCTGCAAAAGTTTCCTTAAAACTTTTACATGCATAATCACTAATAAGCGGTTGAATGTCCTTACAGCTTATTGGAGAGGAAGGCCATAAATTTTCAACAAATTCATAATCTTCACATAACCAAGCCAAATCTAATTCTTTAGGAGAAACTCCTCTAACCTGTTTAATCCATCTAAGAACAGCTAAATATTTAGGTTTGTCTTCAGGGGCCAAAGCTTTACTAAGTTTTCTAGGACTTCTTTCATGATCTTCATTTTGTTTATCTCCTTCAAGATAACCCCATAAAAATTGCAGATCATCTAAAGAAATATCTTCTTTATGAATAGAAAGAGAATAAAGCTTTAACCATTGCATATTAACAGAAGAATTTTCTTCCATTAAATGATGGACATGATGGAAAAATTCATGTAAAATAACATATTTAGCATCCTCCTCCGGAATATTTTCCATATTTAAAGTAATAGTAAGAGGAATTTCCGGATCTTTAGGTACTGCATAGCAACCGGCATATCGTTTGTTAGTACTTACTATTTTCCAAATAAGAGTATCTGGAACAAAGGCTTCCAGCTCATATTGTTTTACAACTTCATAAGCTTCGACAAAAGCTTTCTTCAAACCTTCCACTATAGGAGTAGGATATCTTTTAAAGAAAGCAACCCTTCCCCAATGCTCTATATCAATTTTTCCTCTATAAATAAAGGAGGTATCATTCCCATAAACCATTCCTGCATAAGGATCGGCACCTAGGTTAACTAAAATATCCTCAGGAGAAACAATTTGTTGTTCCTTTTTATAAAAGCGAGAGGCCTCTTTCAAGCAAGTTATTTTATCATTAGAAGATTCTGTTACTTTTAATAAAGTAGGTTTAGCGTTTACTAAAGCAATTATAAAATCTTTAGGATTCACTTGCATTATTATTCTCCAGTTTATTTTCAATCTTTTGAATAATTTCTTCGGTTACCGGAAAAGTAAGCTCTTTTTTAACTTCTTCAACATGCTCTTTCATTTCTTCACTGGATTCAACTTTATTTTTAATTTCTTCTAATTCTTCCGGTTCAAGGTCTTTAGTAGAATCTTCAGGAGAAGGCTCAGATTCAATGCTTCCCTTTTCCATCTCGATAACCGGTTCAACTTCAACTGTCTCTACCTTTTCTGATTCACCGTTTTTATTTTCAGAAATCAGCGTTTCATTATTTTCACCTTGGAAGTTTTCTTCAGCTTTAAACTCTTCGGGTTTTTGAAGCATTTCCTGTAATTCAGGAGAAATTTCTTCCGAAGATTCGTCCTCTTTTTCCTGAACCTCACCTTGAACTGGTTCCCTTTCTACTCCGACCTCATTCGAGGTTTCCTCAACATCCATTAAATCTTCTTCCTCAAAGGCATTGTAAAAAGTAATAGTGTACAATAATCTACCGTCGGAAACCATTGGAGAAACTTGAGTAATAGTATCCCAATTTATTTCTATGGAATAATCATTCATAGAAAAAGTTAAATTAGAATAAACTGTCGTTTTTTCTGTAGGTGTAGAAAAGCTTTCAAAAAGAGATTTAAGGGTTGGAATTTCCGGACAAGGAACAAAACCTAAAGTACGATAAATCCCATCAAAAGTATTATGTTCTTTATAATAAATAAGAGCAGTGTTTAAGGTATCTTCGGAAATAAGACAATTCTTTGCAGGATCTTCCTTCTCTAAAGTTAACTTATAAACGATATTTGGAACTTCCTCACGATCTACTACTCCAATAGGCGTAGAAAGAATGTCATAAAGAGAATCCGCCACTACAGAATCCTGCCCTACATAGGTGGTAGCAATTTTTTTAAAATCCTTAATAGAAAGAGAAATAACATCCTGCTTACGTCTAAAAATTACTTGAGTAGGTCTCTTACTTTGGTTAAGTTTAAGATTAGAAATATAGAGAACCTGAATTAAAGTATTATTTTTAGTTTGCCAAATAGAACCGGGTACAAGAATTTCCTTCATTTTATTTCCTTATGTGAATTAGCAGCTTTAATAGCCCAATCCGCTAAAAGCGCATGACGTTTTTTACAAAGTTTATAGTTACGAATCCAAAGATTAAGAATTTCAATAACTTCCTGTTGATTATAATTCTTTACAGTTAATTTAGACAGAGAAGGACAAGGTTCCGTTAATTTACTATCTAAAATAACTCTATTATCCTTTTTTAAAATAACATCCCGTGAAACTTCCTGCGGAATATCCCTTGGAGTAGAAGTACATCCACTTAATAATAAAAAAACTATTAAAAATTTTTTCATTTCTCAATTAGCTTATTAATCTGAATAATCATCTCAGGAGAAAAGGAGGATTTAACTTGCTCTTCCCGAGATAAAACAGGTACTTCCTTTTCTTTTTCTTGATATTCTTTCAAAGAAAAATAGGCTTTATCTGCTTCATTTTGGAGATACTCAATTCGTTTATTACTTTCTTCTATTTCTTTATTAAAAGTATCTATAGCATATTCATATTTTGGTTTATATTCTTGAAGACCTATTTGATATCCATTCTGATATCCCGAGGTTTTACCATTAGAATAACCAAAAAAATAAACGGAAATTACGAATATAATAGCTCCAATCGTATAAAAAAATTTAGTGTTCAATATTTTCATCATCCTCATTTCCTAAAAACAAAAAAGAAGGATCGAAATTATCATAACAATGAGACAAAGAATATTCTAATTGATCAATTTTTTTGTTAAGAGTTGGAGAAGAAACAATATCTTTATATTTATCTCCATTTTCTTCTTTCCACTCTTCGAACATTTCTTTTATTAAAGAAATTTTGATCATATCAATTCCAAGAGGATTTTCCACTTGTTGTAAAAGTAAATCTAATAAGTTAAAAAGAAGGATAGAATCCTCTTCATATTTCATAGGACACCTTATAAATAATTTTTTAATTTTTCTAAAATAAATTTAGGACAATTACCGGGATCCCATAAATCAAGACCTATATCTCTAGCATACTTTGAAGGATTTTCATTATCTTGTATTTGAAGATAGGGAGAACCTTTTATTTTCCAAAGTTTTACCGTTATAACTTTATCAAAATAACCCTGCAAACTTGGTACAATGTAATTAGTTGCTCTAATACCTGCATCATCCCCATCCATCATTAAAATAACGTTTTTAACTCCGTAAAATTCCAAGAGATTTCGTTTTTTATCCGTCCAATTTCCGGTTCCCATAATACATAAAGCAGGAATACCCAACTTTATCAATCTTAAAGCATCCCGCTGACCTTCTACTAAAACCATAGTACGAGATTTTATTGATTTCATTAAAGCAATAGAATAATCAAAAGGAAAAAGACCCCAACTTTTAACCCAAGAACCTCTTTCATTTATATAACTAGTTACTCCTTCCTTTTTATGCATTCTGCCTTTAGTATATCCTTTTAATTTTTTACCTACATAAACAGGTAAATAAACAAATTTATCAGAAAGATTATTACCATAATCTACCTGACAAATTTTACAACCTATTTTAATAAGTAAATTTGTAGGAATATCCCGCCATTTTTTATTAGGAGGTAAATTTGCGAAAATTAATTCTTCATACTTTTCACTTTCTTCCTTTTCTTTTCTCATGTTTAATGAATAACTAAATTCGTCATGAGGTTTAGGATCAAACTCTTTTAAATTAAGGCGTCGAGCTAAAGTATTCCAATCTCCCTTAGCCTGACATCCAAAACAATAAAAGCGTCCGGGATCTTTATTTGAAGGTTTATAAAAAACTCCACAGGAAGGAGTATCATCGGCATGAAAAGGACAACAAATCATTGCCATTTCAGAGCCAACTTTAGCCTTGGGAACTTTTAAAAGTTCATTTCTTACAAATTCTCTTTTATTTAAAAAAGACATTTATTGTAAAACCATCTGTTCGTTATTAGCTCTTATATATGAGCCATCTAAACAGGCTCCTAAAGAAATTGCAGTAGCCATTGGAAAATCTAAATCCATTTCTTGAGCCAATCCTTCACTAACTGTTTCTAACCAAACTTCTGGTTCAAACATCTTCATTTTAGGATTTACATAAAAACTTCCTTCTAAAATCTTTTTCTTCACATAAAAAGAGGTATTTAACCAATAACCACGAGAAAAAATATAACTATAATTTCCTTTTCTCTCTTTAAATAATTTCAAAAGATAGTATCGATTGATATCAGCTAATATCACCATACTATCAGAATAGTAAGGAAAAATTTGACGAGTTCCCGAGGAAATAGGAACTTCAGTAAAATCAATAGGAATGGTCAGGTCTATTAAAGACATCAAATATCTCCTTTTCTAAATCATTTACACCAAGCAAAGGAAATTTACTTTGAAGATAATGAATAACTTTTTTATCCTTATAGGGTTTAAAAATCATTTCTTTTACTTCTTCTTTAGAAAGAGCTTTGCCATTACGATCAATCAACTTTTTCTCTTTTTCTAAATCATCTACTAAATTATTTAAACACTCATAAAGATGGGTTAAAGACCAATTCCATGTATACGCTTTATCATCTTTAACTCCCATCTCTACTTCAATTTCCGGCTCTATATTAAAACTAAAACCAAACTTATCCTCATAATCTTGAGCAACTCCGTAGGTAGCCATATATTGCATAATATGTAAAAAAGGAAGTACCATGCAATAGGGAATTGCATAATAAGAAGCGTCATGAACAATTCTACAACATTCTGGTTTTAATTCCCAAGCTCTTTGTTCTATTCCTAGCATATTAGCGATAGTTTTGAATTCCTTATAATAAGTCATTAAAGAAAGACGTGAGGCTTTTACCGCAATTTCAGAAGCAAAGCCCTGAATAGGAGCATTTGAACCTCTTCGAATTTGTTTAGCAATACCGGATTTATCGGAAATAAATACTGAAGGCAAATGACGAATACGACCGATCGGAGAATATACATAACCTCTTTTTTCGGCAGAATGTTTCATATAATCTGACCATTTTTTACCTTTAGTAAAAATGGAAAACATTTTATCAATAATATGTTGAGCGTAATCAGTCTTGTCTTCTTTAACTAATTTATCTAAATCCTTTTTAAGGATATTAAGTTCTTTTTCAAAAGGTTGCCTTTCCTTGGGATTTTGTAAATTATCAAGCTTAAAAAATAATTCCTTGATTTTCTTTCTTAATGCAGAAATATCCGGCTGTTTAGTATCTTCTCCAAGGGTTTTTGCTCCCTTACCATAAAGAGTTCCGAAAACAACCGCTTTAATAGCATGTCTTAAAGGATCTTTCTTGTCAATAACTTTATTAAAGAAAAGTTTTACGTTAAGAATATGAACATCACCTTTCTTTTTAACATTATCTAAATTTTCAGGGGAAGGATCTTTTATAAAAATCTTTCTTAAACTCTGACCTTGCCGAAAGGTATCTGCAATTTTAGCATCGTGAGAAACAATACCCCAAGTGCGAACTTCCTGAGCACTGTAATCGTAATGCAATAAAATACATCCGGGAGGTGCTGAGAATACTCGCTTTATAATATCACTTATATCAGAATGTTGTGGAATAGTTTGAAGAGAAGGATTTCTAGAAGCCAAACGACCGGTAGTTACATTATAAAAAGCATAATCGGGACGAAGCTTATGATCAAGAATACAATCCGGATTCGAAGAGAGTAGAGAAAACCACCTCTTTAAATAAGAGGTTCGTACTTTATTAATTTTTTGATATTCTTTAAACAAGGAAACAATACGGTTAGTATTTTCATATTGTGCTATGAAAAGTTTATCTACAGCAGGAGCTCCCGTGGAAGTTTCGGACACTGGTTTCATTTTCATAATATCAAAAAATAATGTTGATTTATGAATTGGCTTGGTCCAAGAAAAAACCCATTTTTTAAGTTTATTACCGAAAAGATTTCCAGAATTAAAACCTAGCTGCTTACAAAGAAAATCATTTGCTTCTTCAACTTCGGGTTGAATTCTTAAATCGGTTTCAACGTCCGATAGTTTTTCCAAAATAGGAGATTTATTAGAAAGAAGAAAAGAAAGGTTTTTCAAGTCAATAAAACTTCCGTCTTGTCGTAACTGAGATAAGGTATGAACTGTATCACTCATTTGATAAAGCATATGCTTCATAAAAGCTTCTTTATAATTCTTATCCCCTATGAACATATGAGAAGCTCTTTTAATCTGCATTTTTCTAAGACCTAAAAGAGAAACTACGTCCATACAACCGTAAGAAACAAAATCTCTATCTTTGGGAGAAATATCTCCAGCAGTATTACGATCTTCCTTAGTAAATCCGGAATCTCTAAAATAAAAATCGTTATTATAACGACATAAGGTAGCTCTTAAGTTACCCTGATTAGCCTTAGTTTTATCAGAACGATAACTTCCAATAGCGTCGCTTAAATCATTAACATTTTCATCTAACAAATGTTCTCCCGCCATAATTTCCCACACTCTTTTGCCAACAATAGGAAGTTTGAGAGCTTGACGAATAACATAAAGATCAAAAGCGCCGTTATAGGTTACAAGGGTAGGGCCCGAGGAAGAAGCAAAGAATTTTCTAAGTCTTTTTTTGAAATACCTTAATTCCTCAGAAGTCCAAGGAGTTTGGGGATGATCCAACGCCAATAAAAAGCCTTTATTAGGTTGAGAGTTTCCGGCAAATTGAATAGTATAAATAGCATTTGACAACACAGTCAAATTTCGAGTCTCAGTATCTAAAGCAATATAATCCTGAGTCTCAAGATAATTCATAAGATTATCAAATTTTTCGAGAGAATCTATATAATTTGGCGAAAGAGGAAGCCCTTCTAATGAATAAGGATTTTGCCCTTGCATTAGATTAGCAATATGATTAAACATAAAACCAATAGTGTTGGAAATATTACTACCCGGTTTTTTATTTTGATCTGCTATAATCTGGTAAAGATCTAAAGACCCGCAATATTTAATTCCCTTTTTTTCAAAAATCCAGCCTAATTTATGTCTTTGATGATCAATCTCAGGAAACATACATTCAAAAGCTAAAGGAGATAATATCATTACATGAGTAGGAGAAAGCTCTTTAATAAGAGCTTTAATTCTTCCTACAAACTCATTTTCTTTATCTGATTTTGCCGTTCCTTCTAATTGATAGTGTTTACTTGCTAAAAAATTAACACAAGCATAAGAAAAAGAAGGGTAATCGGCTCCCCGATCATCTAAAAGTTCTCTCGCTTTCTTTAAAGAAGAAATAAGGGGTTCTCTTGTTTCAGTACAGCTTAGTAAAGAATTATTTCTTAAGTCAACTGAAGGAATATGGCCAATAACAATAAGAAAACGATTTTTGGATTTCTCATAACCATAATCCTTGCAGCATTTAATTTTATAGGCGTTTTTAATATTACCGGAAAAATAAAAGGAACTTTCTAACACTTTTAACCTCTTGTTTGTTTATCCTTATTTACATTTTGATAGGCTTCATACTTTACTGTCCATTCTTCAGTAAATTCCTTATCTATCTTCCATTTAGCAGAAAATTCCTTAATATGCTTTTGTTTTTCCAAAGTTATTTTTTTAGAAATCTCCTCTCTTTCTCTCTTTAAGGCAAGGATTTTAGCTTCATTAGAGGATCTTTTAATAATTCCAAAAATAGAACAATACCGGCTATTTAATTCTCTAACAAAGGATTTTAAAAAATAATTCTTTACTTTAAAGTCTAGAGTCTCACGGCGTAATTTTGCCCTAGCCTTGACGTAATCCCGCTGATGGTATTCACGATCATAAGCCTTTAATTTTTCTATATATTTTTTAGAAGAGCATCTTGCTATTAGAGTACTCACGGTACATCCAAAGTATTCAGGATCTAAAATATTTTCTTTGGAAATATTCAAATATAAACCTATAGTTTCTACGATACGTTCGGCCATCTCTTTAGTAGCTACAATAAGTAAAGGCTTAGAATTGCTTGAAGAGTCTCTTACTGAGCATCTTAATAAAGTCTGAATTGCTGTTCCCACTAAGGTGTCCAATTCAGCATCATAGGAAGGACAAAATTGAATAAACCATCTTCTAAGAAGAGGATGGAGACGATTTGAAGAAAGAAAACAGGCTACATCCGTTGATTTATAACAATCCAATCCTCGAATGTCTCCTGAAATATTCACAGCATATTTTTTAACTTTATCACTTACTAAAGAGTCATAAAGAATCCCTTTATCCTCGTCTGAAAAACACCAATTTAAAATACGATGCTTGTTTATATTTATAAGAATAAACTTAGAATTTTTTAAGCAATTATTTTTAGGATCATTAATCCATTTATGAGCTATTGCACAACTCTTTCTTGTTAAATAATCCAAAGGACTATAGGGGATTTTTTCATTATCTTTTGTTTTACAAAGACAATTGGAAATTACTTTTTGTTGATAATTTTTTAAACGCTCTATTTCTTGTTCAGAAAAATACTTTCCGTAAAGAAAAAAATTACTTTTAATTAAAGTACTTATTTGGGAATATATCGGATGTTCACTAGCGGGAGCAAATTTTTCTCCTAACATATCATACATGAGATTAGAATACCTTCTTACTGTATCAAGATTCTTTTGAGGAACAATAACTCCATCTATTTTTTCTTTTGAAATATTATTAGTTAATAGATAAGTAAAATAGGTTTGATCAAACCGTTTTTTCATTTGCTCTTTTCGCTTTGGGGAAATGATTTTGTTGGTAATATCTATTAAATATATAGAAGGAATTTCTCCCAATAAATCCTGCTGCTCTTGGGTAAGAGAATTTTTATGACTACATAATTTCAACAAATGGTAAAACTGAGAGCTTTTAAACATTGCGGAAAGAAGGACAAAACTTTTCCATCCAGATAAAAAAGAAAAAGGAGTCATAATAGATTGTATAGTAAATTCTCCTTCTTCCACATCTCCGTTCATAGTAATATAGGCATAAGTTTTTCTATTACCAATGTTTCTTAACTTAATATTACTCATTCCGGAAACTCTAACAAGCTTTCTAGTTATTTTCTTTCCTAAATAACCGCGACATTTCTTCAAAATTTCCGGAGTAATAACAACCGGATAATACTTTCCGGTATTAATGGTTTTTTCACCCAAACCAAAGATAGCTAAAATATTTTTTAAAGTAAGTTCTCCATTGATAGGAATAGAAAGTTTATTCATTTGACAGTCTCGGGCTTCGTCAATGAACAAACGCATGTCTTCTCGTCTAGGAAAGAAATCTCTGTTAAATATAGGATGATTTTGATTATTCCAAAGATTGCTATGAGTTATTAAAATAATATCTCCTTCAGCAACAAAACCATCATCAAAAGGAGAATCACTTCCGGATCGGTTACCTGCAACAGTACAATATAGGTTTTGTTTAGCGGAAACTCTAAAAATCTCTTCTTCTTTAATATAGTGAATATGTTTAGGACTTACTCCCGCTTTCACTAAACGTTTAAAAACTTCTCCAAGTAATTTGTGAGTAGGAGCAGAATAGATGCAAACGCTATCTTTCTTTTTATGATAAAGCGCCATACTCTTGATTGCCCAATAAGTTTTACCGTAGCCCGGAAGGCAATCAGCAAAATAAATTTTTGAAGACATTTGAAATACCAATATAAGATTTGGATTGATTATAACCTCAGTAGAAAGTATTTACAACATACTAAAAATTTTTAATGTTTCAGAGTACAAAAAAGTGTTGTTTTTGATAGAAAAACAGTACGCTTTTTAATAAAAAATTTTTCGAGCGGTGCAAAAACATAGCATATTTGCAACTGAAAATAAACGTGAAAATCCGGTATTAATAATGGAAAACTAATCGCAATTCTTTACCCCCTGAAAAGCGAGAAACAGTTGCATTTTCATAGCAAAAACGGTACCAAAATTTAGTTACCTTACTAAACAAAAGAGCACCTATTTTAGTGCTCTTTTTAAAAATCCTATGTTTTTTGTAGGCAAAAACAAAAAAATTTTTTCCGGGCATTTTGCGCATAACTGCAACTATCTGCAAAACAAGCGTCTTTTTTATAGTGAAAATGCAACGGAAAACACAACTTTTGAGGGCAGATTTTCATGAAAAAACTGTAAAAATTCACGAAAACTCAAAAAATCGCGTTTTCTTGCAAGCAAATGCACGAAATTGCGATTTTGAGGGGTAGCTAACTGCTAGGGGAGAAAAAAGGGTGATCCTAAAACTAATTTCGCGATTTTTAAAAATTTTGCATTTGCTTGCAATAAAACGCACGAAAATTTGAATTTCGGATTAGTTTTCGTACTAAAAAATATAATAACTGTATCAACTTGAAAAGCAAAGCTTGTCAAGTCATAAATTTTTAAAAAAATTCATCTTGACAAGAAGAAAAAAGCTTTCAAGCTTTTTGCAAAGCTTGTCAAGATGTTTTACGAAGTAAACCTTAAAATCAATCCCAATCCCAAATTAGAAAGACCCTCAAAGCTTGAAAGCTTAAGCTTGGAAAAATCAAGTTGATCAAGGTTCGCTGATGCGGCCTAACCGGTTTTTTTGAAAACCTAAGGTATCTTTTAGATACTATCTTTTAAAAAGGAACCTTTGTATCTTTTGGATATCTTTCTAATTTGGGATTTGGGATTGGAAACTAAGATAAAAATGGAAACATTTCCAGGAGCTAAAGCTCCTTCCAAAGTTCCCAATCCTGACATCAACCTTCGGCTAAAGCCTCCGGTTGCCTAGAAAATTAAAAATTCTCTTTATCCTAAGGTCTAGAATAGCTCTAAAACTAAAATAGAGAGACTCTAAGGCCCGATTGTCCTTTGGATAATATAGTTACCTGCCTAGCTACAAAAATCGCGTATAACGCGATTTTGATAGCTTTATGAGGATTTCTTGTTTTCTATTGGAAAACCCTAATTTTCTTTTGTATCTAAAAGATACTATAGTACTTGAGAATAGAAATAGATCCTATCTTTCTAAAAGGAACCTTTGTATCTTTTGGATACTATACTTTAACAAGGTTAAGTTAAAGCCCAAATGAGAATGAGAATTTTTTCTTTTTATCTTTAGTATCAAAAAGGTACTAAAGGAAATTTTTAAAAAATAGATCTTTAAGAGGAGAATCTTTTTGCAAAATTTCTTTTTGAAAGTGTAAAATATTTGAAACTTTTTATAAAAAGGAAAATTCATGGAAGCAATAGGTATCGGAGATTTGCATCTATCTTCTTTTAACGGTCATGGCGGTTGGTCAAAATATACCGATGGTAATTCGGATATTCTAATTTTGAAAGAAGCTCAAAAGGCCGTTGATTTTGCTCGTGATCAAAATATTTTTAATATATTTTTTTATGGAGATATTTGTGATTCTCCGAAGATGAGTTATAAAGCTCATCTTGCCTTGTACGATTTCTTTTCTCAAAATGCTGATATGAAGTTTTATGTTATTTTGGGAAATCACGATCGACTTGCTTCCAACGAATCCTACGGTTCCTCATGCGATCTTTTGGAAAAATTTTCTCTCTCTAATGTTGAGATTTTTTCCAAACCTACTCTAAAGAAAATTGATGGAGCTTATGTTAATTTTCTTCCATTTCCTTACAGTGATTGGAAAGATGCTTTAAATGTTTGCCATGTCGATGTTAAGGGAAGCACTATGGATAGTGGGAGACCTTCACAATCTGAGATTGATCCAAAAGATTATGTAATAGTTGCCGGTCACATTCATACTGCCGGCAATTTTAAGAAAGTTTTTTATTCCGGCACTTTATATCAAACTAATTTTGGAGAATCCGAAGAAAAATATTTTCATAGGATTTATTATAAAGATTCCAAAAATTTTGAAATTGATTTAATACCTAATACTCCTGCGATTCAATTACATACTATTACTGTAAATAGTTCAAAAGATTTGGAGAATTTACCAAGTTCTCCCAATCACGTTTATCGTCTTTTAATAAACGATGGTTGTGATATTTCTCCTCATTCTTATGCTCATTTAAATGTAGCGGTAGTAAAATCATTCATGAGTCGTAAGGACTTAAAAGAAATTCTTAATTCCGATTTAGAATATGTTTCTACCTCTGATATTAATACTGAGGAAATTTTTGAAGAGATTTTATCTAAATACGAATTAAGTGATGAAGAAAAAGAAAATATCAGGAATGTTCGATTAAAAGTATTAAGTAAATAATGTTAGTGTGTGGTATTGTAAAGAAAGAGTTGGATTTGGATAAATGCTTTGTAGAAAATTGTATGTGGCGAGATAAAAATCATAATTGCAAATATACAGACAAACCTTTATCTGTTGAGGAATTTTGCAAACTTATGGAAATTCCAGTTCCTTCTCAAAAAGAATTGAAAGAACGACAAAAGAAATTACAAAAACTTTTGTCAGATATTAACTAACTTCTAAAAGGAAAATATGAAACTAACTGCTCTCACTATTCAACAAATTGAAGATCTTGGTAAAGGTCCTCTTTATGTTTTAAATAATACCGGTAACGCTCCCGGAACAAAATCCGGCAATGTTCTTTTGGCTATTCCGAGATTAACCGGCAATGGTAATCCTATTATGTTACGGATTCCCGCTACTTGGCTTCCAATTGAAGTAACTTCTCAAATTGCTTATAGTCAGCTGGTTCCTACTCACGAATTTAGAAATGCCATTAACAATAATTGGATTATTCCTATTTCTCGTGAATATGCTGAACATCTTTTAAGCAAACCGGGTGCTCAGGAAGAAAAAGAACGTTTGGAAGAGGAGTATAAAGCTGCTATTAATGCCGGCCCTGCTCGCGGTATGAGTGAAGAAGAAACTATGCAGATTGATGATGGAGCTTCTTCCACTAATACTTTTGTAAACCAAATTGATGGTTTTGAACCTTCTTTTATTGCTAAAGTAAACCGGTGGATAGCGATGGAAGATATTGCAGTTTTAAATGAATTGCGTAGTATGGGAAGAATTAAGAGAAGTCAACTTAATTACATTCTTTCCCGTCTTAAAAATCATCCTAAAACTTGTGCTTCTATCGAAAAAATTCTTAAAAAATGATTTTGCCTGTTAATATAAAAAGAGCGGATAATTCTTTTTATGTAGATCCGCCTACTTATTCTACTGTTGGTTCCGGATGTTTTGATATTCGTTCGGCAGAAACTAAAATTATTCAGCCCTCTTGTCAAGAAGTTTTCAAAACAGGTTGGTGTTTTGAAATTCCAGATGGCTACGTAATGCTTTGTTTTGGTCGTAGTGGTTTAGGTGTTAAACATGGTATTTCTCCGACTAATTGTGTAGGAGTTATTGATTCAGATTATCGAGGAGAAGTAGTTTGTCCTCTTTATAATCATTTTGATACTCCTTATGAAGTCAAAGTAGGAGATCGAATTATGCAAGGCGTCATTGTTCCTTATCCAAAATGCATTTTTGTAGAAAAAGAAGTTCTTTCTGAAACCTCTCGGGGTTCAGGAGGTCTTGGTAGTACTGGAATTTAAAAATGGCTTCTAAGAGAATCGTTCTTTTAACCGGTTTGGAATTTGCTTATCTTCGTCGCTTTATGCATTCCTTTGAAAGTGAAAAAATTCGCTTTCCCGGAAAATGTTTTTTGAAAAAATTTAGTGAATCGGATTATAATGAGTTTCCGGAATTACAAAATCTTAATTCGGAAAGGGTTTATATCCTTCATGGAGACGAAGAAAAGCTTCCTCTTTGTCACAGTATTATTCAGAGATGGAAAAAAGAGTATACTCGACCGGGAGCGGATGTTACGCAATATGTTTCTCCGGATTATACAAACATAGCTTATATTGATGGCAAACTAATTCGTGTTTACCATAAGCAGGCTTCTCAAGGTAAGCTTAAAAGTTTGGAAAACAAATGGAAAAGAAGATAGTTTATAAACAATTGATTTTTTGTTTTGGACCTTGTCTTTCTTTGGTTTCTCAGTTGGAAAAAGCAGTAACTTTTTACTCTAAGTTTTTTCCTAAAGAGATTGAACTCTTGAAAGAATATAAAGGTCTTTTAAACATTAAAAAATCTTCTACTTCTATTCCCAATACTGCCGGTATTGTTTTAGGATTGTTAGAGTTTGATAGTGCTAAGAAATTGGCCTGCAAACGACTTTATCAACAGCTGGCCAGTAAATTGCATCCGGATAAAAAGGGCGGTTCTCAAGAATTATTTGATTTTTGTACACGGGCTTATAAGTCCGGAGATAGAAATACTTTAGAAGAAGTATTAAAATACTTAAATTCAGAGCAGGAGAAAAAAGATTTGCAAAAACTTGTTTCTTTTGCTACAAAAAGGGCTAATATATTAATAGAGTATTTCAAATCATTACCAGTTTTTAAACTTTTAGAGTTTGATGTATATGCCGGTCAAGCCGGCATTAATCAAGAAGCAAAAGAGTTTATGAAACTTCTTTTGGATAATGCAATAAATGAGGCAAGACATCGCCTCTTGGAGAAAAAATGAACAAAGTAACAACTAAACCCACTGCAAATAAATCTTATATTCCCCCTTCAGGGTTTGTTCCCTTTACAGCAGAGCTTATTATTTCCACGGATAAAGATGGACTAATTTGCTCTTCAAGGGCAAGAATGAAAAGATATTTTTCAGGTAATTTGGAAAAGGATAGGCAGAATCCCTTAAAGTTTGAAAATTTGGGAGATTATGATCCTAAGACTTTATGGAATACCGTTATTCGTTTTGCTATGGGAACTTACTCAAGTAATGTTACTAAGAGACTTCCGCCAAATCAAGTTTTCAGAATTGATTTCAGAGTAGGTGTTAGAAACAATACTTTGAAAACTTCTTTCAAACGTGTCGATCTATTACTTTTGAGTAAAAAGAAGATTGTTCCCTTGACTAGAGATCGAATTGAATATAAGATTTTGAGAAAGGCAAACCGGTTGTTAGCAGGTGCTTTTGAAACTATTTTGCCTCCTAAAGAATATTCAGAAGAAGAAACTTATTATCGTAAATTGGAAGCTTCAAAGAAAGGTTTTTGTAGAGCCCCTAGAAAACCAAAAACTTTACAGGATTAAAAAATGAAGATCATTGTACTTAGTAGTGGTGGTTTGGATAGCACAGTATGTGTAGCTAAGGCAGTCGAAAGAGTAGGTAATGAAAACGTTATTACTGTTTCTTTTGATTATGGTCAAAAGCATTCAAAGGAATTACAATGTGCTGATAAGGTAGCACAGCATTATGGTCTTAAGCATTATATCCTTAATTTGAAGGATATTTTAAAATATAGTAACTGCTCTCTATTAAAAAATAGTTCTCAGGAAATTATTCATGAAAGTTATGCAGAGCAGATTGAGAAAAATGGGGAAGGAATGGTTTCAACCTATGTTCCTTTCCGTAATGGTTTAATGCTTTCGGCAGTTGCTTCTTTGGCTCAATCTCTCTTCTTAGAAGAGCAGGTTCTTATTTATTATGGAGCTCATGCAGATGATGCTGCCGGATGTGCCTATGCTGACTGTTCTCAGGAATTTGTAAATGCTATTAACAAAGCTATCCAAATTGGTACTTACAATTTGGTTTCTTTGGAAGGCCCTTTAGTTACATTAACCAAAGCTCAAGTAGTCAAGGAAGGTATTCGTCTCAATGTACCTTTCGAATTAACTTGGTCGTGTTATGAAGGTGGAGAAAAAGCCTGCGGTACCTGTGGTACCTGTATTGATCGTTTAGCTGCCTTTGCTGCTAATAACATTAAAGATCCTATTTCTTATATCTAAAAAGGAAAAATATGATTTCACATCGCATTTGTTTTACTCTTACTAAAAAGATTGTTGGTAAATCTCTTGAAGTAACTCCCGATTATATCAACGTCGATGGTTTTGTAATCCCCCGTTCTCAAGCTCTTGCTATTCTTAATAATAGTGTTGTTATTTATCAAGATAAAGTAATTCTTGATAAAGAAGTTTCCGGAACTTGTGACGATAAATTTGGTTTCTCTTATGTTTTGGAATCCGGATCTACCATTACTCCGTTGAGCAATTCTTTCCTTGAAATGGTTTCTGTTACAGTACCGGATACTCAGGAAACAGTAGAAGTTGCAGAAGTGGAAGAAGGTAAGGATACTCCAGCCCCGATTGTTGAGGCTGCTCCGAAAAAACGAGGCCGTAAACCTAAAGCGACTACTGCAGCTTCTCAAGTGGTAGAGGAAGCTCCTGCTAAGGAGGAAGTTCCTGAGTTTGTTGAAGAAGATCAAGAGGATGATGAACTAGAAAATCTTAAGGTCGAAGATGACGAATCTGAAGAAGGTGAAGATGAAGTCATTGAAGATATTGAGCTTGAGGAAGAAGATTCTGACGAGGAGGAACTTGCTGAAGAACCTGAAGAACCTGAAGAACCTGAAGAAGATGAGGTTGATGCAGATGCTGAAGAGTCTTCTGAATTAGAAGAATTTGAAGACGGCGAGGATGAAGATACCGAAGATAGTTCGGAGGACGAAGATGAATTGGAAGATGAAATTTTCCAATTAGATGATGAATAATTTTTAATAGTTGGGAGAGGAATATTCCTCTCCCAAATTTGAATATGGAAGCATTAAGATTACCTTACCGAAAATGCAAATTTTGTCAGCATATGGACAGTGCTGAGAAAATGCGGTATACTTGTTATAATGATAAATGTCCTGCTCAAGAAGTAGTAATAGTTATTGAAGATAAGATTTATCGTATTGTTCAGGAAATTCTCGAAGCTAGGGAAAACAGAGATTTAGAGAAAGAAGCCCGATGTTTAAAAGCGGTTTCTAAAATGAGTGATGCGTTTAAACAAAGATTTTTTGTTTTATTAGATAGCAAAAGAAAATGAATAAAATAACCTTAGTTTGTACAAGCAACAAATATTTAATTCCTTATACTCCGGAGGACTATATTTTCTTGGCTAAAAAAGGTATTCGAACTACTAGAGTCTCAAAAAATTTTTTACCAACATTAAAATATATTTGTCAGGGAACTGAGGTTGAAGAGATTTTATGGAAAGATATTTTTTTAAAAGCTATTGATAAAACAAAAAACTTTTGGATAAAACGCGATAAATGTACTTTTGGTTATGAGAAGGATAATTTCAAATTATCTGGCCCTAAAACTGAAGAAAATAAAAAAGCTCTTTCTAATATAGAAATTTCTTGGAGAAAATTTTTTAATCGTTGGGGTTTAAATAGTGAGTTTCTTTTTTCCGAAACTACTACTAAAGTTACTTTATCTGTGATCTTTGAATTTTCAGAGGATAGGATGCCGGAAATTTCCCTTGAGGGAGAAGATGTTTCTATTGAGCCGGCTATTTTAGAATTTCCTTTTACTCGTTTTAAACTTTCCTTAGGTGAAAGATATTTTGAACTTACCCAAGAAGATAAAGTTGGTGGTAATTGGATTTATACCAAAACTTACCGTGTTTTTTATGGCGAAGTAAAAAATCTTCATTTTATTGAAACCCTTTTTGATGTTCTAAACCATGAAGTACGATAGTAATGATATTCAAACTTTACGTTTTCCGGATTCAATTCGCAACAACGTGTCTATGTATTTGGGGAGTACCGACGAACATGGACGTTGGTTAATTGCCCGTGAACTTTTGGACAATGGTTTGGACGAAGCTTTAGCCGGAAGAAATAAAGGAAATTTTTTTGTAGAAGACCCTGATGGCAGCTATTGGGTTATGGATTTCGGAGCCGGTATTCCTCAAGGTTCTAAAACTTTTGAGATCAATGTAAACGGGAAAGTAATTAAAAATACTATACCAACTATGCAAGCTATTTTTACCGAAATGCATACTTCCGGTAAATTCAAAAGCGATGCTTATCAAAATAGTGTAGGTTGTTTTGTTGGGGATACTTACGTTACGTTATGTGATGGTAATGCAATAAGGATAGAAGAGCTTTATAGAGCATGGGAAAAAGGACAAAGAGAATTTTATTTACCTTCAGTTTCTCCTGAGACAGGCAAATTCCTTTATAAGGATAAAATAACCCATGTACAATTGTCTAAATACACCAATGAATTAATTTGTGTTGAAATAGATGGATATATACAAATAACTTGTACTCCTGATCATCCGTTTTATAACGTAGATTTAAAGAAAGTAAAAGCAGAAGATTTAAAAGTAGGTGACGAGTTGTTTGATACTACTTTTAAGGATAAATTCTACGGTGGCCCTAAAGTTACCAACATTATTAAAATGTCTCTTGCTGTTGCCGTTCCTGTTTATGGAATCACGGTAGAAACCAATCATACATATATGGTAGGTGGTGGTATTTTAGTAAGTAACACGCATGGAGTGGGTGCTAAAGGAACAAACGCTACCTCGGAATTTTTTGAAGTATATACTTACTTTCAAAATGAATGGCATTCTATAAAGTTTAAAAAAGGAATTTTAACTTCTCCTGTTACTAAACTATCGGAGCCTCCTAAAGGGCCTTTTGGAATTACTCTTAAGAAGGGTACTTGTATTCATTTCAAACCAGACGCTACTATTTTTGGAGGTAGCTCTATTTCTCTTGATTATGTGAGACAATGGGCGGAAATTACTTCTTATCTTACTCCTGGTTTTTCCGTAATGGTAGTAGAGAAAGATAAAAGTAAGACCCGTTATTTTTCTAAAGAAGGCCCTAAAGAGTATGTCAATAAACTTCTCAGTTCTTTAAAAGGAATTGCAGAAAAAATTTATTTTGAACATCATAGTGATCTTTGTGATATCGTTATAGCTTTTTCGGATGTTGAGAATTGTAATGTAAGAGGTTACACTAATGGTTTATATAATAGTGAGGGCGGTAAGCATGTTGATTCTATTATTTCTTGCTTATACGATTCTGCAAAGAAATATATAAAATCTAAACAATCTTTTTCTATTTATAATTTCAAAGAAGGGCTTGTAGGTCTTGTGAATATAAAACTCCATAAAGCAGAGTTTTCTTCTCAGGATAAAAGTCGGTTAACCGATTCCCGTGCAGGGGATTCTTTTAAAGAGATTTTACAAAAAGAGACTGACAAATTTTTTGCTACCAATAAGCCATTAGCTTTACGTTTGTGTGAAAAAGCCTCTAAACTTTCTCAATTGATGGATCAGTTTAAGGCTTCTAAGAAAGTAGTCACCGCTTTAAATAATGTTAAGAGAAAGGGTTTACCTTCTAAGTATGCTCCCTACGATTCTCGAACAAAAATTGAGGACAGGGAGCTTTTAATTGTAGAAGGCAATTCTGCTGGTGGTGGTATTCGAGAAGAAAGAATGCCTTGGCAGTCTCTTTTGCCTTTACGTGGTAAAATTCTAAATGTAAAACGTTCTGGTAAAAATGAAAAAGCGTTAGAAAGTGAAGAAATTATTAACATTCTTGGGGCTATTGGTTATGATCCGAAAGCTCCTGATCCCCTATCTAAGTTGCAAGTTAGCAAGGTTATTTGCTTAGCTGATGCTGACCCTGATGGCCCTGTTTCAGCAGATACTCTTGTTTATACTAATAAAGGTCAACTGACTATAAAGGAAATTGTTAAAGAATGGGAAAAAGGTATTGACTACCATTCTTTTGATCGCTTACGAGTTTATGCATATGACGAAGAAAAAAGGGAAACTACTTTAGCAGATATTAATTGGGCGGGTATTACCTGTACTCGATTAATACAATACGAAATAACTTTTTCAAATGATTTTACCGTAGAATGTACCGATTCTCATAAATGGGCGGTTTACCATGAGGATAAATGTTCTATTGAGTATGTTCGTACGGATTCCTTAGAACTTGGCGATAGTGTCGTAGGATTATCTAGCGATGGAAATACTTGTTTTACCATCAATAGTATTACTAAAAAAATACTTCCAAGGGAAAAGAATTTTTATTGCCTAGATATTTGTGGATTGCATAACTTTTATGTAGCTGATACTCTTGGTAATAAATATTTATGTCATAACTGTCATATTAATGCACTGCTTCTTACTTTATTTCATACTTATTTGCCAGAAATGTTTGATAGAGGTATGATCTATGTAGCGGACATGCCTGAGTTTTATTCTATTTATAAAGATAAATTTTTCTCAGGAAATACGTTAAGTGAAGTAAGGGCTAAAATGAACGAAGCTAAAGTCCCAAACTCTGTCGAAATCAATCATATTAAAGGTTGGGGAGAAATTGACGCCTGTCTTATGAAGATATTGGCTATCGATCCTAATACTCGTAAGTTAATTAGGATTCAGGCGGTCACTAAAAATCAAGAGACTGTTTTTAATAAGTTAATGACAGATGATGTAGAATTTAGAAAAGAGTTGTTAGGTCTTGCAAAAGAGGTTTAAAATGAAAGAACAAGAGAACCGTTTATTAAAATATCATAGTTTAACTTACCGGGAGTCTTTGTATTTTGTAGGTAAGGAACTTATTGCTCTCATTCTTAATAAAACTAGTGGTTTTGAGGATGATAGAGTTTTCCATTTACGTAATGTAATGTCTTCCCTGAAATGTTATTTTTCTACAGATTCATTGGAAGTTTTACATAAGGAAGTTAAGGAAACACTTAATCCTAAGGCCTCTCGTCCTTCATTTGGTAAACTTCGTCTCAGTAAAGACGGTATTACATTATACGGTGGAGATTTTTCTCCTGTTTTTTCTTATTATCGAAGCAGACTTCCTTATTGGCTTGAAGAAAGTCATTTCCTTGTTAAAAATATTAATTATAAGGATTCAATTGAAATCTTCCTAGATAAATATCGTGGGGCAACAAAAACCGTCTCTAAATATGGAAATTTTCAAAACGACCTTGCGGATTTTCGTAGAGAGCAATTAGAATGGTTATATAATTTATTAGATGTTTTATCTAATGCTTATTATATTCAGTCTTGCAAATACAGTAGTCTTGAAGATCCTTGGACATTTAGATATTATGAACTCATTGAGATGTATAATCAATTATCTGAAATGGAAGGATTTAAACCAAAAACTAAAGTTGGTCGATATAATATGGAAACGGAAGATGAAAATGATCCTTCCTATCCTTTCCATGAAGCTTACTTTGTAGATATGGAAGAAGTTATTCATATCCTTGAGCTTATAGTAATTCGTTGGTTACATTATTCGGATTCTTTTAGTATTAACGCTTCTGATATTAGAACTTTGGTTTTTTGGGCTATGGAAGCTATCGAAAAACGTATCTTAAAATAAAATGCCTATATACTCTTTTAAATGTCCCAAGTGTCATAAGGTTTATGATCTTAGACTTCATATGAGTGAACGTAACGATCCTCAGTTGTGTCCAAATTGTAAAGTTAAAATGGATAAGCAATTATCCTGTGTTAGAGCTTTTGAAATTAATGGCGTAGAGGCAACCGCTTCTATGGGTAAATGGCATGATAAGAGTACTTTTCGGGGATAGTTATGGTAAGAAAACCCTTAACCGGAAAACAAGAAGATAAATATATTACAGAAGCTAATATTGCAGATTTCGGTATTAAATGTATCAAAGAGTATGCTACAGAAGTAAATTTGGATAGAGCAGTTCCTGACATTTATGATGGTTTTAAACCGGTTCAGCGGCGTATTATTTGGGCAATGAGTTTTCAAAAAAGGGGAGAACTAGTTAAGACTGCTCGTGTGGGGGGTGATGTAGTTGGGAAATATCATCCTCACGGAGACGCGGGAGTAGCAGGTTCTATTGAAACCTTGGTTCATCAAAATACTCCATTAGTTCAGGGAACTGGTAATTGGGGAGGCTTATTAGATCCTTGTGCCGCTCCTCGTTATACCAATTGTTCCCTTTCAAATTTTGGATGGGATTGTCTAGATCCAAATTATGTTGCCGTTATTGATTTAGTCCCTAATTATGATGGCAAAGATAAGGAACCAGTTACTCTTCCTGTTAAACTGCCTGTAGTTCTCTTAAATGGTTCTGACGGAATTGGAGTAGGTATTACTACCAAACTTCCTACTTTTACCGCCGAGTCTGTAGTAGAAGTTCTTACATCCATGTTTCAAGGTAAAAAGATTAACTACGAATATTTGGCTAAAACTTTAAAACCCGCTCTGCTTTGGGGTGGGGCTTTAGTTAATAATGCTCAAAATAAACAGGAATGGCTTAATCTTATGAAAACCGGTCGGGGCCGTATAGAATATTTCTCCCCGCTTGAGGTTGATGAAAAAACTCGATCTATTAAGATTTCAGAATGGCCTCCCGGACTTAATCCGGAAACTTTCATAAAACGGGTTAGAGCAATTCCGCAATGTGCTAGGGCCTTTAATTCAAAAGGTTCTCTTACGTTTACTATAGAAGCTCGTAGGGATTGTAACGGAGAGAATTTTAAGACCTTTGTTTCCAAAATTGAGAAACTTACCCACGTTCGTCAGAGTTATCGAATGAACGTAACTTATCGTGTTGCCAATATGGAAGACGGGGTTACTACATTTGATACTAAATTCCTTTCCTTAGGGGTAGGTAAACTTTTGGTTCAGTGGTCCAAATTGAGACTATCTCTAGAAGCTAAATCTTTGGATTATAGGATTGCAAAACAGCAGGCTTTGGTAGATCGGAGTAAACTGTTAATTTTTGCTTGTAACCACCTTAAAACCATTTTTGAATCCCTTAAACAAAGGGATTCTCAAAGCTATTTAGTAGAGCATTTAAAAATCTCCGAGGAGCAAGCAAAAATCATTTTAGAGCTTAAAGTACGTCAGCTCTCACGACTGGATAAGGAAGCATTAGAAGCCCTTTTAAAAGAGCAAATAGGGGTTTTAAATACTCTTAAAGGATGGTTAAAAAATCCTAAACCTAAAATCATTCAAGATTTTAAAGAGGCTTTAGAAAACGTCCTTAAAGATAGAGTGATTGAGGGTAAGAGAAAGACCGCGAGTTATAGTGTTCATTAAAAATAAATTTGCTTTTTCTACAAAAATGAAGTACCATAAAAGATTTTTTATGTTATAATTATCTTCATAGAAATTCATTTCATTCATTTTTAATAAAGGGAAATAAAATGGCACAAACCCCAAACATCAAAGAATTGGTTAAAGGTATTCTTTCCAAGACTTCCGAACTGCAGAAAAATGCTGCAAGCGTTGCTAAGCTTCAGGCTTCCTTAGCTAAGAAGGATGAAGCTCTAGCCCGTGAGAAAGAAAAGGCTCAGGCCGCTGTTGCTAAGGTTGAAGCTAAGTTAAATGCTAAGATTGCTAAGTTGGAAGAAAAACTTGCTCAGCTTAAGGGTACTGCTCCTAAGGCTCCGAAAACTCCGAAACAGCCTAAGGTTGAAACGGAAAAACCGGCAGAAGCTAAGAAACCCCGCGGTCGTAAACCTAAGGTTGAAGCTGTCGCTGTTCCGGCTGAACCGAAAAAGCCTCGTGGTCGTAAGCCTAAAGTGACTGCTGAAGCTCCCGCTCCTGTGGCTAAAGCACCTAAGACTCCTAAACAGGCTAAGGTTGCTAAACCCAAGGTCACCGCCGCCCCCGCCCCCGCTGATGACTTCGACGCTCTTGGACTTTAATTTTTGTCCGAAGTTAATCAAGGACTCTATATAATATTATATAGAGTCCTTTTTGTTTGCTTTGAAACTGTAAATAAGGGATGAAAATTTAATTAAAATATAAAAGGCTAGGTATGCAGAAATTTGAGTATGATCCTACGAGTTTAAACGAATGTTCTCCCTCTGAAAAAGTAAAGGTTTTGAAGTTGGTTAAACAAATTAACCTATTGCAGGCTTTATTTCAGTATACAGAAACTTTAGCGGAAGATTTTAAGAAAGTTTCTCTTTCCAATATTCAAGAAAGTTTGGAAATTCTTTTTACTTGTTTAGATAATCTAAAAAAGGTAGAGCGACCAATCGGTTTTAAAAAAGAATGTTCCAAATTACATAATGAGCTTATTTCTTTAAAAGAAGGTTTGCAAGAAGAGCTTATTCAGGAGGAGGATCTTGAACTTTATTCTCTTAAACCCTTGCAGGAAAATATTCTTCTTAAACTTTCTTCGGCTAAAAAAAGATTCAATACTCTTTTTTCTCAAGAAAGTAAGGATACTCAATTTGTTCATACCGAAGAAAGTAAAGAGCTCATTAAAAAGGCTAAAGAGTATAATGTTACTATAGGAAAAGCTTCTGTGATTCCTATTGGTAATTTTGATATTTTCCTAGCACAACAATATTTTGATACCGAAGTTTTTCAGGGTTATGTTATTTTTAAGAATCAGATGGTTATTGGGATAAAACGTAACGAAGAGAAAATAAGTATTCAAAAGATCTTAGAAAATCTTAATGAAGGAAGTAATGCCAATTATATGCTTATAAGTAATAAACCTTATCTTTCTAAAGAAACCGGTTTTAATATTTCTTGGTATTGGGTAATTCCTGAAAAAGATGTTAAAAAATTTGCTCATCTTTTTAAACAATCTTCAAATAATATCTCTTTCAATAGTTGGGGCATTTCCATATGATGAATGTTACGCAAACTATCTGTCTTCCTACGGAAGACACTTTAGAGCAATTAAAAGGTATTTTTTCTACCTGTCCTTTTGCTATAAATTTTGATTCTTTTTATGTAGAGCTTAATACTTGTAAAGCCGATCAGGTAGTAAGAGTGGAACCTAATAGAGTTTTTGAGGCTCTTCCTGTACAAATTGAGGGAGATCGTTTTAAAGGGCTTATTAAAGCGTACGATCCTTATCTCTCAAGGACTTCTCTTTATCTTCCTCTTACTTCTCCTGAGCTTTATTCCTATGCTTTGAATTTAAGAAAAGAAAATGGTACTATGTTTCATCCAATTCCTTTGTTGTATATAAACATAGTTCCTTATTATCATAATCGTTCCAATTACAATATTTTTGTAAATAGCATTTCTGATTTCTTTGTAAATGCTCAGCCGGTTTTAACATTTTCCGGTATGATGATAAGAAGTTTGGATTTGGATTATGCTAATGATATTGGCTATTACGATGTGAATAATTGCGTTTAGTAAATGTCAGAAAACTTTATATTTCAAAGTATTTTGTTAGACCATTGCTGGGTATGCGGTAAGAGATTTACTAATTCTTGTCCTCCCGGCCTTGCTAATAGAGAGGATCATCATATTATTCCTAGAGCCTATGGAGGTACTGATGGTCCTCAGGTTTCTTTATGTGATGGATGCCATACTAAGGTTCATAAGATTCAAAATTGTTTGTTATCAAAAAAATCTTATTATGAATTTGTTAAAGGGTTTGATTCCCAAAATGTTCGTAAATTAGTTTATCTAGGGACTTGTGCAGCTAATGCTTATTTGGCTACTAAAAAAGATCCTAATAAGAAAACGCTCATTACTTTTTCTATCGGGGGAGATAGGGTAAAAAAGTTAGAGGCTTTAAAAAAAGCAATACCCAACTTAAATTCAAGGGCTTCTATCTATAATTATGCCTTAGATTTGTTATATACCAAATATTTTGGAAATCTTAAGTAAAAAGCCTATTAGGGCTTTTTATTATTAAGGGTTTTTCTCTAATGATATTAGGGGATAAAATATGGATTTCTTTAAAAGAGCTTTTATTTATCTATTAAAAGGGTTATAATCTTCTTTATAGACGATCTGCTCAAGAGAATTTCCATGGAAAAAAGAGAAACCCAATCTTTCAAAAATATACCCATAATTCAAGTACTTAATATGAAATGTGGGGAATGTCTTCATTTTAAAAAATTACCTAAGGGAGAAGCTCCCTGTTCTTCTCAAGGAGTACGACAATTTGCTTCTGCCCCTTCTCAATGTTTCCAGCCAGATTATTCTCAGCTAATTAAAAATACCGATCAATTTGCTATATTTGCTTCTCTTTTAGAATCATTTTCCCCAAAGCAAATTAAATTAGCTGTAGCTATTTTATTGAATGCTCATAAAACTAAAGATAAAAAATTTCCTTTTGGTTCTAAGGTTTATATAAAAGTAGGTGATGATTATATAGGAAATTATTTATCTGCTTATGTTTTAGGTTATACCAACAATGGCCAAGCGGTTATTTCCGGTTCTCCGTTATCTTCTTCACGTGGTAAAAATTTTCTTGGTTTTGTTGATGTTAATTCTTGTTTATCTTTTAAAGATTGGGAGATCAAGAAAAAACAATTAATTGCTGGCGGGCGTATTTATGATCCCAAAGCCATGAATAAAAAGATTCTTACGTCCATTGATAATTATGAACCCGAAATTCCTACTTTAGATAATGCTCCTAAAGAATGGAAAGAAAAGAAAAAAGTTAAAGATATTTACGATAAAATCACTCAATCTTATAGCGTCTAAAGTCATGCTTAAAGAAATGCTGGAAATTTCCGATGATGAAAAAATACAGAAAACTATAAATAGCATATTTGCTTATTTATTTAGTAATATTAAGAAGAGTGATTTAAAAAAATGTTTTTCTAAAGAAGAAAATAAATTAATTGATAGCCGTTTTTTACAAAATGGGTATATTCTTAAAAATTGTAAACTTTATATTCATAATAAATTAAAAGGAAGAAAGTGTGATTTATTAGGGGTATGTCCCGAAGATATTCCCATTTTAAATAAAGTTTCTATCAATTTAGTAAAACCCCATTGCAAGCCTCTTACTATCAAGGGGATGGATAAACTTTTAAGTGCCTTACATTCTAAATATTTTCAAGATTATATTAATAAATACGTTAATAAAAAGCTTATTTTTTTGACAAGATCTTATGGAGTTTCTAAAAGTGAATTAGTGTCAGAACTCCAATTTGCTGGTATTTACGCTATTTATAAAAAATATCCTTATTTTGTTTCGGAATTACATGCTTTAAATATTGCTAAAAGTGCTATTCATAATCGAGGAATAAATCTTATTACTTTTTATACTCGTAAAAAAAGACAGGCTTTGATTTGCAATCCTAATGGATTTGCTGCTGTTTGTTGTAATGTTGATAATTTACCTATTTCTTCTTCTGATGAAGAAATCAGAGATAAGAGAGACACTATTATAACTCTTTCTAATATTCAGAAAAAGATAGATAGAAAAGGACAAATTTTTATAAATTTATTCTTGGGTAATTACGATAAAAAGTTTTCTTCTTATCTTAATATGAATAACAGTGATTATTACCATAATCATACTGAAAAACAGTACTTGAGTAGACTTTGCAAATATCTCAATATTGATAAAGAGCATGTAAATGATTATTTATTAAGTTTTCAAAAATATTTATGACTCGGGATGAATTAGAACAAAAGAGAATATCTCTTTCTTATAAAATAGCTTTATGCCATGATTCTCTTCAAAGAGAACGCTTGCAGAAAAAATTAAGCAAACTTATTAAAATATTAGAACAGGAAGATATAAAAGAGTATAATCAATTAGGAGATGTTACTATCTCCGATTTAAATATTTATGATTTAACCATACCAAAGGAAAGATAAATATGAATAAACTCACTGCAACTCGTTACCATGATTTTAGTTATGGCCATAGAGTAGTTGGCCACGAAGGAAAATGCAGAAATCTTCATGGTCATAATGGTAGAGTAACTTTTTATATCTCTGCTCCTACAACCGACTCTGTTGGCCGAGTAATTGATTTTAGTGTTATTAAAAGTATTCTTTGTGAATGGTTGGAAAGGAATTGGGATCACCGTTTTTTAGTATGGGAAAAAGATCCTTTGAAAGATGCTTTGCTTTCTCTTGACAAAACAGTAGTAGTAGTTCCTTTTAATCCTACTGCTGAAAATTTAGCTAGTTATTTATTAGAGGAAGTTGGTCCAAAGTTTTTACCAAAAGAGGTTGTATTAGAACGAGTAAGTTTTGAAGAAACTCGTAAGTGCAGTGCTACTGTTTCTTTACCTAGTTACTTTTGTAAATGCTAAAAGAGTTTACTCAGTTTGATATTAGCACGGTTTTTAAAGGGGAATATTTTTCTTCGGAAAAAGAAATTGTTCAATTTTTGAAAAAGAAATCTATTCCCTACCGAGAAACCGTTTATATATGGAAAGGGAATACTTCCAAAAATTACGATACTTTTAAAAAATCCCTTCAATGCCTTCTTATTGACAAAGATGGCGATATTCGAAAATTAACCAAAGAATTAGGTCTCAAACAACAAACTACCTTGCGTAAAGTAATTAACGAAGGTAATTTTAGTCATCCCCTTTTCTATGAAATGGAAAAATTCTTTGATGTTAGGTTTATATTGGGATTCACGCTATGGATATCCTGAAAGCAAAAAATCTTTATATGAGAGCAAAAGAGGCTTACTATAATAGTGGTGACTCTATTATGCCGGACGAAGAGTTTGATAAGTTAGAAGATTTTTTGAAAGAAAAATGCCCTGATTGGATTGGTTTGAAAAAAACGGGTATTAAAGTAGGTAAAAAAACTGAGGTTGTTTTACCTCATTTTATGCCTTCTTTAAATAAATATTATCCTGAAGAGATTGAGAAATATTGGAAGAAAAATCTCTCGGAAAAGTATCTTTATATGGCTAAATTAGATGGCAGTAGTGTATTGCTTAGATATAAAGATGGTAATCCTATACAATTAGTTACTCGAGGAGATGGAGAAAAAGGAAAAGATATTTCTTTTTTCCTACCTTTTTTAAAACAACTTCCTAGGAATATTTCCAATAAAAAAGATCTTTGCTTTAGATGTGAAGCCATTGTTTCTAAAGAAACTTTCAAAAAATGGGATCAGGAATTTCAATCTAATCGCAATATGGTTTCCGGTATTTTAAACCGTACTGATATTCATCCTTGCATCCATGATATTGACTTTGTGGTCTTGGGAGAGTTTTCTAAAAATATCGTAGAAGGCTTAAAAGAAGCTAAGAGCCTTGGTTTAAAGATTGTTCGATGTTCTGTAGGTAAGGCCGGTTTAGAAGAAAATTATTTGAAGAAAATTCGTGATTATAAATATGAGGCTGATGGCGTAGTCATTGCTCCTATTTCTTTTTACTATGATTATGAAAATTCAGATAAACCAAAGAATATTGTAGCTTATAAAGAGAATTTAAAAGCCTGTGAAGTTTCCGCTACTGTTAAGAGAATTGTTTACCAAGTTTCTCATACCGGCAGAATCATTCCCAAGGTAGAGATTGAGCCAATTCAATTGCAAGGAGTGACAGTTAAGTATGCTACTTGTCATAATGCTCAATGGATGATTGAACGAAAAATTGGTCCAAAAGCTGTTATTTCTATAGTACGTTCCGGAGAAGTTATTCCTAAAATTGTAGGAGTACAGAAGGAAGGACAATTACAATATCCTTCTATTCCTTATAAAATGGAGGGAGTTCACTTTGTTTCTGTTGAAAAAACGGACGAGCAAAAGATTGAGGAAATTACTCGTTTTATAAAGCTACTTGGCTCTAAGAATATCGCTTCGAGTTCTGTAGCGACTCTTTATAACAAGGGTATTAAATCTATTTCGGGCCTTCTTTATAATTTAAGTAAAGAAGATTTTCCTCAGAAGTTGCAAAAAATTTTTGGTAAGGTTAAAGGTCAAAATATTTTTGAAAGTCTTCACTCTATTATATTAGAACACCATTCTTTGCTTGTTTTAATGGTAGCATCGAATTGTTTTGATGCAGGTATTGGTATTAGAAAATTACAGAATGCAGTTGATAACGGAGTTGATTTTGTAGAATCCCTTACTCATAAAAAACCAATGGAATATTTTTTAGGAGAAGGTATTCAGGAAGCTACTGCTCAGCAAATTGCAGATGGTTTGGAAAATTTTTCTCAATGGTATGAGAAAAATAAAAAATATTTTGATAGTTTTATAAAGCCTTTTCCTAATATTAAAAAACAAGGTATTCTCTCTAATCAGAGAATTACTTTTACTGGATACCGTGATAAGGAACAAGAGCAAAAGATTATTGAGTTGGGCGGAGAGATTGTCAATTTCTCTTCTAAAACTACTTATCTCCTATATAAAGAGAATAAGAAATCCAGTAAAGTGGCTAAGGCAGGAGCTCGAGCAATTACTTGGGAAAAATTCTGTGAAATATTCAACTTGTCTTGCTAAGAAATTTTTGGTATAATAACTTTGTTAGATAAATTTTTAACAGGAGTTTAAAAATGATAAAACAGGATACCAAATCTCGAGTATTAAGAGAGTTTCTTGCTACTTTACAGAATCCGTTAGCTCCTTTTGCAAAAAAGGAACTCTATGATTTTTTCGAATTTCATAGAATTAACAGAAACATTGCCCGTAAGTTTATTTGCTCTTTAATAAAACAAGGGGCTGCTAAAGCGCTTGGAGAAGGAAAGTTAATTCTTGAAGAATATTTTTATTTCTATCTTTTCTGCCATTACGATCACAATAATTCCCTTTCAGTAAGAGATTTTCCGTATTGCTCTAAGTTTGTTAATAGTAGAGAATATGAAGCTCTTTATTGTCAATTTATAGATACTTTTGACTCTATTAGAAATTATCAGGCTTCTGTAGAAGGAGTTCTTATAGAAATGGTTTCAGATCGACGGAGTTCCGAGGCTCTTTTAAAAGTCTCTGAAAGAGGTAAAGAGTGTAAAAAAGAGATAAAGAAATTATTTAAACTTTTAAAAAAAGAAGAAAATTTTTCAAAAGTGTAAATAATAAGAAAGTGCCGAGGTGGCGAAATTGGTAGGCGCAAGAGACTTAAAATCTCTCGGATTTTATCCATACGGGTTCGATTCCCGTCCTCGGCACCATTATAAGGGAAGCAATTATGATTGAATCAAAAGATGCTGTTATTGAGGAAGGTGTTTTTCAAAGAGTAATTGCCGGCGAAGAATTGCCAGTAGCTGAAGCAATTGCTAATAAAATTGCTATTTTAAAAGATTTTTCTGCAGATAGAAAAGGAGAAGTTTCTTCTGCTGTTATTTTAGACCGTTTGCAGAATGATGAGATGCGTGAAAATTTTTTAAAAGAAGTAGAAAAACTTCGATTTTTAGTTGATTATTTTTCGATTAGATAGTATAATTATTTTAACAGTTAAGGGAGATTAGCTTAATGGTAAAGGGAACGGCTTATACCCGTTTAAAGCGGAGCCTAGATAAGACTCTGTTACTGGTTCGAGTCCAGTATCTCCCACCAAAATTTTCCTGCAACGAATTTTGTGCGACTTTTGGGGTTACAGGAAGATAGCAAGACGATAGCTTAAAATGTCTGACGGTGTGAAAGAACACGGACAAGAGGCAAAGACCCTTGACTTTAATTCAAGATGATTATGACTGCTAGGAAAGACTAGCATCATAGAATCTTAGTTTATTTAAAATAATATCAAATTTTTTGGTAAAGAAATCGATAAAAATTTGATAGATTCTGTTAAGTGAAGCCTTTAAGGAGTCACGCGTTCTATATCTGAAGATATAGTTATTAGCTAGAATGTCAACCGGAGGGAATATTGGTGACATCCAAGAACATTGTTCTAGCGTATTAAGCCGATATTTTCCCGTTGCATATAAGCTTCGTTGATCGTTTGGAAGTTTTTAGAAAGTGTACTGATTGGGAAGTAACGTATATAAGAGTTCGAATCTCTTCTTTCTGGTACTTTTGAATATTCAACGTTTGGTTTCAATAGGAAGTAAATAACCTATTGAAACCTATCTTTGGGATGGTAAGATGAAATCCTTCTAGAGCTGCCTAGATTATTAGCAGCCTCGTCCCTTTGCTATGTTAAAGTCGAGGTGTGATATAATCACATAAAATAATAACATAGAAGTTGGAGTTTAGCCGGCTGCTCCAGCGAATATATGCTAGTGAACTAGCTGTGATCCGAAACTGATGGTAAAAGACATAGGACGAGAATATATCTGAGTTTCCGAGAAGTGTGGAAAAACCTCCATAGACTATCAAGGTTCAAAGGTTTGGAAATAGTCTACTCTATTTAGGGAAAGTATAAATAACATTGATTGTTAGAAAAGATTAACATAGTTACGAGAATCTTAGTTTAATAGGCTTAGAATTTGTAATAGCATGCACTTTTTAGCCTTTGGCAAAAACGCTACCTATGCTATATAGAAATTAGGTAGAGTTTGCGGTTCGAGGCCGTAAGATTCTCAACAAATTTTCTTTTTTGAGATTTAGAAAAATCTTTTATATGAATTATTACGCTAGGCATGTAATAAATATTCCTGATTTAAGTCACGGAGAAAGGCTATATTTATTATTAGCATATGATGCTTGTGATGAAGAGTATCAGTATTATCAGGAAATTGTAAGATGTGTTTTTCCTCGATCCTCTATAGGGAGAATAGAAAATAGTTTGGTTAAGAAGGGTCATATTTCTACAGTGGCTTATATAAATAAAAGAAAGCTTCTTCGATTAAACTATAAAAATATTCCTAAAATACTTGAAAATAAATGAAATTTCTTATATACTTTTAATTAGGAAGATAGTTAAAATCTGTAGTGACTAATATACATAACATTCTCTCTCAGTTGCCTTTGGTAAAATTCTCCAAACTACAGTCGTTCCCTATGTACCTTGTATATGTATGATAGGGGTTTCTTAGAATTTTTAATTTGGAAAGAACTACCGGATATTTGATTCCGGCAAATAGAAGTTTAGGAAGAGCGTTAGCTTCAAAGGGCCTAGCGATAGATTGCTTGCTAGAGTAAGCATGTTATGAAATATAAGTTTCATGGACTTATGAGTAATAATATGTTCTAGATCTATCAACGAAAAATCTTAGAAACGAGGCGTCCATGAAACGCCTACAATTCTATGCTTCTGGTTCTTTCCAAATTAAAAATTTTTTATGAAGAAATCTCTTATGAAAGATCCTTTTTGGATGATTACTATTACGTGGATTTTTGCTATTACTGTCACAGTAATTTTCCTCATTTCCCTAGGATAATATAATGGACGTATATACAAAATATGTCATGAATATTCCAAATATAACTTATTCCGACAAATGTTATTTAATATTGGCCTACGACCAATGCAGTGAAGAGTTTATTTATAAAGCTTTTGATGTTCGAAAACATTTTCCTGCTGAATCCTACCGTCGTATTGAAAAAAGATTGTTAGAAAATAATCTTATTTACAAATACCCTAAAGGAAAAGGTAATTTCAGACTTAACTATGTTTGGAAAGATATGTATGCTTCAAAGGTATTAAAATGAATTTTGATAACATGGATTTAGGCGGAATAGATTTTTTAATTTCCTTTTTTAAAAAGCAAGGTTTTTCTGTTTCAAATTTCGAGGTTGAGGATGATCAAATTTCTTTCGTGATTTCTAATCATGGAAAACATATTCGGGTAGAATTTTCTTGTGATGGTACCTCTCCCGGTAGTTCAGTAGAAGAAATCGAATCTGCTTTGGAGTATTTAAAAAATGAATTGTGAAAAAGAAATTGCTAATATTGCTATAGAACAAATAAAAGAAGCGAAAGAAGAGCTTGAGAAATTTATAGATTCTTTTCCTGCTTTGGATATTAATGCTTTAGAAATTTCCGGAGACCGTTTGGAAAAGGATTCAAAGATTATTGAACTTTTAAAAGACTTTTGTGGATAGGTGAGTTTATGGAAATTTGCGAAATCTCTAAAAGATATATTTCAACATTACGAGATCTCATTGATGAATGGGATTGTGAGTTACAAGATGCTCTTACCGAAGGTAAGATTTCTAAAGAAGAGTATGATAAGGAATTAGAAAAAATTAACGAAATTTATGATGCAATTGAAAGTTAATACTTAATCCTGTTGAAAATTTTTAGGACAAGTTCTCTTTGACTTGTCCTTTTCTTTTTTATGTACTATAATAAAGCATTAAAGTTAATTTTTAACAGGAGAATATTAATGAGTCACAAATCTTTTATATCTGAGAAACAAGTAACTCAGTTTATTGTTAATTCCTACGATTTTAAAAATAAGGAAGTTCATAAACTAGGTTTTGGTGGAGGGAGCTCGCTTTATTTGCTTAGAGAAAAACCTGAAGTTCCTTTTAATGTTTATTATCTCTTTAGAGATTGTTCTAATGGAACAACTAAAAGAATTTTTTTAGGATATTATTCTTCTGAAGAGCTTGAAACTTATCCGAATTTTTTCTATCCTTTCCCATCAGGGGAGGTGGTTGATTACCACGATGTATGCCTTGCTAAAAATTTTCTTAGCTCTTATGATTCTTATCGAAAAATTACTGATGCTATTTATAACTGTGGCATTAAAAAACCTGCTTGGAAAGATTTGATGAATTATATTAGAGAGAAAAATACGATTTCTTTTTCTTCGACTAAAGATGTGATTAAGGTAGCACAAAAACCTATTATCAAAGCGCAAGAAAAACCAATTAATATAGAAGAGAAATCGACTAAGATAGAAACGAAAAAGCCAGATAGAAAGAAAATGCTTGAAACCAAATTGCGTCTTATTGATCTGCAAATTGAGCGAGAAAAAATTCTTCAAGAGTTAGATAACCTTTAATTTTTCAAGAGGGCTTTAAAGCCCTCTTTTTTGTATGACAAAATTTGAAATAGTTTCCGACTTACATTTAGATCATTTTCAGGGCAGTGGTGACAAAGGATTGGAGTTTTTAGAAAATCTTTTTAAAAATCCTCACGCTCCTAACCTTTTAATAGCAGGAGATCTAGGATTTCAGAATGATTTTTATACTTCTTATTTTTTCACATTAGTAAAACGAAAATATGAGAAGATTGTTTGTGTTTTAGGAAATCATGATTATTGGAATTATTCCTTGAATGCTCCAAAAATTTGGAAACAGAGGTATCAAAAAGATAACATTTTTATATTGGAAAAAGAGTCTCTTTTAATAGAAAATGTAAATATTTTTGGAACTACCTTATGGAGTAAGCTAGATCCCTTGAATGTACCTGCTATATGTTCGATGGTGAAGGATTTTAAATTTATTGAAGAGTTTTCTGATTATCAGAATTATTGTAAAGCTTATGAAGAGAGTTTAACTGCTTTAAAAAGGTTTTTTACAAAACCTTGTTTAATAATTACTCATCATAGCCCGATTTTTCTTAATAACAGATATAAAAATTCTATTTTAGAAAGTGCTTTTTGCAGTTCTTTAGAGAATTTAGTTTTAGAAAGCAATATAAAGGCATGGATCTTCGGTCATGTACATGAAAAAGTTGACACGTTTATAGGAAAGACTCATTTAGTGAATAATTCCTTCGGTTATTTTTGGCAAAATAAAGTGACAAACTTCAAACTAAAAGAAATAGAAATATGGTAAAATATTGGATAGCAACCGTTTTGGAAGTTCCTAGAGATTTTAAACGTATAGGGCCTTCTTTACTAGATAAATATGTAGAGACCTATTTTAAGGTTACAGGGGATATTCCTTTAGATAAAGAATTATTTAAAAAAACGCTTTTTGAAAATCTTCGTCTTTTAAGTTCAGAATTTAATCAACAATTATTAACTCATAGAAATCTTCATTATCACCAGTCCAATGGTATTCTAGTATTGTCTGTAATACCTTTATCTTCTGACCTTACACCGTTCCAGCAGGAAATAGCTAAGACTTTCTGTGAAGAATTTATAAAAATTCCAAATATTTTCGGTTCAGGGGTTGTTTTTGAATAAAATTGTGGTATAATATACTTAATTAGATTGTTAAATCTTTTATAGCAGATCATCCGAAAAGATGAAAGGATTATGATCTCCTGTTAATATTCTCCATTATTTCATAATCTCTTATTTGCTATGCCCCTGTTGATACTTATGTCAACAGGGTTATTTTTTGCTTTAACGAAAAGGCGCAAATATTATAATATCCAAGGTCAAAGGATGGAGAAAATATGAATGTTATTTTGTGTCCTTTTTTATTACTCAGTATTAGTTTTCTTTGAATTTTATAAAAAGGAAAACACATATATTTATGAAAAGGATAAAACGAGATACTTATAATTCAGGAGTAAAAAACGGATGGTTTTCTATTAGAGAAAAAGTTTTAATAAGAGACAATTATAAATGTGTCTTTTGTGGAAAAACAGCTAATGAAGTACATCACATTATTCCTCTTTCCCAAGGAGGAACTACCTCTATGACTAATTTAGTTTCCCTCTGTTTCTCCTGTCACAATAAGCGACATAGACATTTATACAGGAAAAGAAGATGATCTCAGAAGAATTAATTTATTTTCTTGATGATTATTTGAAGTTGGTTCCTAATGCTACTACAGAACAATTGAGTTATTTAGGTAAAGCTTTAGGTTTAAATAATACCTCGGTTTTTGCAAAAGTTATTAAAAGAACTTCTGTAGAATTACGAGCACTAACTCAAGATCAAAAAGTTTTGGTTAATGATTATGATAAAACAGAGATTCCTACAGATTCTCTCCTTATTTTAGATGGGGATCAAGATTCTCCTGATTTTAATGATTCTAATGTTTTAGATATGGATGGATCTGAAGATTCTGAGGAAGATGAGTATGATAAAAAGGCGCTAACGCAGTATGGAATTTAAATTATGGCAAAACAAGAGCTCGGAAGTCCTTTTCTTTTAAACTTAGGATTATCTATTCAACAGCAAAATTCTTATCCTACTGAAGAAAATTATCCTAGTAAATTTTCTCCAAATGCTTTGAATGAATGGAAAGAAAGTTTAATTTTTTCTAAAAATCTTTCTCCTGTGGAAGCGTGGGGCAAGGTTATAGGAGAATTTTTTAAAAAATGTTCCGACAATAATAAATTCCCTTTTAGTGTTTCTCGAGAGAATACTAATAGCCAAGTGGTAGAGCTTTTATCTTCAAAAAGAGCTCAAGCTATTGCTAAATTGGATAACCTTATTGAGAGTATTAAAAATCCTCATAATTCGAAAGTCGAGATTAATTTTCCGGATACTTTAGGATTTAATCTTCGTAATACGGTAGAATGTTATTTTGAAAAGCAAGATAGAGAAGATCCTACTTTTTTGGAGGATTTTGCTCAAAAAAATGATTTTGTTAAGAGTTATGAGGGTTATAATCTTACTTTGAATGATGGGGTAATTCTTACTCTAGAACCTGTTTCTAATAATCGAATCAGGATAGGCTATTGTATTTCAATACCTTTATTACCCTTTTTACCCGACCCTATTCCTAGTAAAACATCCCTTAAACGGTTTATATATGGTATAATATTAGAATCAATGTTAAAAATGAATCCTTGTAAGATTTTTTCTCAACTATGAGTTTTAATATTTTATATTCTAATAAAAAATTTTCTTTAAATAAAAGAAGTAATTTATCTTTTATTTTAGCTGATATCCTTTATAGCCTTATTTCTCCTAGAGGGCTAGGGTTTGATTATACAAAGGCCGACAAGCAAACCTTGAAGGCCTTTTTTACTTTTTTTGAAAAGGCTACTTCCTTTGTTAAAAAGGAAGAGGAGGGAGTATTATACCGCATATCTTTTTCCATAGAAGATTTGTCTCATATTCTTTTATCTTCCCAAGATTTTTTCAATTATGATTTACCGGAAACTAAGCGGAATGCTCTAAGGGAAACTTATTTTGCTATAAAAAAAGATATTGAAAATTTTCAACAAAAAAATCCTCTTCCTTGTTCTTTTAAAGAGTCTCCCTATTTTTTATCTAAAAATTTCGAAGAAACTTATCGAGGAGTATTTTTTGAAGAAAAACGGTTTTATTTTGAATTTTTTATTTCTCCTAAAATTTGCGAGAAAATTAGCTCATTATCCTATTCGGTAATGAGGGAAGCTGATCTTTGGAATATTCTTAGTTTTTGGCAAAAGTCTTGCTTTTTTAAAAAACTTAAAGCATATTCTCCTCTTTGTCAGATATTAGATAATATCAAAGATAGTAAACCTAGTTGCTTAAATGAAGATAACCTTTGTCTCTCAGATTTAGGAGAAATTTACTATATTCCTAGTAAGGTTAATAAGGTAGATTGGTATGATAATGAATTTCGAGTTTCCAGTCCTTTAGGTTTTACCAAATTTACTTTTAATGATGATATTAGTGATCGAATTATTTTAACTGATTGGAAAAATAATATTCTTTCCTATACCCAAGGTCAGGGAGACCTTGAGATTTTAGATCTCTCTAATTTTCGTAAATTAACTCCTGCTCACGTTAAAAACATATTTGAAAGAGTTGAAGTTAATCCTGATTTTTTACTTTCTTTAGATCTTTTTATAAAAAATGTATGTCCTGATGCTTTTAATATAGATATAGATTATGAGGAAGTTTTTGGATGGGCCTGTTTAGGGGATAAAAAAGAAAAGCTTTTTAATTATTTTAAACTTCTTCGACAAAATAAAAATGATTATGGTTATGGGTTTGTTGAAGATGCTATGTTTTGTATTGAAGTATATACCCCGAGTTTTAAAGAAAGGTTTTGGAAATTTGGAAAGGTTTTTTCTTTAAAAGAGATAAATGAAGCTAATCCTTTCCTTAAATACTACTTCCCTATTTTTAGAAAGTTTATTAAGATAATAGAAGAAGATTATACTCGATTAGAGATTAGTTATTATATTCCTAGAGTATTGAGAATGTATGGACTCATTAAAGCCTTAGTAAAATACAATTCTCTTTCCTCTAATTTAAATGAATTGGTCGAGCAAGAACGAAAACATGCTCTTAATCAAAATATAGAAAAAGATTGGGAGGTTCCTTCTATTCCTTTGATTAGTGATTCTATCGGGTTATTACCGCATCAAAGGAAAATTCTTAATATTATGAAAGAAAATCCTAAATATGCTATTTTTCCGGTTAGTGCAGGAGGAGGTAAATCCTTGTTGGCTATTTTGGATATTCTTACTAATCTTAAACAGAATAAATCTTTTCCTTATCTTATTATATGCCCTACTCACTTGGTAGGCCAATATGTAAGAGAAGTAGTTTATTTTACTCATGGTAAATTAAACGTAATTCCCCTAACGACTTCTGTTGTGCAAACTCAAGAGTTAGATCGCTTAAGAGATGTTATTTCACAAGCTCCTATTAATACCGTAGTTATAGCTTCTTATGACGTTTTAAAATATCGAGCGCAGGTTTGCGGTTATGGTAATTATGAAATCAATATTTTTCCAATTCAAGAATTTTTAAAATCCTTTTCTTTTCAATATTGCCTTTTAGATGAATCTCAAACTATTAAAAACTTTACTTCTTTACGGTCAAAGGCAGTGAGAGGTTTAGTAACTTCTATTCCAAAAGTACGTTTAGCTTCCGGTACTATGGCTCATAATACCATTGCAGATTTAGTTTCTCAAATAGGTATTTTAGATCCTTCTATTTTTGGAAGTTTAAAAGATTTTACTAGTATTTATCAACTACCTAAAGGCGGATGGAAAACCGGAACGGAAGCTTTGGTAATGAAATCTATTAGTCGCAATATAGTAGTTGGAAAAGCTTTACGTAAAGAATGGGTAGCTCTATTACCTCCAAAATATGAAAAAATTCATGTAGTTTCTTTAACTGAGAAACAACAGGAGTTATATCGGGTTTTGCTAGGAGAGGTTTTAGAGGAAATTCAAAATAATAAAGCTTTGATGCAAAAACTTCGTCAATATAAAGAATCTACTGAGGAAAATCTTTCAGAAGTGGAAGAAAGTGGGGATGAAGATGCTTTAGCCTCTATGCTGGCTGTTTATTTGCAAAAACTTGAAATTTTTACGGCAGCTCCTTATGAAACTAATATTGGAAAAATATTGGAAGGAGAGGATCGCATTTCTCCTAAGGTTAAAAAAGTTCTTGATATTGTTAAAGACCATATTGAGGAAGACATTCCGGGGAAAATAATTATTTATTGTCAAAATATTGCCGTAGCTGAAGCAATTTATAAAGCATCAAAATTACCTGAATATAATTTGCAAGAAAGTGGTATTTTATATAAAGCTGCAGAAAAGTATATTCATATAGATAAATTTGAAAAAGAAGATTCTAAAAAATGGATGGTTGGAGTAGAAACCTCTATGAATACTGGTTTGAATCTTCAAATGGCTTCTCGTTTAATTCGTATTCAATATACATGGACTCCCGGTTCTTTAGAGCAGGGTAATTCGCGTATTAATCGTCCTCAGCTTAAAAAATCAGAGGAACGCGCTAATATATATTTTGATTGGATTGTAGCTTCTCGTACCGTTGATATTTGTAAAATGGCTCGTTTAGTAGCTAAGGTTATAAGTGTTAGTAAATTCGATAATTCTCATAATCAAGATTATTTGAATTTGCCCAACCTTGCTCCTATTCCCATGACTTTAGAATATATTCGCAAAGAAATGGAACAGGAATATTTGACTCCTTATATGGAAGCTTATAATAGTTACAATAAACTAATTAATCGAGAATATAAAGAATATAAGGAAAAACATCCTAGTGAGTTGGATGAATTTGGGAATATAAAACTTACCCCTGTACCAGTAGATAATAATAGTCTAAATTGTTTTTATATAGAAACTCCCTTTGTAGAAAATATGGATATTTACAAAGCAGAGGAATTACGTTTAGTAAGAGCAGATGAAGAAGAAAACCTTTTAGAAAGTCAGGCGGTTTATACTGAGTTTGGATGTGGTCTTATTAAGAAAATAAATAAGGGCGGTATTCAGGTGGATTTAGGGTTTAAGACGATGTCCTTTTCACCTAATAAAATCTTCACATGCCATACTACCAATACTTCATTTTTGAGAAAGGAAATTGAAAAGAGAATAGGATTACCTTATAAACCAATTTTGCGAAAGAGAAAGATAACAGAGAAAAAGATTAGTTCCTTCGTCTTAAAACCTTTTATTTTCAATAATTATTTCTTTTTAGAATATCCTTGCTCGGGTTACTATGAAAATAAAATGATTTTGCAAAATTTAGGGTTTACTTATTTGGATGTAGGATATGTATGTCCTTTTAATACTCAAAATATTAAAACTTTAATGGCAGAATTAAAGACTCCTTTGTATCAGGAAATTTTCAATGTAGAGAATATTCGTAAGCTATTGCCTTCATGGAGAACTCTTTATAAGATTTCTAAAGAATCTTTTTCTCAAAAGACCATTGATAGTATTCAAAAATATCCTTATTTTAAAGAAAGTAAGAAATTAGATATTCAGGTTGTTCTCATTAATAAGAAATATTACTTTCAAATAATTCCGGAAGGGATTAATAAAAAGTTTTTAAAAACCACTACTTTGCCTTTTAAGCCAGCTATTAAGCTTTTGATTAAAAATTTTGAGAAGGTAGAGGAGGTAAAATCTTTTTTAAAAATTCATTCCCTTAGTGCTGTGGGATATGAAGAATATCAAAATTTTATGTTTAGTAATCCTGAAGTTTAATTAATTACAACGAGGTTTTTATGAAACTAACAGAAGTAAAAGCGGCTGCAAAGGCTGCAGGATATCAGGTAAGTTCCGGTACTGACGTTCTTCCTGAAGATTATCCTTTTTTAAGAGCTTATCTTAATATTGATAAAAATATTCCTTTTCCTCAATTTGATGATAATTTTTTAACAGAGCATTTACCAGAGGAAGAAAAGGAAGATCCTCCTAAAGAACCTGAACCCACTACTCCTCCAGAAGGGGAAGATGAGGGAGACGGCGAAGAAGATCAAGAAAACTAATAAAATAACCTCTGACATATTTCAGAGGTTTTTAATGAAGGAAAATAAAATGGCCATATTAATTGGTAATGGTATGTACCATGTAAGGCATAGGGGGGCTTCCGGTCCTTTAGGTCTTTCCTATCCTCAGGTTTCTGAGCCTTTGAGTTATTGTCAAGTTGTCGGAGAAAAAGCAGGAGACATTGCTTATATTAAAGCAACAGATTATTTAACCGGTAAGTTTGATCAATGTACCTATGCTCAAGCTGTGGGAGCTTCTGTGACCGTAGAATTTACTCTTCAAAATGAAGCTAGAGCTTCTGATCCGGATGAAGAAGTTCAAAAAACAATTGCTTGGGTTAATAAAACTACTATTAATGAAGGAGCAATTGTTGCTCTAAATCCTATTGCCTGTTGCTGCATGAAAGTTACATTTTCTGCTCCCGGAACTCTATATGTTATAACGAGATAAAAATGTTTGAAATTCGTTCGACTGCTACAGCAGAAACAAGTTTATCAAGAGACTCACAAGAAATTAAATCATTGGATTTATCTTGGTTTCCTTTAGCTGCGGAAGCCTATTGTATTTCTAAAGATTTAAATGATTATTTTTTTGTTTCTACTTTAATTTGTCCTTCCGATCTTCCCAATCGTAATGGAATTGCTTTTCCCTTAGAAGAGTTAATTCGTTTTATGCCTCCTCCTAATAATAGAATGGCTTATAAAGGTTGGGCTGGAGCTCCTGTGTTTTATAACCACAATAATGAAGATCCTACCAAAGCTCATGGTGTGATTTTAGATGTTTCTCTAAGACGTATTGAAGGATACAACGGAAATAGACTTTGTAAAGTAACCGGTATTTTAGCAATTGATAAAACAAAATATCCGGAAATTGCTGAGAAAGTTATGTCGGGAGAAATAAATACTTATTCTATGGGAGCGGAAGCTTATTATTTTACCTGCTCTTATTGTGGTGAAATTTGTGACGATAAACATTGCTGCTCACATATTTCAAGTATTAACGATGTTAATTTTAGAACAGTAAAAGATTATGAAGGAAATACTCATTTAGTATTTTTAAATGCTCATGCGTTATCTCCTATCGAAACTTCTATTGTTCCTGACCCTGCATGGGCTCCTGCACAATCGGATAACATTATTTTATAAAGGATTTAAAAATGTATTTAGATTTAGATTTACGTGCTTTAAATGCTGATATAGAGGCTACAGCTAAACGTTTTGGACTTTCTGTTATTGAAAAATTTCAAATAGATAAAAATAGCGGTGATTGGGGTTGGTTTATTGTAGGGGATGCTTATTGTGAATATCTTTTTGGTATGGGTACTCGCGGTGTCACAGGAGTTAATCCTAGTATAGTAGAACCAGATGGGCTTTATTTTGACAATATTTATGATATTCTTATTAAGCGTTTTACCAATGCGAAAAAATTTACTAAATACCTTGAAAAAGAAATTAAGTTAAGTGATTATATTTTAGAAATTGAAGAATAATTCTAAATCACAACCCTTAATTTAATGATAAGAAAAGTAAAAATTTTTCTATTTCTTTAAGGAATTTTTAAATGAGAAAAAGCAGAAAACAAATTCTGCGAGCTGCACTTACTCATATCAGTAATGAAGAGAAAGTGAAAATCGTAGACTCAGACGTGAAAGTCAAAAATAGTATGCTTCCTTCTGCTATTTCCGCTCCTGAGAAAGACGAGGAACCTTTAAACACTCATTTTTCTGTTGCAGTTAAAGCGGCTATTAAAAACGTTTTAGCAGGTACTGATGGAATTTTCGTGCATAAATCCATTGCGGAAAATGAACAAGGTGATGCTGAAGAAGTGGAACAGGCTGAAGAGGTAGAAATTGCAGAGGATAATACGGAATCCGAAGATAAAGCTCCTGTCGCGGACGATGAAGCTCCTAAGACGGAGGAGGCGGATTTGGATTCTGGAGATAATGCCGAAGTAGATATTGATCTTGAAAGCGGTGTTGATGACGAGGAATTACAGGAAACAGAAGAACCTGTTACTGAGGAAGCCTCTCTTGAAGACAATGCTTTGGAGGATATCGATCCTCAGGTAGCTCCAGAAACTCTTGAAAATGCTCAGGAACCTGCTGTTTTGGAAGATGAATCTATTGATATTGTAGATGCTGATAATATGGATGATCAGGCTATCGAAGATATCGAATTTGTAGTTTCCGGCACTTCCTTACACGCTATTAAAGCAAATCGTATTATTGCAACTCTTACAAAGAGAAATGCTATTAAGGCTAAAGTGGCAGATACCTATACTACAGATAATTTCTGTGACGCCGTTCAATTTGAATGCGGTAAGGTAGGTTTGCGTGCCGGCCTTAAATCTTGTGGTTTTACCCTTGCTTCTATTAAGGTAAAAGGAAATACTGCTTTTACTAATAAGGTGGAAGCTAAAACAAAAGAAATCAAGGCTTCCTACGAGGCGGAGAAAAAGAAATCTCTCGAATCTTGGAAACAATGTTTAGCTTTAGCTTGTGAGGGTATTAATCGTAATGCTTTCAAGGGATACAAGAATCCAGTTAGAACGGAATTAGCTGCTTCTTTAAATGCTGCTGGAATTACTAACGCAAACAAAGTAATTCGCTCTGTTTTCGCTTCCAAGGGTTCTGAGCTTATGCAGCAAATTGTTGCTTTGGCAACTAAATTGCAGGCCCAACCGGAAGAAGTTAGAGATAATTTAGCAGAACAGTTGGATATGACTGTAGAGCCCGAACTTGAAGCCGATATGGATTCTGATTTTTTAGGTGATGAAGTTATTGAATCCGCTGAAGAAGAGGAAGATTATGTTCCTAGTTTGGAGGCTTCCCTTTTGAATCCTTTACGTAAAGCTTCCGGTAAACAGGTAAAAGCCTCTAATAATGAACGAGAATTTTTATCAAGTCTCGAAAAAAGTTTTAATCTTTATTAATTAACTCGGAGATACTAATGCTCTATATTGATACACGAATCGTTGACAGTTCCGAGGCTATTTTAGCTGAAGGTGCACAAGTCACTCAAGAAGGTCAGGCGATGGTCGCTGTCCCCGGTAAAGGAATTTCTCCTTCTACTGGTGCGGCAAATGAAATTTTTGCTGGTTTTGCCATGAACCAGCTTTGTGGTATTCCTGTTTTGGAACCTTATGGTATTGCCGTTGAAGAATTTTTGGTAGATTCTTCTGCTAAAGTTACTGTTCAGTTTGCTCCTATTAGCAACTCTGTTGCTTTGATCAATCTGGAAACAGATGCAGCGATTGCTTCCCCCACAGTTACCGGTAAAACTATTGCTGCTACTGCAATGACCGCGGGTATGAAAGTTAAAGTTGTTTATCGATACGCTCTTACTAACATTCAGGCTCGTGCTATGATGGGCGATGCTCAACCGGGTGGCCCTGCAGGTGCTATTGTTGGTCAGTGCGGTCTTGCTAAACGCGGTATTATTTATACAAGCTGTTTTGATACTTCCGTTAATTGGGCTGCTGCTACCGCTATTAAGTTGGCTTCTGGTGGTTTTGTTACCGATCAGTCCGGTACAGGTACTGCTCTTACCGGTGCTTATGTTGTTAAAGTCCCAACCGCTGAAATTCCATTCCTTGGTATTGAGTTCAGCGCTGCCTAATTTTTGGAGAGAAAATAATGAAATATTCTGTTAAAGCTTCTCGTCAACCGAGTCTGGCAGTTCCCGCCACTCAATTCACATTACCGGGTGAAGCTTCCCCGATGGTTGGTCGCAATGGTGAAATTAACGCTTCCAGCAATCGTGATCTTCTTAAGCGTTCCTGCCAATTTATGATGGCCAATTCCGAAGGTCTTTTGAAACCTGAAGAAGTGGTTGCTCAGAATCAGCGTATGCAGGCCGATGCTAAAATTCATGGTCAGGCTATCAGTGCTGCTTTTAATGATAATGATACCCATCGTATTCTTGGCGAAGTTATGGCAGACTCCCTTTTTAAAACTGCCAATCGTCAAGGCTTTATGCGTAAATTCCTTGCAAATGTGGAAGTTAAACAGGGTGCAATTCCTCGCTTCCCCCTTCGCATGAAGAATGTTACTGCTGTTTGGTCTACTTCTCCGACTCGCATTGCTACTCAAGTTACTCGCGATCCTTGGTTCACTCCCCCGGAATTTCAGATTGTTGCTCGTCCGTTTGTGACCCGCAATGAAATTAATCAGTCCTCTGGTGATGTTCTTCAGGAAAAATTTGTTGAAGCTACTGAAGCCTTGATGGTTAAAGAAGACCGTCATTGGTATAATCAGGTTAACGCCCTTGTTGGTGTCGATAATAAGCTCAATAACTTTGGTACTGGTCTTACTCCGATGGGTATTATGCAGGTTCAATCTCAGGTTACTCGTTGGGGTTTGAAAGCTGCCCACGTTCTTTTGGCTTCCGATCTCTTTATTGATATTGTTGGTAATGCTGAATTTGGTTCCATCATTGATCCGGTTGCACGTCACGAATTATTGTTAACCGGCCAGCTCGGTACAATTTACGGTATGTTGGTTACTTCTGACGCTTATCGCTTCCCCGAACATAAGGTTCTCAATCGTGGTGAGTTCTTCGTTATTTCTGATCCTCTTACTCACGGTGCTTATTCTGATCGTAATGGTATTACCTCTGAACCGATTTCCATCACTACCGAAAATATTCCGGGCCGCGGCTGGGTTATGGAAGAAAGCATGGCTATCGCTGTTTGCAACAGTCTCTCTGTTGCTAAGGGTGTCCGTCTCTAATCTTTTGAAGGGGAAAATTCCCCTTCCTTTACAAGGAATTTATAATGGCAAAATTCGTTTATGCAAAAAGTTTAGACCATGCTCTTCTTGGTCTTTCCTATTTCTACAGTGCTAAGAATGCTAAGAGTCTTTCCGCTGCTAAAAAACTTATCGCTAAAGGCATTAAAGCAATGACTCAGGCTTCTAGTTCTCCTGATGCGATTTCCGGTATTCGTACTTTGGAAGCATGTCTTGCTGCTACTGGTCCTAGTCCAAAAGTTATTCGTGCTAAAAAACTTAAAGCAGAAGATCTTGATGTTGAATTGGATGCTCAAGATGAAGATGAAGAAGATGTAGGTATCGAAGTTGATGAGGTAGAAGAACCCGCCGAAGTTGAAAGTGAAGCTGAAACTGAAACGGAGGAAGTCGATGATATCAACGAAGCTGTTGAAGCTTCTCTTCGCCTTATTCGCGCTAAAGCAAAAGCTAGTCGCGCTATTCGCGCCCGCCGCAATCTCCGTGCAAGTGCTCGTAAATAATTTGTAGTTCTCCTAGCGAAAGTGAGGGTAAGGGTTTTTAAATTCCCTTACCCTTTTTTATTATGAAAAAAGTAGATCGAGTAGAACCCATTGAGGAATTTGTTTTTAAAGGTTTTCAAAATCAATTTCGAAACGTTTTTGAATGTCCTGTGACTATTACTAATTCTTCTGATCCTATTCAAATTATAAAGAGAAAAGAAAAGGAAAGAGGAAAAGAAATATCTTATCCTTATGCTTTTATAAGTGTTGCTAATATTGCCTTTGGAGATAATTTAACCTCTCATAGATTATCAAGAGTCGGAATAACTTCTCCAGTTAAAGGATCTTCTGAAAATCTTGCTAATCGAATACAATGTGTTCCCGTTAATTTTGAAATAAATATTCGTTATTATACGAACTGTTTAATGGGAGCTCCCGGTAGTGTTTTAAATTTTGCTTCTAAATGGATAAGCGCTCAACGCTTAGGAAAATTAAAATATGATATTGTATATTCAGATGTTCCTTTTTCCATAGTACCATTTTTAGAAGAATCTTTAAATATTCCTACCAGAGAAGAAATAACGGATAATGTAGCACATTATGAAGTTGAGGGATCTCTTACTTTAAAAGGTTATATAAGTATTTCTGACACTATGAGTACTCTGCCGGTAAATGTGGAAACAAATTTCTCTGCCACAGTTGGGGATATTTTAGAAGATGGAAGTATTGTTGCCGGACATACTTTTATGGAATTTAAGAAATAATTTTAGAAAAATTTTCAGTATTTTCTAAATTTAATAATAAGAAATTTAAAAAGGAATTACCATGAGTATTGTTATAAATCGTGGGCAAGACGCTTTAAGCGTTGAAATTATTAACGCACAGGGTAAAAAAGATTTTGTTTTTGTACAGGGAAGAGGAAAAGTAACTCTACCTAAGGATTGCAAAGTTTCTAAAAATTACCTTATTCGTAATCCTCAAGTTATTGTGAGATAATATATGCCGATTATTAAGTCTCAACCTTCGGGTGTTTATACCACAGAAATTGACTTATCTCAAGTCATTACTTCTGCATCATCTTCTGTAGCTGCACAAGTTATTGTTTCTCGTCAAGGATCTACCGAACCTAAATTCTTTTCAAACGGAGATGATTATTTAGCGGAATATGGTAATCCGGATGCTCAAATTTCCTTCGATACCTATTGTGGATTAGATTATTTTAGAGAAGGTAATCAGTTATGGGCCGTGCGTGTAGCTGGAGAAGGTGCTTTAACATCTTGTGTTGCTCTTTGCATGGACAAAAGCAGAGCAGTTTCCTTAGTACCTGTTGAACAAGGTATTGCCGATCCAAATAATATTGATTGGGAAATGCTTTTAGGAAGTGATACCTTGACTCCTGTAGCTTTATTTTATCCAAATAAAGGACCGGGGTCTTACGGAGATCGTTTAGCTATCGGCATCCAATCTGCAAATGCTTCTCCTTTTAAACCGGAAGATCTTTCTGCAGATACTACCAATGAAGGGTATTTACCTGCTGGTACCTATCAATATCAGGTTTCGAAAGTTTTACAGGGTGGCGGAGAAACTTTAGTTTCTAATCCAATTGAAGTTGTAATAGCTTCTAGTGATCAAACTAATTCTGTTACTTTATCTTTTGAGCAAGATCCTCTTGCAATTGGTTATAAGGTTTATGGAAGAACAAAAGAAGCCCTTGGGCTTTTAGCAACTCTAGGCTCTGCTGAAACTACTTTCATCGATGATGGTACCTTAGAACCGGACACTTCTGCTAAGCCTATTACTAATCCAAATAATGTTATTCCTGCTTCTAATGAATTTACGGTAAGAATTTTTGATTTGGATTATAATACTTCTACCCCGGTTGAAGAATTTGTATGTACTTTGCAAGAAGCCGTAGATTCTTCCGGTATTGCTTCTGAGTTAACTTCTCGTATCAATCCTTATTCCAAATATATTAAAGCTGCATCTAATGTTGTAAGTTTAGATGTTATTCCTGAAATAACTAATTTAGCTCGTACTGCCATGGCCGGCGGTGATTCCGGAGCTGCTCCTACTGCATATGATGTAGCTAGAATGTGGTCTACCTTTGAAAATCGCCAACTTTACTCTATTAATATATTAATTAATGGTGGTAAAGCAAATCCTATTGTTCAGAAAGCTATGATTGAATTAGCTGAAAAACGGGGGGATTGCGTTGCAATGTTAGATGTTCCTTCTGCATCTCAAGAAGCTCAAGCTGCAGTCGATTATCGTAATTTGGAATTAAATGCCAACACTTCTTATGCAGGTCTTTTCTGCCCTGATGTTTTAGAAGCGGATGTTATTAATGGTAAACAGCAATACGTTCCTTTCAGTGGTTGGGCGGCTGCTTTGTGTGCAAGAACAGATAATGTAGCAAACGCTTCTTATTCTATTGCCGGTTTAAATCGTGGTTTATTAAATGTTTTGAAAACAAGATATACCTATGATGATGGCAAGGCTAGCTTGTTATTTGCGGCTCAGGTTAATTATACACGTACCTTTGTAGGTGCCGGTATTGCTTTATGGGAACAAAAGACTCTTCAAACTAAAGACTCTGCATTATCTTGGATTTCTGTTCGTCGTATTATAAATGTCATTAAAACAGCTTTACAGGATTATTTGATTTATCAGGTACAAGAACCAAACGACGATTATACTGCAAGAGCTATTGAGTCTTCTGTAAGTGATTACCTTAGTAATATGCAGGCTGCAAGAGCGATTTCAGGATTTACTGTTTCTACTAAAACTTCTGCCGCTGAAATTAATTCCGGTATCAGAAATGTTATTGTAGTAATTATTCCTATGATTCCTATTTCTCAGATTCAACTACAAGTGGTTATTTCTAAACAAGGTGTTGATTTCTCAGAAGTACTTTCTCAGGTAGGCGGTTAATAGAAAATTTAATGTTATACATTTAAAAAGGGCCGACCTATGGCAAGAACTTCATTACAAGATGTTGCAGGATTACGAGATCCTGCACAAACATGGAATTTTGATTTATTTTTTGATAGACTTCCTAGCGGAGTTTCCGGCAATTTAAGAGATTTAACTTTTCGAGTTAAAACTACTCAGTTTCCGGGAGCAAATTTAGATGCGGTAGAAGTCGAATTGCACGGGGTTAAATTAGTATTTGCAGGACGAGCTACCTATGATCATGAATTTACTGTGACTTTCTATGAAGGTGTAGATTGGTCTGTGCGTAATGCTTTTTATTCTTGGCGAGAACTTATGCGTTCTTGGCAAAATAATTCAGGTAGTACTTCTGATCTTTATAAATCCTCTTGCACTCTTAGTTTATATGATGATTTTCCTAACGAAAGTAAAACCATCAAATTAGCAGGTGTTTGGCCAAAAACAATTGACTCTGTAGATCTCGATGGTGGTGAAAGTGCAGCCGTTATGATGTCAGTTACTTTTAGTTTTGATTATATTGAGGAATAACAAATATGAAATCTTATGATTTAAGAAGCCTCGTAAACACGGTAGCAATCACTGATTATACGATGGTTTCTCCTTCTTTAGCCCGTGTAATAATTTCTTATACAGGTTCTCCTGATAAAAGTTTTATTAACAATACTCTTGTTAAAAAATTTAAAGGATTAGCTGCTCCTGTAGAAGCTTCTTTCCGCTCTTTAGATAGTAATTCTGCGGTTGGTTACGTTCATTTAAATCGTGAAGTTCGTGCAACTAATGAAAAACAAATTCGAGCTGGTTATAAAGTTCTTTCAAAGAATATTTTGATGTCTAACGAGGATGATTCTTTGTGGGAAGTTAAAAAAGGAGCGGGTAGTATTTATTTAGCCCGTCACGGGGAAGAAGATTTATCTTCCATTGTTCAATCTACTCTTTCTCATAATTCTACTGCTCCTCGTTTTGGATTGGTCGCTTCTGTAATGCCTCAACCTAAAGAGTTAGCAGCCTATGTTACTAACACAGGTGACATGGATTATGGTTTTGTAACAAAAGTAGGGACTAAAAAAGTGGCTATTGTTTCTAGGGCTACCGGTAAACCGGTTATTATGAACTCGGATCGAATTGTTGCTTCCTATGAAGCGGAAATTCCTGCAATTATGGATAAGAAAATTCGTAAAAAATTAATTGCAGAAACTACGGACGAAGCTAAAGCTACGATGGAAGATTATTATCGGGAGCTTTATGGTTATGATCCTAATTACATGAATGAAGTAATTAAGTCTATTGAAGAAATGTCTTTTATTTAAGGAATTTTAAATATGGGTTATATATATATATGCTAAGGAAAGATTAGAAGCTCTCAAAGATGTCAACCAGCTTTCAGATAGTATGTTACATAAGATCGCTCACGATAAGACCGATCCGCGTAATAAACAAGCTATTCAAATTCTTTATAAGAAAGCCGGCAAGTCTATGGAAAATGGTGATAAGAAAAAAGCCATGCAATATTTGGATAAGGTAAATTATCGTCCAAAAAGTATGGACTTGGCTACTCTTACTGATAAATATCATGAAGCCAGAAATAAATTCTTGGAAACTAGAGATTACAAGTACAAAAAACTTGCCGACAAAATAGCTCAACAAATTAAGAAAAACTCTTAGGAAATATTTATGTTGATTATTGCAGATGTGATGGAGGCCAGTCATTTTCGTGGATTGGTTCAGGCTCTGAAAATGAAAGGTTCTTTTACAAAGAATAGTGCTTTCATGTCAAAATTAGTCTATGATCCGGAAGGATATAAACAACAAGCTATAGATTATCTTCAAAATTTACCTCAATTACAATTCAAAGTAATTAAAGAAGTTGACCGTAGTATGTCTGGTTTATATGTTTCCAGCACTTATTTGCAGGATGCTGACGAAGATAATTTAGTAATTGTTACAGTCTCTGCTTCTAAAAGTCCCGCGGTTACAAGCGTCTCTGTTTTAAGTCTTGCTATGTAATTCTTTTTAAAAATCTCCTATAATATTCTTATAGGAGATTTTTTGTATAGGAAGAAAATGGTTGAAATTAAAGCGAAACAACGATTATATTCCGCAGAGTTATTACCCGAGGTTGACACCCAAGATTTAACTTCTAAATGGAATGAAACTTTTTTAGATAAGCAAACTTATCAAAATTATAAAAATTGTGCTACTGATAAGGTATTGACAGTTAATGGAAATGATATTTATCTAGTAAAAGAAGGGAACTATTATGTTTATTATTCTCTCGATTTTACTGAACCTTATTTGAATTTTTATTCGAAGGTAGGTATTGTAAAAGACCGTCGTAAGTTATTTATTTCCGGAGCTGGAAGATATCAATCTGCTGTTTGGCGTCGCCTTGATTGGAGAAATAGAGGTGAAAATTTTGTTCCTAAGTTTTTATATGCTTTATCTCAATCCAACAATATCAAAGTATTAGTAACCGATATGTTACAAACTAAGTATGGTATGGATATGTGGATCAAGTTTTTAAGTTATGCTCTTTCAAAAGGACTTGATTGTTATTATGGGCTTTCAAGTCCTTCTGATAAGAAATGTGTTATTAAGATAGAAACTCAGCATGATATTTTTAGTTTTTATAATAGAAAGATAGTGCATCAGGGCCCTGCATATTCTTATCGTTGTGCTTTTGTTTTGCATAAGGGACAATCCCTAGATCAAATTATTTTTCCTGAGATTCCGGTTTTAACCGTTAAAGAAGCACTAGAGAAAAATCTTTTTAGAAGACCTAGAAGATTAAGAGAACATGAAATTGAGCAACGGAATAGTGAGTATGATAAATAATTGATAAATAAAAGGCTCCTTGATTGGAGCCTTTTATTTTACCTATGTATCGCTTTTTTGATTCTTTGTTCCTTTTCGTAATCCTCTCTACATTCAGGGGAGCAAAATAATTGCTTTTTAGCTTTGCACCTGTTCCCACAATATAAGCAATATCCTGTTCGTTCAATTTCTTCTTGGGAAGCTTTTTTTGTTTCCGATATTTCAGAATTTAAAATAAGCTCTGCCTGCAGATTAGCTCTATCAATATCGTCCATGAGATTATCCTAATAGTTCTTTTGCTTTATTCCAATATATTAGTCTATTATTTGCACTAGAAGCGCTACCGTTTATTCTTTTAGTGATTTCAGTAATGTTGTTTTCGTATCGGGTTAGATTATTAATATTCCAGAACCATAGAGCAGTATCAAATGCATAAAAACATTCTTCCACTAATTCAGGTTCTATTTCTAACCTGTTGTCTTGGTATAAAGACATAGAAGCGTTTAAATAATTATTTTTAAAAGTGAGATGAAAAGCTCCTCTTCCTCTATAACGAAATCCATCTCCGCTTTCTTCTGATCCGTTACCTCCTCGATTAGCGTAAACAAAATTGGCTAATTTTTGGGGATTTTTAATATAAAGATTAGCATTTCTTTTTCCTGAAATCGAAGTTCCTACATAAAACCTAGAAGGCCAAACGCTTTTAATTCTTTCAGCTGAAGTATAATATAAATTTTCTACAAATTTACAATAACATTGTGTTTCAAAGGCACTTTGAGCTACAAACATTAAAAAACTATTTTTTGATAGTTTTTGACTGATATTATTTAAAGTTTGTGTTAATTGAGGTATAGAATAAAAGGGTTCTCCTTTTAAACCTATTGCTCGAAGATAATTATATAAACTATTTTCTGTCATCATTTATTACTGTAGTAATTCTGTTATGTTCATTTTCTTCTTCGTTTTTATCTTTGACCTGAATAACCCCTATAATGATGGATACCATCATTTGTTTTAAGGGATTAGGGCGGGAAATCATTTTTCCTTTAATAATGTAAATACCTTTTGGTAGTCTTGGAATGGTTACTCTTTCTTGACGAATACTTGAATTGTTTTCTGTATCTAAAGTTACTTTAACATATTCATACACCGTTTCTCCTTTTCTATTTTCTATCCATTGATGATATTCGGCTTTTCCTGTACCAGTTATCAAAATATTAGGGTGATAAATATCTCCTTCCGAAGACACTACATGTGGCTTTATACTAGAGTTTGTAATAGAATAGAAGAATTGGGGTTGTGCTAGCCAAAAAGTGCATATTCCTATCATAGAGGCTATAACAAAGAGGCAAACTAAACCCCAAATACCATTAACAACTAGCAGGGTTTTTCTATAATTAGCTTTAAATGTGGGAGAGAACATTATGTTTTCCTTATTTATCATTATCTGAAGGTAATTTTTGAGAAGTTTTAGGGACTTTAGCTAGCATTAGAATAGTTCCTATGATAACTGTTTCTATTTCTTCCCATGCCCGTGCACCCATAATACCGGCAATAGCAATAGCTACAGCGTTAAGAGGAATTTTTACTTCGTAATTTTTACAAATCCAAAAGGCCATTAGTCCTGAAAAACCTCCGGTTAAAATATCTCTAAGCAATAATAACAGTGAAAATTGCTTTGTAATAGCAGTATAGTTTATATTTTTAACCATCCCTGCCGCAGAGGCTAGTCCTATCACCCATATATAGGTTTCAATAGGATAACCGAAAGGTGTTCCAAAATCCATTTTTTTATTTCCTAATATAATTATGTCTACGGTTTTCGTTATCGATGGTAATTGGTATCTTCATAGATGTTTTTTTACAGTGAAAACAAATTATGACTTTTCACAAAAACTTTGTCTTTCCTTTCTTTCCTTAGCCTGCAAAGATGCTTTAGCGATTAAAGCTTCTCATCTTTTAATAGCTTTTGATGGACCTCATGTATTTCGTTACAAAAAAGATCCTTTATATAAAGCTAACAGATCAGAACATTCTTCCGTTAATTCAATGGGAATTTCTTCTTCCGAAATTTATAAATATTTACCGGATCTTTTTTGTTTGCTTACGGAATTAGGTATTTGTTACTGCCAACCGGAAATTTTTGAAGCCGATGATGTAGCGTGTTCTGCTGCCTATAAATATTCAAAAGTAATTGTTGGGACTAAGGATAAAGATTCTTTCCAATATCTTTCTGATAAAGTTTCTCTTTATGATTCTTCTTTTAAAAAAGGGGGTAAACCCTTCCCTCGGTTTATAACTTATAAAGATGCGGAAAAATTAAAAGGAATTTCTATTTCTAAAATGGTAAAATATCAAACTTTGGTAGGGGATAAAATTGATAATATTCCTTCGATTTTATCCCCTACCAAAACTAAAAACCTCTTAAATAAATATGGTTCTATTAAAAATATTTTAAAAGAATGTCCAGATCAAAAGGTTATATCTTCTTTAAAAACTAACATACCTAGATTACTTTTAAATAAAGAGTTAGTTACTTTAAGAAAGGATGTTCCTTTACCCGAACTTCCTTCTCTTAAGTTGGAAAAGAAAATTCTAGATGTTTTTCTAAAATCTCGTTTGCCAAAATCTTATTTTGATTATTTGGATTTTATTTATCCAAATACTCCTTCTTTATTTGGGTAAAAGTATTTCCACGTATAACTTGCTCCGCACCAAGAATACATTAAATAAAAAATTAAATTTAAAATTAATGATATTCCTAATAAGAAAACAATTGTTGAAAATACCGATATTAGAATAATTCCAATAAGCAAAAGAGAGGTCATTACGATATGGACAATCATTTTAAAAAGTTCCGCCATCAATAAAGGTTAAAGGATGTGATTTTCCGGATTCATCCATGTAAATAAGCCCTTTTTGGAATTTATTGTTTTCCATAGGTTTATCTACTTTATAATTGCTTTTGATGTCTTTAAATTTTAACCAACGGTTATTTAAAGAAACAATTAAATCACCTACATGAAGATCTGATAAATCGTCCAAAGTACTTTCAAAATCTTTAGTGATTTCTAAAACAAAACCGGAAGCATCCTGAACGGTATAACTTATTTCTTCAACCTCTTCTCCTTCTTCGTTTAATGAAGTTTCTCTTTCCGGAATAGAAATTCTACCATTATCCAATAAAGTATATTCACTATCTCCGTTAACTTCATTATTTTGAGGATCATAGGTTCCTATATAATAAAAGGTGCCTAATGGAAGCTGCCTCATTTCTATGCGGGCATATTTCCAACCAACCTCTTTTTTTTCTTCTGGAGTAAGATCTTCCTCTTCGTTTTCAGTAAGGCCGGGAAAACCTCCTTCAGTATTTATGTATCCTCTAAGAATATTAAAGAGATCATCCCCATTGAAGACAACATCCCCGGTTTTTCCAAGTACGCTGGTAACATTTGCCGATAAAATTCCGGTATCTTCAGTGATAGAAAGACCGTTTCCTACACGTATAGCTCCCAAGAACTGAGAGGTTGCTATTGGTAAGGTACTACTGGTTAATACCATAGTCCACGGAGTCCATGAAGTTCCGTTAAAACTTCTAATATAGCCAACGTCTGAGGAAGTTATCCTTTGAATAACTTCTCCTCCAATTTGATTGCGATACATTGGAACAACTTCCAATGTAAAATAATTATTTGTAATTGGAGTATTAAAAATTAATGGAGCTGTTTCTTTAGGAGCATAAAAAAGACCAGCAGAAGTAAAATTATTCAAATCATTATTTACTTCCAATAAAATAGGGTTAATAAGACCTACTATTTCTTCATTAAAGTTGATTTGAATATTATTGTTTTCGTCAGGTGCTTTTCCATTAATAGTGGCTATAGGATTTATTTTTAGATCAACAAGACCGGAAGCATCTATAGTTACAACACTTCCTTCTTTTGGTCTAACTCCGCCTAAAGTGCTGAAAGTAGCAACAGGTAAGGTATATTTATTATATAGATCCTCGTAATTATTAGTTTCTGCAACTTTTGCCATCCAAGGAAAATCTTTTCTTACAAGATTTACTTCTCCAGTATGGCCATTTACAGAAACTACAGGAAAATCTACATCTACTACTCCTTGAGGGTTAATAGAAAGACCTTCTCCCGGAATAATGGCGCCTAAGCTATCTTTAGTAGCTATAGGAAAAATAGTATCTGCTATGGATAAAGAAGTACGTCCAAAAATGGCAAAAGTATCCCCTTCATACGGGGGTCTTGCGATAGGAGTTGCAAAACTAACCGTAGCCTTATTTTCAGAAATAACTGTAGATTTAATATTGCGACAACAACTAAACAAAGGCCCCGAAGTAAATTCTAGGATTAATTCCCCAAAATATCGGGGAATAATGTCGTTTAGTTGTTCTAAAGTAAATTCTGAAACATCAAAAACAATAGCAGTTGGTTGAGCTTCTAATATTTTAAGGTTAAAAGCGGTATTTTTGAGTTGATAAACATCAAAATTCCATAATCCCTGACGAGTAGTATAAGCTAAAATAGCTGAAGTATTTGTGCTTTCTTTACTCGGAGGACAAACTACATACATATTGGAAGTAGTTTGAGAAACCGGATATAATAAATCTATTGAATCAACTATAGGAACCGATAAAGGATTAGAAGAAGCTAAGTCATCTGTCCACATTACGAAATTACCATCTACCATAGAAAGAAATATTTCTATTACGATGGAATTTCCTATGTCTCGAGATTCATATTTTTCTTTAATGATGGGATTGGAAGCTACACAAATAGCTACACATTTATTAGAATCATCAAAAAGAGAAATTTCTCCAAAAGAGAAGTTTTCGACTTCATAATCTAAGGCAATTCTATATTTGACAGTATTTCCATTGATAGGAACATATTCCGTTGGAGTACCCTCATATTGTAAATTACCTAATATATCGGTAGCATCGAGTTTTGGAGCATATCCAAAACTTGAACCTAATTTATACTTTGTTAATTCAAAAGGTAATGAGGTTTCCTTAAGTCGAGAAACCCCATAATCTGTAATTTGAACAATCATAATTTTTCCCTATTTTGTATTAAATTTATCATGAATGTAGAGGAGTTTAAGACTTTTCTTTATAAGCAAGGGCAAAAGCTATTTAGAGGTTATGAATTTTCTTATCCTAATAAAAGTAGGATTTTAGAATTGCATCCTTCTGAGCTTCCCTTTTGTGGTTATCGTTTTATGCTCACTTGGCTTCAATACCAAGGAAATATTCCTTGCAATTTTGCCAGTGCTTTAACTCTTAGCACCGGTACCTTATTTCATGAAATAATTGAACGATATATGGCAGAGAATTGCGAATATCTTTTTGGTAATTGGAAATGTAAAAATTGTGACAAAGAATTTTTCTTACAAACCAAGCCTGAATGTTGCGGAGAGTTGGAATATTTAGAAATACCTATTAATTATAAAAATATCGTTGGTCATATAGACACTGTTTTAAAAGTAAAAGACAAATACTGGATAGTAGATTATAAAACAACTTCCAAAGAAAAGCTACCAGATAAGGCTAAAGACCCCGGAATGCAGTACAAAATGCAAATATTAACCTACGCCTATTGCTTGGAAAAACAGTATAATATACCTGTAGAAGGTGTTTCTCTTTTATTCTTCGCCAAAGAATCTCCTAGTATTGAAAATGTTGCTATCTATGCTAGGGAGTTTTCTGATAAAGATAGAAAGAAAATAAGGAAATGTTTGTTAAAGTTTTTAAAAATGAAAGAAAAGGTTTTAAATGTAAAAACTTATGAAGAGTTTTTAGCTCTTAATTTGCCTAAATGCTCTAATCCTTATTGTTCTGTTTGCAGAGAAGATAAGAGTTTAGAAGGTTGGTGGAATGAAAAATATCTTCCTATTTCGGAGAAAATATGAGTACCTCAATTACTGTTTCAAAAACTATTCAAGTCAAACAATTCGAGCCTTTAACGGTTACTATTACAAGAACTCTCGATGATAGTAATGATACTTTAGAGAACAGAAAAAAGCTTTATAGTACGGTAGGGGCGCAGGTTAAAAAAGTTCTTGATTTAGAAACTAGAAGATACGGGGAGAAATAAATGCCAGCATGGTTAGTTTGGTATAGTGGAATGTATACTGAAATAAAAATGTTTTTTGGTATTTTAGCAGGTATATTAATTATGTATACATTAATTAATGTTACTAGTGTTGATAAACGTATTTCTAAGGGTATTAAGATACTGTACATCTTAGGATGTATTGCTTTTCTTGGCTTAGCTTTTCTTTTACCCGATGGTAGAACAGCAGTTTCTATGTATAATGCTTTTTAGGAAAATTATGCTAACTGATGCTTCTTATTCTGGAGATAAAACTATGCAGTTAATTTCTGCATGTTATCAAGAAGTTGTTGGTATTTATCGTATTAAAGTAGAATACGGTAATTTTAAAAACGATTATAGGGGATGTTGGTCTCAATCGTTTGTTGCGTATTATTGTAATGCGGATGAACCTTATGAGGATGAAAGATATGATTATCCCTTCATCCGGTTTATTCATTCTACTTCCCATTCAGATAATGATGATCCTATTCCTATAACTGAAGAACAGGCTCATAAAGATATTCAAAATATTTATCACGAACTTACTCTTACAAAAGAGGAAGCAGAAGAAAGGCGAAGAATTTCTAATGAAATTAAAGAGCGTGTTAAAAAACGAACTAAAATGTAATAAGGAGAAAAAATGAGCGATACTGCATTACATACAAAATATAGACCTACATCCTTAGATAAACTTATTGGCCACGAAGAAGCGGTTACTCGAATGAAAGGGATGATTAGCTCAGGTAAAATCCCTTCTGCTATTCTTATCACAGGCCCTACTTCTGTTGGCAAAACAACAATTGCTAGAGCATTTGTTTCTGATTTAAACGGGTCTCCTGATTTTATTAAATCTCCTGATTACAGAGAAATCAATGTAGCAGACCAAAGAAGTATTGACGATATTCGAGATTTAGTAAGACTTTCAAAGCTGCGTCCAATGGTTGGTAAGAAAAAAGTTTTTTTATTGGACGAGTGTCAGGCTTTAGTTTCTTCTTCTTCTGCAGCGGCTGCCTGCTTGCTGAAGCCTTTGGAGGAATCTTCAAAAGATACTCTTTGGATTCTTTGTAGTATGGACCCTTCCAAGTTTAATTCTGGAAACGGAAGAGCTATTAAAAATCGATGTGTTCAGTTTGTTTTAGAACCTCATACTAATAAAGACCTTTTTAAACAAGCTATGCGTATTATTCGAGGTGAGAAAATGAATTATCTTCTCACCGAGGATAAAAGTCTTATTAAAACTTTAATAAAGAACGCTAACTTTGAAATGCGTACTTTAGCTCAGATTTTAGAAGCTTGTCAGCAGTATTATGAAGGGCTTTCGGAAAAACCGGAAACTCTTTCAGTGGAAAATATTGCTAAAATTCTTTCTACTATGCAGGCTTCTGATGATCGTTTAGCTTATGAATATTTAGTTGGTATTTATAAAGAACAGTATAAGCAAGCGGTTAAAGCTGTTTTAAATTGCTCTGATGGTATGGCGCTTTTAAATAAAGTGGTTTATATGAGTAATTATATTCTTAACAGCGCCGTTTTAAATGGTGAAAGAAATTCCAAGGTTTGGGGAACTCCTATTTATAGAGAAGCTCAAAAAGCGATTGGTAGTATTAGTTTAGGTGAGATTGCTGATGTCAATACCCAACTTATTCATCTTAAATCAGAAGCTATGCAGTTTAATACTTCAGTAGATATGTTAATGAGCGCTTATGCTTATGAAATGATCAAACGTTTACAAGGGTTAAGAAAATGACAGTAGATAATATTCATCCCTCTCATTATATTTCTAATTCTATTACAGTAGAACCAATTGATCTTTTTCCTTTTTTTAAGAGTGGTTGTGTTTCAAATTTTTTTAAATATGTGGTAAGATATAAAGATAAGGGTAAGCCATATGAAGATTTAAAGAAAGCTTGCTATTATTATGATTATATGATTTCTTATAATGATTATCCTGATTCTAACTGTAAATCTTTATTAATTCTTTATTGTTTAAAATCTAATAATGATTTGTTACGTGTTCCTAATATTTGGGATCTTACTGTTCCCGGAATATTATCAGGAATTTATGAAAACGTATGTGATAAGATTGAATTTTTAGAGAATTTACATGAATCTGGAAAAAATTGCTGTTAAAGGAATCGGGCCTTTTTCAGAAAGCGTTTCTTTTAAAATACCAAAAGGGCTTTCCGTAATTTATGGATTAAATAGATCCGCCGGTAAAAATTCTAAAAATTCAAATTGGTGTGGTAAGTCCTTATTCTTTTCTACTATCCCTGAAGTTTTATATGATGAGCCTATAGTTGGTACCAAGCAGGATAAGATTAAGAAAGGTTTACAAGGGTTAGTAATATCCCATAACAACAAAACTCTTAAAATTATTCAAAAAAACAATAAACTTTCTCTTTCGGTAAACGGAGAAAAACAGGATTTATTTACTAAGACTAAAGCTAAAGAAATTATTCAATCTTTTTGGCCTTTGTCTCAGGAGGAATATGAAACATTTGTCCATTTAGATTCTCGTATTCCACATCCTCTTGTTATGGGAAGTACTGCGGATCGTAAAAATTTCTTTTCCTCTTTTTTTGGTTTGGATAAACTTGATGCTGAAAGGAAATTATATCAAGAGGCTTTAAGAGAGTTATCGAGAGTTAAAGCAGCTTATCAGGAAGTTAAAGCTACCTATGTTCTTCTTAAAAAGGATTTTATTTCTAAAGAAGAAATTCAAAAGATGCTTTCGGAAAAAACGTCTCTCGAAAAGGAATATGAGGCTTTAAGAAAAGAATTTATTAAAGCTCAGGAAAAGCAAAGACTTTTGGATATTATTAAAACAATAAAAGATAAAATTCCTATTTTAGAAAAGAAAGGAATTTTTTCTCAGGAGGATTTAGTTGCTAAAATTTCTCAGATTGAGATAAAGATAGAGGAAGTTTCCGAAAATATTGAAAAGGTTAGGAATTATAACTATTATAAAAAGACTTTAGCTAAGTATGATGAGATTTATAATCAGCTTTCTAAATTGGCTAAAAATACTTCTGAAAATAAACTCAAAGAAGGAAATTTACGGTATCAAAAAGCTCTTTCCCAAAAGGATATTCTTTTTAATAAATTAAGAGTTTTACAGAAAACAGAAAAACCTACAGAAATTGAAGATCCATGCTTTGATTATGGAGAATTAGTCGAGAAGAAAAATTTACTTTCTCATCAATTAAAGCATGCTAAAACTTTTAAAACAGGAGTATGCCCTACCTGTGGTCAATCTGTTAAAATAAAAGACCCTAGTGTTTTAGAAAAGCAATTGAAGGAAGTTTCTGAAAATCTTAATAAAGTAAAAGAGTACAAAAATTACTTAGAAGAAAAAGAACAATACGAAACAATTATTAAACAATGTAAGGATTTAAAAGAACAATTAAATGACCAAATTGTTTTAGTAAATAAGTATAAAAAATATTCTGAGGCTTATAAGGAAGTTTTAGATCTTCCTACTAAACCGGAAGAAATATCTTTTGATTTAGAATCGGATGATATTGAAACTTATAATACTCAAAAGAGTAAGTTAGAAAAACAGTTAGGTTTTTATAATAGTATTAAACCTTATATGCGAAGAATTGAGGATTATCGTAATTTAGAAGATAAAACATATCCTAAATTAGATATTACAAGTGTAAATAAAGTTTCAGATAGAATAGCTGTTTTAAATACTAAAATTAATTTTGCTAAGGATAATGCTGAAAAATTATTAGCTATTAAAAAACGTCTAATAGACATGAAAGATAAATTAAAAGATGAAAAAGCATTACAAATTCTTTCAGATATTTATTCAGACAAGCAAATTAAAAAACAGGTTATTCAAATTATTGGTAATCGTTTAATGGGATTGGTTAATAAATATGCCGCCATTGTTTTTAATGAAGATTATCGATTTGAATTAGTTTGGGATACACAAATTCATTTAATTTGTAAACGTAGAGCAGGAGAGAATCTTTTAGTTTCTGACGTGAGAAAATTATCAGGGGCAGAATCTAAACTCTTTACTATAATATTGGTACTTTCTTTACTTTCATTTGTTCCTAAAGAAAAAAGGCCTAATGTAATGATTTTAGATGAACCTACGGCTAATTTTTCCTCCGAAACTACTAGATGTTTCCAAGATCTTTTGAAATTGCTTTCTCAACTTATAGAAAGTATTGTAATAATAACTCCTAGATCTGAGGATATTTATGAAGGCTCGCATTGCTTTACTGTTTTACGAGAAGGTACTTCTAAAATAGTACCAGGTCATCCGGATACATTATGAAAGGTTTGTTTGGAATTTATCATAAATCGATTATAGAAATATCTAGGGAACTTTCTAATTTAGGATATTCACATACTTTATTAGGAAAACTTCCCAAAGACTATATGGAAATAAAGGGAGTGAAAGAACCTCCTTATAAAATATATTTAGTTGATGGTTTTGGTAGAATTTCCAGATTTTTAAAAAATTCTATAGTTATTGTTATAGAAAGCAAAGAAAATCTTTTGCAAAGTAATTGTGATAAACTATTATGGCCGGGAGTTAAATTAAGAATTGCTTTGAAAAAAATGCTTAAACTTCCTTTCGATAAAAAGATAGAGTTAATTATAAGTCCTTCTACTTTATCTCAGGTTATTGAAACGGCTACTTCTTATTCTTTTTTAAATACTCTTCAAGCGGTTATTTATAAAATAACTCCTTATACTTTTAAAAAGAAAGTACAACAGGCAGTAATCAGTTATTTTTATGGAAGTTTACCTAAACTTCGATTAGAAGAATTATTATCTCAAAACGAAAAATTAAAAGAATTGAAAGATAAATGTTTTTCTAAGGAAGGTTCTAACTTTAAAAATGCTATTAAATTATATCATAAAACTTTAGACGAAAAGAGGGTATCTGAAATTACCGGATTTGCTACTTTTGAAATTCTTTATGTAATTAAATCTCATGAAAAAGAGGTTGAAATTATGGAGAAGATTCGACAAGGTATTCCTATTCCTAAGGCTGGAAGAAAGCCTAAAAAAGTAAGTCCTCTTTTACAAAAGTTAAAAAACAGAAAATCTCCTAAATTATATGGAAAAAATGTTGAATAGTTTTTATAAATTAACTTTACCTATTGGAGTCTTCTACATAGATTCTACTGCTTTAATTTACGAGGATGAAGAATTTCGTGTTCCTTTTCGTAGTAAATCTATTATAATAAATAGTAGGAAATACGAAATCCTTTCCGTAGATTTTGAAAAATATTCTCCCTGTGAAGCTCAACAAATTCGTAAATCACCTCAATATTTGGGAGAAAAGGATTTCATAGGTAAATTTACTTATAGTAATTTTTGTCCTAACTCTGTTCATTTAAAATGCAATTAAATCGACCTCTTTGTCAAAGCGTTCTTCCTATTCTTACAAAAGAAACAGGTCGAATGCATGGAGTTATATTAATTCCTAATCAGGTATTTCGGGGAGATAGAGATGTAGAAGTTTCTCCCGGAAAATTTTTAAAAGCTACTGTAGTAAAAGGTTTTCCTTCTTCTGAAAGATTAGGTCATGATGAATTTATGGCTTTAGTATTTCCTCTATCGGAAGAAAGAAAGCGTCCGTGGTTAGGTTATTCAATGTTTTTATCTTCAGATGACATTGGAGCAATGGCCGAGTGGTATTGTTGGATTTTTAAACAAGGTATTAAATCCTATTTAGGAAACGGAGCTCAGCAAATTCGGGATGGTATTTGGTCTTCACAAGAAACTGCTTGGGATCCCGATAATCCAAATGATCCTAATAATCCTGCTATTAATATAGCAAATCGTCCCGACATTGGTTACGGTTCTGAGGATTGGGGTAATTCTGATATTCCTGAAATTCCTGACAATCCAAATACTAAAAATCTTAAATGGAATTTTAAAGTTGAAAAACTTCGCTTTGAAACTTGCTCTTATTTGGATGTAGATATTTTAGAAGTTTTTCGAGATTCCTTAAAATATTATAAGTTATCAAGCGATACTCCTAAGAGCATTATTGTAAAAGATAAACCTAAGGATTTTAGGGTAGGATTTCTTTATAATGTTTCTGAACCAAACAATCATAATATACCAACGATAGTTCGTTTCTTACACGCAGGTTGTATCAAAAAAGGTTGCTATGATTTTAGGTTTTTAGTACAAGGTAATTTAGGTTATAATGTAGATATTTCTTTAGAGATTGTTTAAAATGAAGATCAAAGTACAAGGCTCCGTTCTTTCTAATATTCTTAAAAATATTTCCCGTATTGCTCCTCCCCTTAATAATGCTTTGACTCTTAAGGTAGAGAAGAATAAATTTTCTTTAATTGCTATTAACGAAGTAGCCCGTTGTTTTTATTCTGTTCCTACTGAGAGTATTGAGGGAGAAGGAAGTGTTTGTGTTTCCATCGAAGCTTTAAAAAGTGCTATTGCCGGACGTAAAGAGCTTACCCTATATGAACAGGAAGGTGTTTTAAAAATTGTTTCCGGTAATTTTAAAATTAATTTAGCTACTCAAGAAATTATTTCTTATGAATTTGAAGAAGAGGAAAATATAAAAACTCAGAGTTGGGAAGTAACAACGGAACAAGCTTCTTGGCTTAAACAGGCGGTAACTAATGTAGCTTTAACTCCTACCGCAATTATGAAAAATCCACCGCTTGTAGTAAAACTGAGTAGTAAAAATGCTTTTGTGTGCTGTTATTCAAGTGATCACTTAGCCTTTGCTTTAACAAAAGAAATTACGGGAAATCTAGAATTATCTATCCCTTGTGAAACATTTATGAATGTTTTAGAAGTATTTTCTAAACAGAATTTTACCTTATCAAAAAGTGATACTAAGCTTACAGTTTCTAATGAATTATGTGAGGTATCGGTTTCTCTGCCTTCTCAAGAATACCTACCAAGTCAGATCATTATTGATAAAGTTAAAGAAGTTCATAAAGCTCAGGGCACTTCTCTTTCTTTCAAGAAAGAAGACTTGTTAGCTTATTTTACCAACGCTAAGGCTTTACAGACCAAAGAAAGAGGTTCCATTATTTTTAAAGGAAATTCTAAGAAAATTGTTTTAGAAATTCGAACCTTCGCCGGTCATTGTGAAAATATTTTTAATGGTAATTATGAAAATGTTAATTTTGGTTTAGACCAACTTTATTTTGAAGAAGCTGTAGCTAAATGTGGAGAGGAGGTTTCGTTGAAATGGGTCAACGACGAAATTCAGTACGTATACATTCGAACAAAAAATTCTTATTATCTTCTGTCAACTCTCCAAAACATTTAATTATTCCTTTGAAGAGTGGAATTTTTGCAAAATTTTTTGAAGGATATCTTTTACCTCTTAAGGATTTGGATGTTACAGATTCTATTTATTTAGAGAAAGTATTTTTTAATAATCCTGCTATTACTATATATACGGTCAAACAAAAAAATTTAGAGGAAGAGGTAGGCTATTTCTTTATAGTTTCTCTTTCCGTTCGTTGTGAAGGAGGATATTTATTATCGTATATAAAACAAAATGCAGGTAAAGTGCAAAAAGGAACTCGCTTATTAAAAACAGAGTATCTTACTCTTTATAATTTTCCTAATGGCGGAGTTATGGCGATTTCTCCTAAGATAGCTCCGTGGTTAGAACATGTTTTTGAGACTCAATAAAATGTCAGAAGAATTACGCAATAAGATTAAAGAAGATGAAAAGTATAAGAAGTTTAAAAATGCTTTTCTTAAAGAATATAAAAAAATCGATTTAGAAGTTGATAAAGATCAACTTATTAACTTACAAAGTACTCGTCTTTCACGGACTCTTTATGGTAAGAAAGAAATGTACTCTGCAAATTCTCTTATGGAAGCTTCCTTGCAAGATTTAGCTGCCCGTTCTCGTATGGTAGAAATCCGAGTTCAATTGTCAAGAAGATTAGCGTTATTGGAAGCTTTAATTAGTTCTATTTCTAAACATATTTATAGTAATTATTTGGTAATAGAGCCTTCATTAAAAACGGAGGCTCAGAAAAATAATTTCATTTCGGATTTCTTAGCCGTATATAAAGAGTATGTTAAGAAAGGTACTCCCATTGTAGAAATGGCCGATGCTTTTATTAAAGATATCGATCAAGCGGGTTTTTCCCTTCGTAATATGATGGATTGTTTGAAATTATTAAGTGAAACAAAAGGAAAAATAATATAATGTACGAATTTGTTAAATTAAGAGTTCCGGATACTAATGAAAATAATTATTTTTGTTTAAATCTTTCTAAAGAAAATCCTTATTTAATTGGATATTTTAGTAAAGGTTTCTTATCCTTTGGTAATATTGAAAATGAAAAAGATCTTCGTTATCTTTTGAATTGTATTTGTACCAAACAATATCAATATAGTACCTTTACTTTACCCAAAGCTCGATCTACTCAAAGACTTATCTCTACTTGGCCGGATGAATTTAGTAAATTTACTGTAAATGGAGTTTTAACAAACGTCATTGATGATTTTGGGAATAATCGTAATACTCTTTATTTTGACGGTATCAAAGCGGTCAATAAAATAATAGAATCTAATGTAGATTTAGAAATAACTATTTCAAAAAAATGAAAGATATAAAAGTATGGTTAAGGGAAGCTTTTTATATTCGCAAGGATTCTCTTGACCTTGAAACTCAAAATCTTTTAAGAAAACAATTTTCTTTTTATTTCTTTGAAGAAAAAGCTTGTGAGCAATGTGAAGAAAAGATTTTTCGAAGAAACGAAAAGACCGGAAAGGTTTGTGAAAGATGTCAGGAATGTGCGGCCTTTTTAGGAGGGGCAGAGTTATCTAAGTCCCTTGTTATAGGTAACCACAAATATCTTTCCGTACCTTCCGGCTCCGGTCGTATTTTAGCTAAAATATTAAAACAAAAATACAATCCTATACTTAAAAGCTTGGCTAAAGATAATCCCATTAAACCAATAGAATTTTCCGGTAAATTAAGGGATTATCAAGAAGAAGCTTGCCAAGCTATCTATAAAAAGAAAAGAGGAGTTATTTGTCTACCACCGAGATCCGGCAAGTGTGTAGCGTCCGGTACTATGATAATGACTTCTCAAGGCTTCTTACCGATTGAAAAGTTATTTCAAGGATATACTTTAAATCGCAAGAAAGAATCCGTTTTTTCTACTAATATTAAAGTAGCTACCTATGAAGGTACCCGTAAAGTTAGTCATTTATACAGTAAGGTAGTAGACCGGACTATTTTAGTTAAAACGGAAAATGGTTATACCCTTCAGGGTACTCCTAATCATCCTGTTATGGTATTGACGGATGATTTTGATTTTGCTTGGAAGCCTTTAGGAAAACTTACAAAATCTGACATTTTAGTTATGTCTCGTCGCTCACAGTGGCTGCCTCAAGGTACTCCGCTTTTTGATTTATTGCCTACCTATAAAACCTCTAAAGGGGACAGTTCAATAACTCAAGTAATGCCTAAGAAAATGTCCGAAGAGTTGGCAGAGTTGTTAGGTTTTTGGATAGCTAATGGTTGCTTATCTGTTAATCTTTCTGTAAGCAGTCATAGTAAAGAAATTAGACAACGCTTTGCCGAATGTTTTAATAAGGTATTTCCTAAAGCTACTTTACGGATAACTACAAAGGGAACTAAAGAAGTCGGTATCGATGTAAGTATGGGTAGTAAACAAATTTATAAATTCTTAAAAGAAACTATAGGTTTGTCTATGAGTACTGCCAAAGATAAAGCTATTCCGGAGGTTTTATTAAAGGGAGATAAAAAATATTTAACGGCTTTTCTTAGAGCTTATATTTCTTGTGATGGATATATTACTCCAACTGCTATTGAATTATGTAGTGCTTCTGAAAAATTAATTCATCAATTACAAGAGATTTTACCTTACTATGGTGTTCGTTCTCATTTAAAGACTAATAAAGCTTGTGCTACTAATGGAACAGGTATTTATAGAGATTATTATCATTTATTTATTAGAAATGCTCAAGCACAAATTCTTATTAAAGAATTGGGTACCTTATATAAAGAGTATTATATTAAAGAAGATATTTTAAATGAAACGGATGTTTATTATAAAGCTGGAGATTTTTTAAATAATCTTCATAAAAAATATAAAAAAGAAAAAGCATATTATTCTTTATCGGACGGTCGTAAAGTCTATATTTATGATAGACCGTTACATCCCCGTTTTCTTAAAAAAGGTTCTTTTAAACTCTCTTATTGTGTTGCTGCGGGTTTAAGGAATGTAGATGAAGATTTGCTTAAAGAAATGGATAAAGAGGCCTATGATAAATGGGTAAAGGTTACCAAGAATGCTGATATTTTTTATAATCAAATTGATTCTATAGAAGTTATTAATACTCCTACTAGAGTATATGATATTTGTGTTCCTAAAAATCATCACTTTATTGCTAATACCTTTGTATCCCATAATACCCTAATTGGAGTTGCCGCTATTTGCCGTATTCAACAAAAGACAATGATATTAGCTTCTCAGCGAGAATGGTTATTGGGGTTTCAAGAAACTTTTTTAGGTTCTGCTACGCAACAAGGTTTTACCAAATTAGATAAAGAAAGAATAGGTTTTTGCAAAACTTATGAAGATTTTAAGAAATATGATATTTGCCTAGTAACGGTACAATCCCTTCATAGCGAACGAGGACAAATTCTTCTTAAGAAAATAAGGAGTATGTTTGGTTGCGTAATTATTGATGAAGTTCATGGAGGAGCTGCACCTAAGTATATTCAGGTATTAAGTCAAATAAATTGCAAATATAAGATAGGGCTTTCTGGTACTCCTGATCGTAAAGACGGCAAATATGTTTTAGTAGAACATGTGGTTGGGCCGGTTATTTTTGAAACCAAGGTTAAACAATTAGTTCCTCAAGTTCTTTTAACACGCACTAATTTTTCTAAAACAAGCTCTAATACAGGGATTTGGGCCTATATTGTAGGCCCTTTAGAGAAAGATAAAAATAGGCAAAAGCTTATTGCTAAAATTGCTTTAGAAGATATTAAAAAAGGTCATATGATTTTAATTCCTTATTCCGGAGTTAAAGCTATTTTATCTCAAGTTGAGATTATTAATAAAATGGCTGGAAAGGAAGTTGCTAAAGCCTTCTATGGTAGTGTTAAAAAGAAAGAAAGAGATAAAATCATTGAAGATGCCCGCAATTACAAGCTTCCTATCATTGTAGGAAATATAAAGTTGCTTTCTACCGGAATTAATATCCCCCGTGCATCAGAAATTATTGATTCTTCTATCCAAGCAAATATCCCAAATGCCCGTCAAAGATTTGCCAGAATATTAACTCCGTGGGAAGATAAACCTCAACCGGTTATTAGGCTGCTGTTAGATGATTATAATGTTAAACGCAGTTGTTTAAGGATGGAATTTTGGCAAGCTTTAATGCCTTACTTTCATCCTAAAATAAGTGAAATCGATTATAATATTCTAAAGAAATATTTTTCTAACAAGAAAGATTTTGAAATTACATTAGGTAGATATGACTAATAATATTCGGGTAATCGAGAAAAAGAATATTAAAATAGCATTACCCAATTCACCTGCTTTAAAGAGTATTATTCCGGGGTTTACTTGGTCTCAAAGACCCTTTGATTTTCGTCCTAAAACTTTTTATTTAGATCATCCTTCTCTAGATACTAGTAAATTTTTTGAAAAAGATCTTCAATTAAATTCTTTAGAAAATTGGAATAAAGATTGCGGAATACCTAGGATATATGTATGCACCTCTTCTCCTGAAGATTTAGCTGCTCGGTATTTTGCGGCTTACCTTGTAAATATATTTATAAATAAATACAGAGGAAGCAGCGTAGTTTGGAAGGAATCCTCTAATTTGGAAAATATTTATTCTCCTTCCCTTTTAGTATTATCAGGTCTTTGTATAGAAAGTTCTAAATATCGTTTTGAAAAGGTTAGAGATTTGGTGGTTAAGTATTATAATATTCCCCGCATTATTGTAGGGGCAGGTACCGATCCAATCACCTTTGCAAAGGCCTATCTTAGAATCCCTGTCAATGGGATTTTTTATAAAACCGAAAATATTTGTTCCATATCTAATGAAGTTATTTAAATGGCAAAAATTGTAAGTATCAAAGCTGAGGTTGCTGTTCTTAGAGGCCTATGTTCCAAGGAGAAATCTATAAGCGGCACTTTGCTTTCGATGATAGACGAATCTTATTTTTCTCATCCTATTTCAAAGCAAACGTTTTTTACTATTAAAACTATTATTGAAAATTCCGGAGAAGCTCCTTCTTATTCAAATCTAATTAATGATCCTGAAGTTTCTAAGGAAATAAAAGAATTTATTAGTCAAGGTCAAGATGTTATTAATACTACGGAAAATGCTCGTAAGGCAGTAGGTATTTTAAATAAATATAGACAACTAAGAGGTTTATTTGATCTTGCTAAAAATATTTCTGAACAGTTAGATCAAGATAATAAGGGTATTCAATTAGATAATCTTTTAGAAAAAACTGCTCAGGATATTTCTATAATTCGTTCTAATAAATCTACCAAAGATAGTTTTTTAAATTTTGGTAAAGGAAACAATTCTAAAAAATTTGTTCATTCTCTTTTATTTGATGATCAAACAGATGCTTTAATTCCTACCGGATATGAAGCCTTTGATAGTGTTTCCGGGGGTTTACCAAGACAGGGTTTAGTAACGATAGGTGCAAATAGTGGTATGGGTAAATCTCTTTTAGCAGGAGATTTGGCCATTAAAATGGCTAGTAAGGGATATAAAGTCGTGATTGTTCCTCTTGAAATGAGTAAACAGGAAATGACTTATCGTATTATGGCCAATGTATGTGATGTTCCTTTAAGTAGTTTAATTCAGGGAAAGCTTTCGCAAGAAGAAAAAGAGAGTTGCCAAAATAAATATTTAGAATGGACAAAGGAATTGAAAGACCTTGGAGGTCGATTAACCGTATTTAAACCCAATGAAGATGTAGACATTGGAGAAATTTTTGCAGCGGTTACCTCTTTAAATCCAGATGTTTGTATAGTAGATTATATTTCTTTATTAAAAGGTTTAGATGGGGATGATCAATGGTTACGTTTAGGAGCAATTGCTCGTCAGGCGAAAATTAATGCAGATAATGAAAAGAGGGTAAATATCTTGTTATGCCAAGTTAATGAGGATGGCAGCATTCGTTATGCTAAATCTATTTCGGAACACTGTGTAGTTGGAAGTACTTTAATTGACACTGATCGTGGAAAAATTCGTATAGATAGTTTATTACCTCTGGTTCCTCAAGATAGCGAACCTTTTAGTAAAAGTGTTAGAGGAATAAAGGTTTTTATTAAAGGAAAATACCGAGAAGTTTCTCATGTTCATTATAATGGTATTAGAGAGGTTTACAAAGTTGTTTTAAAAAACGGTAGTAAAATAACATGTACAGCTTCTCATAAATTTTTAGCAAAAGGGAAAAAAGGAGTTGAATGGATCGCTCTAGGAAGTCTTAAAGAAAATGATCTTCTTACTGTTTCTAATGGAAAGTTAGTCGCTATTGAAACTATTAAACCGGTAGGACAGCATCCGGTTTTTGATATTACTGTTCCTAAGGTTAATGCCTACATTGCTAATGATATTATTTGTCATAATAGTAATGTAAGTTGGATTTGGACGGGTAATCAAGAAACCAAAGAAAGTGGTATTATTAAGATTGATCAACCTAAATCACGTAATGCTCAGGCTTTTCCTTTTTTGCTTAAATTTAACTATGCTAAAATGAGAGTAGAAGACATACCTCAAGACTCTTTAGATATGGAAGTTAGTAATAAGAGGAGGAGACCTGAAAAGGATTTAACATCAGATATTTAAAAAATTTTATTTCATAATTATTTTTTGAAAGAAATTATGAAAATAAAAAGCATGCCTCAACTCATGAATCCTGAGGAACAGGATCGTGAGATTGAAGTTTTTAGAAGATTATCTTTAGGCCCTAGGGCATATGAAGAGTATTATCCCTACAATAACAATACCGAACTGGCTTTTACAATAGGAGGACAGGACGTTTATGTACAAAAAGGATATTCCGATACCACTTTTTTATGCTTTGATAATAATGATCCTTATATTTCTGATAGGATTGTTTTTAATTCAATATTAAGAAATATTGAACCTAGAAACGATATGTATCGTAAGAATGGGCTTTGTCAATCTCTTATTGTTAAGGAAAATTCTTTAAATATTCCAAATTTTGGAGTGAATTTTTTAATGAAGCTGTTGAAAGAGGATTATATCGATACCTTTTTAGCTTCGGATCTTTTGCAAAGCTCTTTTGGAGTTCGTCTTTGGGAAAAATTATTAGTACGAGCTAAAAAAGAAGGATATTTTTGTTTTTATGGATTATCTGCTCCTAAATATCCTAAATTTATGGTTTTTCTAACTAGTCCGGAAGACGCAAAATATTATTCTAAATATATTGTAGGGGCTACTACAGGGTATCGTACTCGTAGTGCAGTTATTGTACAAAAGGGAGCCCGACTTAAAAATATTCTTAATTACAAGAAAGAAACTGATATTTATTATGTTTCCTGCAGACAGGCAATTGAAATGGGTTTCTTTAGCGCTCCTCGAGATTTAACCGAGGATGAAATTCTTTTATTTAGGAAAAATATAAAAGAATAAAGATTTTTTATATTAATTTTTTGCGAAAATATTATGACAGTTAAAAACCTTGAAGGTAGTTTACAAAATTTAGCTAACACTTCTGTAGATATTACAGAAGCTTTAGAAGAAAGAGGTGAAAATATTACGGGTCTTTCTCAAGCAGGAGGTGCTATTAGGAGACTTGCTGCAGGTGAAGGCGATGGTATTACTGTAGAAAGCGGTAATCTTCAAAAAGCTATTGCCTACGATGTTGCTATCGATGGTGATTTAGACGACTTAGCTTCTGAACGTGGTCAAATCGGTGATATGCAAATCATTGATATGACCAAAACGTCAGCTCCTAGTATTGATACTATAGTTAAAAGTGGTAATTATCTTTTAGTGGGAAATCCTTTTAGTTTTGAATCCGGGATGATAACTCAAGGATCAGGGCATTGGTTTTTAAAAGTTAGTAACGGAAGTCATACTGATTCCACTGATAATACTACCGTATATTGTGTTAAACAAGAATTGCAGGAAGTTGATTTTAATGGGGGTGCACTTGGTTCCGCTCCTTTATATAATAGAATAATTACATGGTTTAGTTCTGATAGTAATAATGTTACGCTAGGAAATTGGGATATTGTAGTAACAGAAAATAGTGCTGGTTATATTAAAGATAATTCATGGCAATATATTAATTCTCTTACTAGGGATCATTATTTTCCTGAAAATCCTTATGCTTTAAAAGATGGTACTACTAATTATATTGTTATTCCCTATGGCAGTTTTGTAGTTTCACCTTTAACTTTTCTTTATTATCCTACTAATAACGAAAATTATTCTATAGAAAGTATTTCAGTTAATGATAGAGCAGGCAAGGATGTTTATATTTGGGCATATAAGGATGCAAATTCAGATCCTACTATAGGATTTTCTCTTTCTTCTACTACTTATACCGGTAGTGCTGGAGAAAAATTAATCGGTGGTTTCCACTGTTTATGCGTTGATGTAGGAACTATTTCCGGTCATCCATTATCAGGTTATAAGAAAGGCGATATTATTCCAAATTCTATTTGGACATTATCACATCGTCCTGTTTCTGATCCTGAAGGGATGGTATGGGTTCCTGAAATTGGAAAATGGGTAGATATTTATTTGCCGTCTTGGAATGGAAGTAAACTTATTTCTAAATATCAAGGTGTTATTGCTGACGGAGCTTCTTCCCCTTCTTTTAATGGAAGTAAATTTGCAGAATATGCCGCTTTATCTAAGAAAGAATTAATTAGTTATGATGAATTTACTGTAGTTGCTAAAGGCAGTAATGAAGGTACTTCTATTAATGGAGCTTCCGATCCTAATACGGCAGGAGGTCATTTTGATACTGCTGGACGCAGAATGATTTCCAATTATGGATTAGAAGATTGTTGTGGTGTTTTATGGCAATGGAGTAGAACATTATTTGAAGGTGGAGCTACGTCTCCTACAACAAGCTCTATATGGAGAAATAGCGCAGGAAAAGCTACTTATACCGAAGGTAGTATGCACTATTATTTAGATAATTACGGTTGGTATAAAGAATCTGTTTATAATCCTGCTTTTGATTCTCAACAATATGGTTCTTGCCTTGGGCTTCTTCGTCGGGCTCGCTTTGGGAGCAGCTGGGGCGATGGGTCTTATTGCGGCTCACGAGATGTGCATTGCAGCATTTTCTCGGCGTATGGCGGGTCGGACAGTTCTGCTCGGTTGGTTTCGAGTCCTAGGGTCTAAAAGTTCCTCCCTACAAAAAGATGGCTCGATGGGAAGATTGGCCGATTGGAAGACTAACCGGCGAGCGGAGCTCGCTCAACCCGAGCCGTAGCGAAGCGAAGGCTGTGGGAGGCTTGTGCCTCCCAAAATTAAAAATGTAAATATTTTGAAAGTAACTTAAAGGAAATAAATATGTACATTACTTTACAAAAGGAATTAACTCCTTGGGATGTTATAGATCTTGAAAATCCTGAAACTCTTAATAAGTATATAAGAAGACAAAAATTTCCTTTCAAGGAAAGAAAGGAACAAGAAAATAAAACAATTTTCGCTTCAAATAATGAAAATGAAAGAGTAAATAGAGTATTTAAGCTAAATTCTTTAGATGAAATACCTACTCATTTATATGGTCATAAAGTTTATCTATATTTAAAAGATTACGAAAATACAATTGTTATAAAACATCTTTTTATAAATATTATAAATGGTAAAGTATTAGCTGATTATGATATAGATAAATATCAGGTAATAGGGTATTGTGAAGATTTAGTTTTATAAAAATTTAATATTAGCTTATAAGTCATATTCTTGCAATGGGCTTCTTCGTCGGGCTCTACTTGGAGGCAACTAGGACGATAGGTCTAATTGCGGCTCACGAGCTGTGAATTGCAACAATTTCTCAGCGAATAGCTGGTCGAACAATTCAGCTCGGTTAGTTTCGATACTAAGGTTTCTGTGCCAAACCCTAGGCTGGATTTATAAGCTATCCTAATTTAGGAAAATACATAAATGGGAGAGTGTTGGGCTAGTAACTTATGTGAACGTCTTTACACGTTTTATGAAAAGACATGATAATTTATGGGAAAAGATTATCTCTTATGATAATTTGTATCTCGCTTTAAAGAATGCCTCTCGTGGTAAGAAAAGAAAAGCCGGTGTTAAAAAGGTTTTAAGAAATCCTGATAAAGCTGTACATAAATTGCATGATATTTTGATAAATGGTTTTAAAAATTCTAAGTATCGTTATAAAACAGTTTATGAACCTAAACAACGCCTTATCTATATATTGCCTTTCTTTCCTGATCGTATTGTTCACCATGCGATTATTAATATAGTAGAAAATATTTGGAATAATCTTTTTATTTCAGATTCTTATTCTTGTAGAAAGGATAAAGGGCAACATGCCGGAAGTAAACGATGTATGGATTTTGTTAGACGATATAAATATTGTCTTAAATGTGATATTTCAAAATTCTATCCGAGTATAAATCACGATATTTTGAAACAAATTCTAAGAAAGAAAATAAAGGATGAAAAGCTTTTATCCTTATTAGACACAATAATAGATAGTATTGAAGGCGATAAAAATGTTCCTATTGGAAATTATTTATCTCAATGGTTTGGTAATTTGTATTTAAACGAATTAGATATGTTTGTAAAACATTCTCTTCATTGTAAAGCCTATATACGATATTGTGATGATTTTGTTTTCTTTTCTAATTCTAAAGAAGAGTTAAGAAATTACCTTAATAGGATTATACCCGTTTTAAATAATTTAAAGCTGATATTATCTAAAAAAGAGATATTTCCAGTATCTCAAGGAATAGATTTTCTTGGTTATAGGCATTTTACTAATTATATTTTAGTACGTAAATCTACCGCTAAAAGGATTCGTAAAAGAATGTCTCATATAGAAGAAAGAATTTTAAACGGTAAACTTTCTAAAGAAAGAGCAAGATCTCAAATTGCTAGTGCCGAAGGTTGGTTAAAACATGCCAATTCCTATAATTTTAAAAATACTCTTCAGTTAGATAAATTAAAAGAATTACTTTGAAAAGATTTTCAGATTTTTGTAAAGAGCGAAATTTAGAAGGAAAGAAAATACCTATAAGTAAAGTATGTTCCAAAGAAGTTGAGATACTCGCCTATAGAATTACAAAAACTAAATATTCTGATAATTGCGCTCAAATACAATTCAAATATAAAGACGCGCTTTACATTACTTTTACGTCTAGTAAAGTACTTATAAGGCAATTAATTCAATATATAAAGAGGAATTACCCTTCGTTGCTTTTATTAGAAATGGAAAGTCAAAGGATGGCAATTCCTATTACACTTTTTCTTAATTATGGAATATCCTAGAATATTAGCAACTAAATCTGATTATGAATTTGTCAGACAAAATTTTCCTAGAAATTTATGGGAAAAAGATTTTAATAATCTTTTAGAAACCCAATATAATTGGTTTTTTGAAAGAGTATTAGAAGAGGATGAAATAATTGAGCAAAATTTTGTTCAAAAAGTTCTTACTGATCCTCAAACAGGAATAAAATCTTTATATCTTTGGAAACAAGATTCTCATTGTAAACTTCTTGAATTAGGATATACTGTTGAAGAAGTAATTAATATTCTTTCTACAGAGGAATGATATGATTATATATAAATATGACAATAAAGAATATACTTCTTTAACTGATCTTTATAAAGCTTTAAGAGAAAATAATATTCAAATCTTTGGAATACCAACAACTGAAGAAGAATGGCTTAGTTATGGAGTTACTTATGAGGTAGAAGATCCCTCTATTTCTTTAGAAGTTGAAAAAAATATTAAAAAGGGTATTTTAGAACAAGCTTTTAAAGAAATTCGTAATAGCAGCAATATTTACGTAAACAGTTCTTATGGTTTTCCTATCAATGCTAATGAAACTTCTATTATTAATATAATAGGATTGATTAATGAATTGGAAGTTTCCGGAAAAGAAACTGCTGTTTTCCGAGATTTTAATAATGAATTTCATGAAGTTAATAAAGACCATTTAAAACAAATGCAAGCTGAAATTGCTAGAAGTGGTTCTGCTTATTATCTTTTAAAATGGCAATATGAAGAAAGTATTTCCAATGCTACCACAATAAAACAAGTAAAAGATATTCAAATAAATTTTCCTAATACTATTGCTCAATAGGAAAAGACATGACAGATACTATTATTTCTAATAATGTAAGAAAATTAAAAGTAATTGACGTTGCTATTAATGGAGATTACGAGGATCTTGCTAGCGAAAGAGGCCAAATCGGTGATTTACCCTCTTTAACAAATTGTGATTTAAACACAGTTTTAACCTCTGGAAGATATTGGATAGATTCTGCCGGTCAAACTAATGGACCAGCAGAAGGATTTGCCGGAGTTTTAGAAGTTTCTAGGGTAAAAGATAGTACTAATATTTATCAATTAATAAGAATTATTGATAGTACTAATAATAATACAAAAACTTATGCTCGATTTTCCATGGACAGTGGAGTTACTTGGACAGAATGGGAAGTCAATATTACCAATAACAGCGCCTTTATTACTGAGGATGTGGTTGTAGGAGGATCTTTATCTGCTGAAAGCGTTATAATAAACTCTGATGGTAGATTAAAAGAAAATCTTAAAGTTTTATCTGATATTGATATTTCTTCTTTGAAGGCCTATACTTATAATTTTAAAAATTCTAATGTTGATAAAATAGGTCTTGTAGCTCAAGATGTTCAAAAAATTTGTCCGCAAGCTGTTTCAGAACAAAATAATATTTTAAAAATAGATTATAACGCCATAGTTGCCTTATTGGTAAATAAGGTTAATAATTTAGAACATAGAATCAGAGAGCTAGAAAATCATGAGTAAACTCCGAATAGATCAGGTTAATGAGGAAAGTTTACGTATCTATAAATTCGGTAGTGATGATATTGCTTATGACTTTGATTTAACATTAGGTACTATTACTGTAAATGGATCTTTACCTTCTGATTTAGTTGTTTCTTCTGCTGTTTATTGTACACCTGTTACAGTAGAATGTAATACTATTCATTGTACGACAATAGATTGTACGACAGTACAATGTAATACCGTTGAGTGTACAACTGTGCAATGTAGCGGTAGGTGCACGGCTAATTGTTTAGAATGTAATAATTGTAAACATCAATCAGGTAAATGTGATAAAACGAATACTTTATGCGTGAATTGCTATAACTGTTATGATTGTCAAAATTATACGTAATTATGTCAAAAATATCTTATGATGAAACTACAGATTCGGCTGTATTTTCTTTCGATAAAAACCAATCTTTTAATCTTTTTCTAGCCCCGATTTCTTTTGAAGAGATAAAAGCCTCTAACACTATATCAACAGTTGCCGTTCATTGTTCTGATAAACAGTGTAACCAAGTTCAATGTAATCAGGTAAAATGTTCTAACGTACAGTGCTCCCAAGTCCATTGTTCACAGTATCGTCAATGCATTTATGTGTATAGGTATTATACTAACTGTAACTGTAATTGTGATTGCAACTGCAACTGTACTTGTGGGGATAGCGATACGGATGGTTAATTATGAAGATATATAAAGGTACGCTCCTTCTGAAAATCCTGATAGTATCTATGTAGCCAATAGTCTTAGGTTTGAAGAAAAATATGTTGCATTGGATAGTATTTCAGGACAAAGTGCTTTAAAACTGATTACTCTCAATAATAAAGCCTATCAGATTGATTCTTTAAAAAGTCACGAATTTTTAGCCTCGCGATTCATTATTTGGGAATCCGAGGCTTTTACCAATAAAGTGTATTCTTTTAATTGTTGTCATCTTACTGTACCTGAATCTATGCCTAATACATGGGCTTGTAAGATAGATTACAATTCTACTTTTAGTTCTTTTATCAATAAAGTACCTTTAAAGTTATCTCTGTATTTATCTATACTATCTGTTGCTAAAACTAACTTTACAGAAGAGCAAAGAGATAATTTCCTTGCAGGTACTAATCTAAATTATCCTGCTTTAGTTTCACCTGCTGTTACTAATAAAGTAATGCCCTCAGATAACACTGTAGCATGGTCAAACGAAAACTTTTCCATATCTGCTTCTTATAGTACCTCTGATAAGCCAATTGTTTTAACAATATCAGATAATAATCCTCAAGTTACTTTTATTGATATAAAAGGTGTATTAATATGATATATCCTGTTCTATACATTTATAATAGTGAATCAGCCGAATACGATAATGTTTATCAATATTTTGTTGATGAAAACAAATTGATTATTCGAGTATGGGCTTCTTTTAATCCCGAGGATTCTACACCTCAAGCTAATCTTTCTTTAGAAGATACTTATAATACTAATATTCTTAGTGATGGTACTGAGAAAATTATTGAATACAAAGATAAATTTTGGTATCTAGCGGGAGAAAGACTGTTTGATAAAACAAAGCAAAGTGATTCTCAAAAATTTGGTAAGCAAATTTTGTTTGGTGTAACTAATCAGAATAATATATCTTTGGCTACAAGTATAGATACAAGATCTGATACGGCTTATTTCCAAAAACCTGCTCTTTATTTTACTTACTTTGGATTAAAACCCTTAGTTATTATTCACTCATTTACTAAAGAACAGAGTTTAACAAATTGCTGTTATACGTTATATGGTACTACACAGGAAAATGTAATTACTAATATTCCTATTTCCCATGTAGTATCACCCGAAGAACAGATTTTAAATCACACTGAAGGTAACTACATGGATATAACTTCCTTGTATTGTATACCTGAAATAGAGTCTTCGGAAGTTACTTATGGGGATTGCTTTGAACTCACTATGTCCACATGGTGTTTTAATGCTTCTGTAGATACCATACGTCCAACATCTTTTGACAATGCCTATTTAGATACTTCAATTAACCGAACTATTTTTATTACCGTAATATGTGATGGTTATGCAAATACGACTTATGCCGTAAATATTGTAAACGGAATTGGGAGTATTTCTATACCTACTTCTCAATATAAAGTAGGTGATGTGTTGAGATTTAGCATGGATGTTAAATTCCCCTCTTCTTTAAATCCTGTACAAATTACTTTAATCTAACTATGCTATTTAAAATAAATGCACACACCGTAGATGGTGAAAAAGAAGTCTTTTATTATGATAATATAACAAACGCTGTAAAAAATTCTGATAAAAGACGTTTGTATTTTTGGACAGATAAAAAGTTTGAAGGTATTAAACAACCTTATATGGAGAAGAAAGAAGTTTTCTCTCCGAAGAATCCTCTTAAAAACAGCGTAAGTTAAATGCTTTAAAAATTCAACTTGGTCTTAAGTGTAATTATTCTTGTGCTTATTGTTCTCAAGCATCTAATAGAATAAATGATACTTCTAAATATCCTACCGAAGCTGATGTTAATAAATTCTTTGACATTATTGATGAACAGAATATTTTGTTATGGGATAAAGGTAGGATTGAATTATGGGGCGGAGAGCCATTAGTCTATTACAAGGTATTGAAATATTTAATCCCTAGACTAAGAAATCGTTGGAAAAAGGCTTTTATTAGTATCGTTACTAATGGTTCTCTTTTAGATAAAGAGAAAATAGACTTTTTCTTAAAATATAATGTTCACATTACTATCTCTCATGATGGGCCTGGTTTTCATCTTAGGAATAAAGATGATCCTATGAATGATCCTAAGATGGTAGAGATATGGAAATATCTTTTAGATAAAAGTATCGAAGCTGGGAATCCTTCAGGGTTCAATGTAGTTATTTCCCCTGCTAATTACGATCTTTATAAGATAGCAGAATTTTTCAAAAAGTTTGATGAAAGAGTTTCTTTTGGATTTGAGGGTATCGTTAATTACCATAGCGATTCTCAAAGTCTAATGATTTTTGATAAACAGAAACGAGATATCTTAACTCAGCAGATTTTTGAAATAATTACATCACAATGGGATAACCCTGTGTGGCATTCTATTCAGCAAAGAGCTATACGTTTATTAGAATGGCTAGTTTACGCAAAACCTGCTAATAGTATTTCTGCAAAATGTGAATCTACTAGTGATCAAGTTTTAGCAGTTACGCTAAAAGGTGATGTACTGAGTTGTCAGAATTGTGATCCTGTTGATTTTAAAATAGGTAACATATCAGATTACGATAATATTGCTAATGACGCTTTTTTACATTGGAGCTTGCGTCCTAATTGTAAAGATTGCTTTGCATTATCAGGATGTCGTGGTGGATGTCCTTACTTAGATCATAGAGAACATCATATCACGTGTAAGAATGAACGCTTGCTATGGGGAGCTATTTTTGCAGGGGTTTGGTTCCATCTTACAGAAACTATTATTGACAATATTGAACCTTATAATGATATAGAATTTGGTGATAAATATTACCCTAAAGAATTTTTCCATACTTTAGAACCTATCAATGATAATATCGAACAAGTTGTACCTCCTATTAATGATGATATAGAAGCGTATAAAAGGAAATAAAAGTGTATTATTACGAAAATCTTACGTATGGGACAGGGCGTTCCTATAATATTTATCAGTATAGATTAATACCAACTATATCTGATAGGTACTTAAACAAAATTTGGAGATAAAATGCTTACAACAAATCCTATTACATCAGATGATCTTAAAGAGCTTATTATAAGCACTGTGGTTGAATATTTAAAGAATAACTCAGTCACTTTGGGGGGGGGTAGAAATATCCTCCGTAAATATAACAGGTAACTTAAATGTTAGTGGAAATACATCTTTACAAGGCTGTACTTATAAAGGAACGGAATTAACTAGTATTCCCGCTAATAATACATTTGCCGGTGAAAATCCATTAAGCTCTTCTTCTGAGGACACACCGGAACTATTATCATAAATAGAGTAAATATACATCATTTTTAATCTCCTATAAGCATACTTTTATAATTACCACCATCTTCTCCTTCTTCCAACATACGAATGGAATGATGATCCACTACTACGCGATTCTCTAAACAGTCTTTCCACTTCATCATCAACTAATTTTTCAGTATCTTTATCTAAATAATTATTAAGCGTAATAATATGCTCTTTGGTTACTTGGGCAATTTTTTCACAAATACCTTTATACTTAAAATCTGTGTTTTTCTTAGTTTTCCATCCATTACGTTCGTAATAACTGAGATATTTTAATGTATTTATAACAATCTCATTATCGGTACAGATAGTTACCTCACAGGGTTCCTTTAATTTTCTAAGACCGTCTAAAACTGCTACTAAGAGGACGCTCGCAGTGGATACAATATCATATTCAAAGGTATTTGGATCATACACTTCACTTTTCTTATGACTGCCATATACGAGTGTATAAGCACAAGTACCTTTTCCGCGAAAGTTACTATATTTTCCTGCTATGTACAAAAAAACTTTTTTCATAATTCCCTCTCAACATTTTTCTCTATTATAAAATACTTTGAAAAGTTTTTCAAAGTTTGCTTTTTCTAAAAATTGTAGTATAATAAAACTATAGTAAATTTTTTTGGAGAATATTATGACAGTTTTTGATAAATTTTCTGAAGGTGTAGATACAAAGTTTGGTGAAAATACTCCCTACTCTTTTGGTGATGATTATAATGAATACAGTGAGGTAGAAAGCTCTTTGGAGCACTACAGCGATTTTGCTAAGGGTGCAGTTAATTTTCTTCAAAACAACAATGTCAACCTTCTCAATGTTCGTAGTTTTTATGTATATGGTTTAGGTAAGTTAACTACCATTAAAGCAACCGTTTCTGAAAAGAAAGAAATCAAAGAAATTGCTAATATATTAAAAGATTATTGCGAATTGAATGGTCTTAAAAATATGAGAAGTTGGAGATCGATTGGTATTTTAGAATATGCCTCTTACGTAAATCTGGATAAACGTATTCCTGATATTGACAAATATTGCGATATTAATTATCAGGAGTATGAAGACGGAGATAAGGAAGGATATGTTCTTTTAATTCATGCCGATTCTCTTAATTAAAATAAAAAAGCCTCTCTAATTTAGAGAGGCTAATTTTTTAGTAATTTCCATCACAAGGTTGGTAGCAAGTGAGTCCTAGTTTTCTCCACATGTCTACTACCGTTTTTCTATCTTCAAAAACCGCTTGAACTTTATAACGAGATTCAATTTTGTTTTTATAAATTTCTTCTTTTATGACATAGTCCGGACGATAATCTCTGTCTTTTCTCATATAAAGATTTTTAGAAATATTTACTTTTTGGGATTCCGGATCTCCATATCCTAAGTTATTAGCTAACCAATCAACAGTTTGCTCCCTATATTTTTCTGATCTTCCTGTTACAAACAGGATTTCCCCAAATCTATCCAAATAATAAATCATATCAATATTTGCTTGAATAGGACCATCTTTATCTATATCTTTATAAAAATTATCCCAATCTTTTTTATCTCCTTGGATAAAATGCAATCGATGTTCGAGATTTGCTAAGACACCATCTATATCAAAAATAAAAGCGTGTGAAAATTTCATAAGTCTTTTTTCATCCATATAGCATTTTCTAAAGGTGGGTTTTCTGAAAAGATTTTAAGTTTTTTGTATCCTAATTTATTATACCATTTTTGCATCCAAGTATTCTTTTCTACAAAAAGAATTATTGTTTTTATACTCATTTGATCTGCGACATCCTCTGCAATAGAAAGTAATTGAGTTCCTATTCCTTTATTTCTCATATTTGCATCTACCGAAAGATTAGCGATATAAAGAATTTTAGGATTATCATTATAGGTATAAAGGACTATTTTGGAAATTTCGTTTTCTAAATAAATTAAGACTTTATCTTGAGAAGTGTTATAATTAACAAAATAATCAGAAGGGACTTTGAGATTCATAATATTACTCTAAACAAAGTATATCCTAAAATTTCGTCTTAAAGTCTTCTGTATAAATAATTTCTTTAATAGGAGTTGTTTTAATTAGCTCCATACAAATAGGACAAGGTTTAGCGAGCTTAGCATTTCCTTTTCTATCAAACCGAAATATCTCTATTGAGAAAGCTTTAGATATTCTTTTACCTGCCCTTAAAATTGCAAGTACTTCCGCATGTAAATAAACCTTCTTTTCCTTTCCTACCTTCTTAGCATATTTAGCTTGTATAGGATGTGTTTTAATATAAGAGTTATTTGCTCTTGAAATTATATGTCCACGTTTATCCCTTATAATTGCTGTAATGCAATATTTCCTTTTCATATTAAGGAATAAATACCATAGCAAATTAAAATAATACCTGAGGCCATTATCCAAAATAATAACGCTATAAAAGTAAGCATAGCTATTAATTGACTAATACCATTTTCAAAAGAATTTATTCTTGTTACACAACATAATATTATGCTTACAAACTCTATTATGAATAGAATCGAATAGCTGTATATAAATAAGTCTTTCATTTTATGATGTGGGGATTATCGGTTATTTTAGAAGGAAATAAATAAATTATTTTATTATCTTTTTCATATCTATATAAAACAGGTTTATTTTTATCAAAGTAAATCAAAGTAAATTCATTTTTGCCATGAAATACATCAATGTATTCCTTTTTATATTTATCTAAACTTTTAGTAGGATATACCTGTCTATGACATTCTATACATTCACCCAAATCTCTAGGCTCATACATATCCGATGGTATTTCCGTATTTGCATAAGCTAAAACAGGAAAAAGCAAAAGAAGAATTAGGCGCATCATATATCCTATCTTACTGATTTATATGAACGAATCATAGAAAAATTACCTGTCCATTCTTTACCATCTAAAGTATAAATCTTTTGTTTATTATCTTCTACTTTGACTATAACTAAATCATACTTCTTATTTAACTTTTCTGCTCCTTGCCCTTTTAACATAACTATTAAAGGAACATAAGAAGGTAATTGATTGTTATCAACTTGTACAAAATTAACAGAAGAAAATAGGATTAAATCTTCTTTTTTAATTTTTAATTTAATTTTTACATCACTTCCATCTAATTCTTGAAATATACTTATTTTTACATAAGCTTTTTTAGAAAATAAATCCTTTTCACTAACCGGCATAGAATCAGAATAACTATTATCAATAGTCATTATTTCTTTTTGTAATTTAGGAGAAAAACCAACTCTTAAAGTACCCTGCTTTATTTCTTCTCTTATATTTAAACTTGTTTTAATATAAGAGGCATCACTTTTCTTATAATACTTTAGGCCAAAACCAATAAAACTCATAATTTTACCTTTAATGCTTCATATTCTTTAATAACGTTTTTATAAGAATCCGCTAATTGATTCAAATAACCTTCTTTCAGTTCTATTAACTTAGCTCCTCCTTTCATACATATTCACAATATCTTTATACATATTTACCTGAGATTTTAAATAGTTGGGTTCTAATTCTATTAGTTTAGCTCTTTTTTCTAAAAGATGCATAATTAGATAAAGAGAATGTGTTGCTACAAAAACTTGTATATTAGGCAAAGATAAAAATACTCTTTCCATACCTACTAGAAAAGCGCCTAAGGTATCCATAGAGTTACTATTTTCTGGCTCATCAAAAAGAACAGCACTTTCTTCCTCTTTAAGTTGACCATGTCTGCTTAAAAAATAGCTATAATATTTAGCCCGTTTTTCAGCCCCGCTTAACATGTGGTGATAATTCCAAAAACCGGCGAAATCATCAAACGTTTCGCACACGGATAAAGCCTGATCTTGGGAAAACTCATTAGGATTATAACAATAGGCTTTTGTTAATTTATCTACGCATATAGTACTTCTATCTTCCCTTAGAGAAGTACCTGTAATTAGTTTTTCGTTATGATTGCTATTATCACACCCATTTTTAAGCAATCTTAATAAACTCGTTTTACCACAGGCATTAGGCCCTATAATTACATTAAGTTTGTCAAATTCAAAAGATACATTTGTTTTTCTAGGTAATTTCTTAAAAATATGTTTATAACCGCTTTTTAAAATAAGGGATTTAATCATTTATAAGGTTCCGGTAATTTTCTAAAAGCTACTATATCATGTAAAACATAAGAAACAGGGCTGTCATTAGAAAACCAGCAAGGATATAACCCTTTTGAAAAATTAGCTATTAAAATACTTCCATCTTTATGCTGTACAAGCCATGGATTATTAGATTCAGGAGGTATAACAGTAGGATAGCCATTCCAATTATTAGGATCATAAACAGAAATAAATTGGTCTTTACCTATTGTAAAAGTAACGTTATATTTATTTGGACAAACTCTAAATAAAGTAATTCGCTCTTTTTCACTACATAGAAAACTAGCTTCTATTTCGCTATCTTTAAAAAATTTATTAACAACTTCTTTTAAATCTTTATCTTTAATTATCCACATATTATTTTTCGCCTTTTTAAAATAGGAAAATTATTTTAATTATTTAGGGATTTCTCTAAAAGCAATTACATCTTCCCATTTTTCTCGAGACTTAGGATTCCAATTATAAAAAGCTAAAAAAGGATCATTAAATAACTTTTTAACTTTTACCATATAAAGACCAATTTTAGGAGGATAAATTGTAGGATAACAATTCCACGCATTTTCATTATAACTGATTTTTTCAAATTCTTTCAATAAGACATGAAATTGAATATTACAAATATTACTCCCATTATCAAAATGAACGTATTGACTTTTTTCTTTTACTGCCTCCTCACATTGTTGATCTATATAAGTCTGACTAAAGAAATAATATAAATATTTCTCTGTAATAGGATTATTAATTTTCCACATTTTCTTTATACAATTCCGGAAGTTTTTTAAATGCAATAATGTTTTGTTCAGGCTCTAATTCTCGGAGTTTTAAAAAATGCCAACCATTAGCAATATCATTAACTTGATAATTTCCTAATATCGTTACTTTATGATAGTAGTAAGCTACCTTCAATTCACCTTCCCTTGTTTGAACTAACCATTGAGACCATCTTTCTTTTTCATCAACCTCTGGTTCAATTTCAGGATAAGGATTCCAATCGTCCTCGTCATAAAGTTGCTCTATAGTAAGTTCTGTAAAAGGAAGACGTAATTCTGTTCCTTTCATAAATACAGGCAATTTGGGAGTAATATAATTAGAGCGGCCACTACGAACAGGATCTATGGTTATATAGGTAGCTTCAGGAAAATTTCTTTTAGTAAAGTCTACCATTAAAAAGATTTTTTCTTTATCAAAAAGACTGCAAAAGAAATTTTGGATTTTTTGATCTTTAAAACCGTATTTATATTTCATTGGAATACCTACCGGGGAGTTTTCTAAAAGCAATGACCTGAGTTAATTGATAACCACTATCTTTTTCTTTATTCGAAAACCAAAGACCTTGCCCTTTTGCTGCTTCTGCAAAAAACCAACCTACACGCAATTCATTATCTTTACATTGAACCAACCATTCTGAACAACCTTTGGTCATAGGTTTAAGCTCAGGGTATGGATTCCAACTTTCTTCATCATAAATATATTCTATCTTTAAACTATCTAATGGAATATTAATTTTAGTCCCTACTGAGAAAATTTTAACCTTTGGTTCTAGGTGTAGAGTACCTTCATAGCAAGGATCAATAATAACAGAATTGGCTTGAGTATATTTTTTTACAAAAAATTCAATATATTTTGCTAATTCTTTTTTATCAAAAATACTGTAAACAGTCTTAGCAATTTTAGGATCAGCAACAACATAAGCTTTCATTTTATTCTCCGTATATTAATTTTTTAAGTTTTTCCATAGAACTTTCAAATTCTAATACAGCGGCGCAGTTGTCGTCAACTTCCTGTATGTATCTTTCTTCCTCAGAGATATGTGTGGCTTTTGGTTTATACCAATTTATTCGAAAATAAGGAGATACTGTATAAAAACAGTTATCGTTACAATCGTTTATAGAAAATTGACAATAGTGGGGAATAAGTTTTTTCTTATTATAGATTTCGTGCAGTAAGTCTTTTAAAAGAAGTAAAATACTGCTGGCGCTATAGCCTCGATCAGAGCAAGTTATATTGAAAAATAAATTACTATAGGTTTCTACCTCAAACCCTTCCAATCTTCCTTCTTTTTTAGAGAAAACAATTCCGGTGGGATAACCTAAATCCTCCTGTTCAATAGGTATCCATTGAGTATCCATTTTGCTGGAATAATATGGTAAAAAAGCAATATCAAAATTACTATCACCATATGTAAAAAGCTCTTTGCACATGAAGGATTTTATAAAATCCTTAATTTCAAAAACCGCCTTATCGACATCTTCTCTTTTTAAAGCATTTAAATTCTTTTCCTTGTAAAACTCAACAGCGTAAAATCCTAGAGTTATTGTTCCTGTTCCCCATGTTCCCATAATTACTCCAAGGAAATGTTTTCGATTTTAGCTCTTTCTTCTAAAATGTTTTTATATTCAAGCATTACTTTCAATTGCTTTTCTAATAATTCGTAAGAGCAACTAGGAGTAAAATCAAGAGAATTATTACGCCATTTTTCAAGCATATTAGCTAACTTGTTAGAGCGATCCTCTAATTCCTTATACTCAATATAAAATCTTTCCTTATAATTTTCAGGAATTTTAATAAAAGTTTTTAACTTTTGTCCATCTACGAGATAACCGGGATTACAACCATGGTCAGGATCTTCATACGACACAAAATAAATATCTTCTAACCTTTTTTGATAATCAGAATCTAGATTCTCTGCTTGTTCACGTTTTCCTAACCAAGACAGTAGATTACCAATATTAATATCATTAATTTTTACAGCATACATTGGGGTGGGCATAGTATAAAGCATTTTTAATATCCTAATAAAGATCTATAAAGATGAAGAGACATAGCTTGTAGAGTATTGTCAGAGTACTCGTAATCTGTATTTGCTAAGATTTCTTCTGCTCTTTTCTTACTATAGAGGTAAAAGCCGTGATACTTAGCTATAATCTCTTCAAAAACTTCCTGATATTTATTAGTAAAATCGTAACACATGAAATCTCTAATACAGGTATGGGGTCGAGGATAATCCACATAAAAGTTTGTCTCTATATAATTATCCGCGTGAAAGAGGTCTTTTTCACCTAAACCATCAATAGCAAGGTCTATATCCACCAAATCTCTATAAAGATTTCTAAGCTCTTTTACCGTCCTATTCTTACAAAGCTTTTTATAATCTTCTCCTGCTATTCCTAGGTAATGCTTTAAAAATTTTCGCTTGTCTCCATTTTCACATAGATAAAGCAACTGGCTACGCATATAATTATTGTCTTCTATAATAAGACCGCATAACCAGTTAAGAATACTAACGTTAGATTTTGCACATAATCTAATAGCTTTACCAATATCGTAGGCCTCAACGTCTACATTACCATCAGAATAATTTATGAAGTCTTTATACTTACCTAAAAGAAAATAATTACCTATACTCTTTTCTTTGTAAATAATACGGATATCATAATCACTGTTCTTAGAAGCATAACCATAGGCATGACTACCAAAGAGACAGGCAAACAAAACCTCTTTATTATACGTTTCTTTAAACTTTTGAACAGCCTCAATAGCAATGGGATTATCAGTCGTTCTATAAAACATTTTTATATCTCAGGAAGTTCTCTAAAAGCAATTATACCAAATTCCGGATGCTTCCATGCATTATTTTCATAAGTCATAGAACGCATTTGTCCATCTTTGTTATGAACTAAATAATGATGATTATTTTTAGGAGTTTCTTTAGGATAAGACTTCCATAAAGATTTCTCATATTCTTTTAAAACTTCTTTAGTAGTCTTTTCAGAAATACAGATATCATTAGGTACACCGTAAGTTCTTCCCTCAATATCAATACCTAATGTGCCAAAAACAGCGTAATTAGGATTTGTTAATTTATTAACAAGAGTAAAATGAGGAACATCATTTATTATGGAAGTAGTATTTGGTACGAGTTTAAGATAAATAGGCTCTTTTTTAAAGCACTAGCTTCTTCGCATTTAGTGTATTTTCCAGCAAAGAAAGTGTCAAGTTCTACACTGAGATCTCCTAAAAAATCCCTAATAATAAAATCACCCTCAGAAAAACATTGATATACTGTGCTATCGAGGCGATCTCCGAATTGATTACAGTATTTTGATATACAGGGGTTTTCTACTTTAATAACGTTAAACTCACGATTAACATTAGGATTATTTTTAAACCAAAGAGGCTCTTCATCTACACCGTATTGAAAAGCCTGAACATTATTATATAACTTATAGTACATATTTTTTAAGTTTTAGGTATAAATTTAAAAACTATTTTTTCTCTTTAAACCTCTAGCTCTTTATAATCTACTAATAAAACAGGTTCTTTATATTTAACCTTTTTATTTTTTATATCTCTATTACGTTCTATAGTATTTGTAATTGTGTCCATAGACGCATGAAATTCACTCAAAGAATTATATATCTGAGTTTCTAGTTTATCTATGCTCTTTTTACTTGCTATAATTTCTTTTAATGCTTTGCTTTCTAAAAACTTATCTTCCCCATAAGCATTAGAATAATAAGAGACAAGAAGAATGAGTCTTCTATACTGACTAAGAAAATCTTGTACATTATCTCCTAATTTATTGTATCTATATATACATTCTTCGTTAGTATTATTATAAAGAGTTTCCTTATAAAGCCAGCTATAATCAGTAAATCTTACAAAATAAACATCGTCACTAATAGGATAATTTACTAAAAAATAAGTCTCTTTAAGGATTTCAATAATTCTATTAGTAATATCCTGATCATAATAAATCAGTAAATATTCTTCCAATGTCTTAATATGAAAAGATTTTGCCGGAGTTAAAATACGATCTCTAAAAAAGAGTCTTAATGCCTTTTTTGGCTTTATATTCAATTTCTCAAACTCTTTCGCTTTAAATCTATATTCTCTGCTTTTTTGGTCAGAAATTGGTGTGTTTCTAATATCTAATTCACTATCACAAATATCATTAAGATAAGTTTCCATTTCTATACTCCTTTCTAAATTCATCACAAATATCAAAAACTTTTTCTAATTTAGGGTCAGGAGATTTTAATTCACTTACTTTGTCTTCTACCATATCAAGAAAAGTAAAAACGGCAGCCTCAGCATGGAGAAGTGATTCTACTAAATCAAACTGTGTCTGTAACTTATCATCGTATAAATCGTATTCTTCTAAAATCTCTACAATTCTATCTAGACTTATCATTATATTTCTCCGGTAAACTGTGAAAAGCGACTACGTTATCTAGTTTATATACATTGCCTATTGCATAAAAATATTTACCCTGTAAACCCTCGTAAAACTTAGCTATGCATATATGACCCTGTTCGTCTTGAACAAGCCATTGCTTCTTTTCACTGCATTCAGGAATAATTTTAGGGTAAGGATTCCACTCTGTTTCACTGATAGGAAAGATATCAAGATGCTTAACAGGGATAAATAGTTTATCTCCGACTATCTGCAGATTATAGGGATTTGTTTTAATATCATCTAAATCTACAAATACTCCGGTATTGCCTTTATCCTTATTATCTAAGATATATTCAAAATCCTGATTAACAGTTTCTTTAATAAGATCGTCCAAAGCAGTTTTACCAAAAAGAGTGTATAATGCTTCTTTTAAATTTTTATCATTTATCTCTACATTACAAATCATATTTAAACCTTTTCATAAGAAGCTACAAATATATCATATTTACAGGGATAGATTTCACCGCTTTGATTCCGTATAATATAATCTCCTTTAGAAAATCTCATAGTACCTTCTAAGGTTTCTATAAATCCGTTTTCTTTATCACAAAAAGAAACTCTGCCATCAAACCAAGAGGGAGGCTCCTCATAACCAAATCTAAATGCTTCTACTAAAGTCTTTTTTCTATAAAGCATTTACTCACCTATAAGAAGATATCTGTCTAAAAATCCTTCTTTTTCTTCTACCCAAACATTACCATCAAGGTTTCTACAAATATAGTTACCAGGAGTAAAAGAAATGGTTTTACCGTCTTCATAAATAAGTCTTTGAGGAATACAAACTCGTTTGCAATTAGTAAACCATTCAGGAGTTTCGTCATATCCGAATATAAAGGCTTGAACATAAATTTTGGGACGAGCCTTTCTTTTATATATTTTATCACTCATTTCTCTCTATTTTACCTATTTTATAATACGCCTTAATTCTTTCTTCAAACTCATGCGGCCAAATTTGATCTATACCGTCATCCATAGTCAGACAACTTTCAAAGACAACATATAAAAACAGATGATCATCTTTGTCTAAAATAATGTAGTAATTATCTTCTTCTTTTTTAAAATCAATTTTTGGATAACCTGTTGTTAGTAGCATCTTTCTAACCTCACTAATACGCTATTAGTAGTATCTTGTTCTATGGGTTCCTGCCAATTTGGGATATCATCTTTGATAAGATCATTTAAACAATCTGCTCTCGTTGTTTCTTCATAATAAGATAGGCAACGAGAGCAGGTAACATCATCATCCCCAAAGGAACAATAAGCATACCCATTTATACAAGAGATAATAGGTTGTTGACATACACAGCAATATAGCTGTCGATTTTTCTTAAGATTTACAGTTTTAACATCGTCTGTAAACCTTAAATTAGATAAATTTGTAATCATTTAAAAAAGAAAGATTTAACTTTCTGAAAGAAAGTTTTTCTAACAATAATAGGAGTACCTAATTCCATAAAGCCACTATTATTACTCTTATAAGCATCTACAATTGCTTTTAATTCCTCTAATGACTTAGGATTAACTACAGGTTTAATAATATCCTTTTTGGCTGATTCTTCTATTAATTTATCTACGGTAAGATTACAATATTCATCTTCCCAATCACCTAATATATAAAATCTATCTATACAACAATCCTTCTTATCGTTAATGAATATACCAAATAAAATAGGATCTCTATAGATTTTATCTGCTTTTCTGCGTCTTTCTTCTTTATTAGTGTAATCTGTATAAAGTACCAAAAATTCGTCAAAAATATTTTTAGTCTTTTCGATAACACCAACAATTTCATCCGGTATTTCTCTAGGATAATTTTTAAGCTCAATCAGCTTAACAACACGAGAGTTACCATTTACTCGATTATCAGGATTATCAACATAGTCAATAATAGTGTCTTTATAAATAAATTGATTAATACCTAAATCAATTAAAGTCTTTTCCTTTTCTAAAACTGACATTATAAACAAAATCTTTTTAAGCCCCACAATTTGACCTGTACGATGGTACTTGTTAGCGAGATAAAAAGCCTGTTTATAAATCTTATCTAAATCATTTTTATCGAAAAAGACTTTCTTATTTTTAAATTCTTGAAATAATTCGTCTGGTGTCATAATTTAAACCTAAAATAAATAGTTTTATCTTTAAGAACAATATCACCTACTTTACCTTCTAAAGTTACTCCGTATTTACCCTGTCTATTATAAAAAATATCATCAGCTCCTAGCAAACGGTGCTTTCTTAGAAGTGTTGTGGCGGGAACATCTACTAGGTTATAGAAATCAGCTATTGTTTTTCTAGAAGCTCTTTTCAGTAAATAAACCGGGCTATAAAGTAAATCCTTCACTACGTTAAAATTCGGTTTTTCTAAATTTCTTTCAGAAAGAGGATAACTTTTTAGTAGGGTTGATTGAAGTAGAGACCCATAACATGAAAAAGGTGTTGTGGTTAAACGGTAATATCTTTTATTATGAAAGAAGTAGAGAGCATTATCCATATTCTTATAAAGAAATATTAACTCATATCTTAGGTCTATAAATCTTCTAAGAATACTATCTACATTTTCGTCATATTCTGGAATTTGTTCCCATAACTTTGGAGAAAACCATTTCATCTTCCTTCACCTCTTATATACACAACATACATATCATATAGCATCAATACCCAATTTATAGTTAGTAACCAAACAGGAAATACGCATACTCCTGTTACTATGAGTTGTAAAGTAGCACTAATGGTAACTAGATAAAAAATAGCTATGAGTATATGCATTATTAAAAGTTTTGATAATCTGTTATGGAAACCAACCCTCTAGGAATATCATAAGTTATGGTGATATCTAATGAAAACTCGTTTTCCCCTACATTAATAACACTTCGAGTTTTTGAATTTTCAACGTTTTCTAAATAAGATTCCGGATAAACGTTTCGAATAGTTTTAAGAAAGTTTAAACGAGAAATTGAAACTAAAAAATTACCTTGTTTAAGGGGACACCAATTAGTAAGACTTTTTAAAGTCCGAATATAGTGAGATTTATTCATTTTATTCACACGCCTTGAAAGCAACTACTTTCTTATAAGTGAAGGGAACATCATTCGTAGTAGACCATAGGGGAGAACCTTTTCTAAATTCTTTACATTTTAATACTTCATATCCCCCATTTTCTAGTTGAGCTAAAACAGGAGTGTCTACCGGTACAGTTTTCTCATTAAAAGAAGTTGTCCATTCCATTGCTGAATAATGAACGAACATAATACGAGGAATAGTAATAGTAAAAGAAACTCCGGTTTTTGCTTCAAAAGAAGGAACTTGTAATATGATATTATCGGCAGGTTTTTCTGAAAAATAATTATCTAAAAAGACCTCTGTAATAGCCTCTCTATATAGTTCATACGAAGTAAAAAGTTCTCTAACTCTTTTTTCAACTTCCCAAGCAAGAGCACAACGAAGAAAACCTTCTCGGGCATTTTGTTTTATGTTAATATTTTTAGCACTATCCATCATAGAAGTATCAATAAAAGTTTTTAACATTATCGCACCACCTTACTATTTTTAAAAAACTTTTCTATTACTTTACAATTTACCTTAGTATCGAGCTTTGCCCAACCACAAGGATAAAAATCTTGTTGAACAAATTCTAAAGCATCTAGATATACAGAAACTCTTAAAAAGAAACTTTTTGAAGATTGAGAGTACCTGAAGTCTTTAAAAATTTCCAATTCAGAGGCGATCTTTTTATAATATTGAAAATCTTCTTCTCCATAATTAGATGTTAGGGAACTATCAAAAAAGACATAACCTTCTTCTGTAGATAATTCCGTGAAGAAAACATCATCGTTAGGCGGCAACAAATAGTCTTTACTAACAATGATAGGAATACCATTCTTTGAAAGAGTTTTGTACATCATCTTCTCCTATTAAACATAACTTTATTATAAAGAGAATTTACTAAAATTTCAAGGCAATAAAAAACCTTCCTTAAAAAGGAAGGTTCAAAAATTAATCCATTATGCCATTAGTTAAAACTGCTAAGCCATTGTCCTTATTTTCTATCAGGATATATCCTTCATCAACCGGTAATTCCAATTTACCTATATTAGCGAGTTTAAAATTACCGTATTCGAAGTTAGCTATACAATCATCTAATTTTTCCCAATATTTGCTATCGTATGCAAAAGTAGCAAAAGCGAGATAACCGAAAGGATTATTGGTAGCTAATTTATAAATTCTATCAAGAGTTGCAATAAAGTTCAAAGGATTTCTTACTTGATCGTACTGATAAGTAATCACAGCTGCTACCATATTCTCTAAAGAGTCTTGTAAATACCTGTAGTATTTTTCAAAACCTTTAGGACAACCATTTATCATTATAGATAAATCCGCTAAAGCATTATTTGGATTTTCTATAAGAGCTTTCTTAATATAACTAACTAAAGCATTTAAATCCTTTGATACGCTATAAATATTTGTATTAGAACCAAACCCATCATTGGATACCAAAATATCGTACTCTTCATACTCTTTCATAACAATTCCTTTTAAAGTTTTCTATAAATTTTTTCATAAACCGTGTGAAGAAAAGTAGCATAAATTTCATCACCCGGTTTTCCTTCTCCAATATTATTAAAATAACTCTGACAAATGTGTAAAGCCTCGTGAGCAATAGTACTATAAAGTACCTTCTTTTTTAAATCCTTTGCAATATAAACAATATGGAGGTTATTAAGATGCCAACTTAAACCATAAGAATCAATATAATCATCAACCGCTATATTGTATTTATCTTGATACTTACGAAGCTCTTTTTTAGTTCTAATTACTTTAATACGTATTTTTATCATAATTTCATGTAGTCGGGTATTGGTAAATTATAAGGAAGATAATCAGGATACTTTGGATTAGGTAATAAATTTTCCATAGTATCTTCCTCAAACAAATCCAATTCTTTGTTATAATCTAAAATAGTTTTTTGCCAAACAGTATAACCATTTTGAACAGAGTTTAAAAAAGCTATAAATTCTCTTTTCTCCTTAGAGTTTAAAATCCAATCTTTTTTGCCCGCCATTCTTCCTACATTAGCATGCTCTATGTAAATAGGTTCATACATAGAAATATGGGCAACTTTGCTTGCTTTCTGTTTGCTGGGCGCATTATAAAGTTTTAAATAAGCATTTCCTTTATGCATAACATCAGGATTAACTTCTATAAGCATTTTTCTTTGTACGTCTCTAGCGACCGTTGCCATAGCATGCAAATCATACTCGGCCAATCTTTGATAAGAATTTACTTTCATATCTCTTTTAAATTTAATATAAACCTTTTTACTATTGTATTATGAAAATACTATCTTATCAACAGAGCGGTTATCTAAATGGCTTTATCAACACTAATGAAGCCTATGAATACGCTAAGAATTACCTCGGTATGTATATTAAATTTTTACCTAACTTTTGTAGTAATTTTTCTCAAGTTCAACAAAAGGCTTTAAAAATCTTTTCAAGAAAAGAAATGCCTGTTCTAGATAATAGGCGCATAGATCTTTTAAAAGAGTTTTTGGAAAATATTGGTATTCCTTATACTCAGGAAAAAGTAAAGTGCTCTTCTTTTAAAAGCATTCAAAAAGATCTTTATTTGGATAAAGCCTTATCTAATATATTAGACATTGCTTTTAAGAAGCAAAATTTTAGTATTTTAATTTGTGATAAAAATGGTTATTTATTAGACGGGAACCATAGATGGTTTGCTTACATGCTTTTAAACCCTGAGAAAAAGGTAAAAACTTTACGGATAGAATTTGATTATAATACTCTCATACCTCTTTTAACAAGGTATTCACAGGTTGTTTTAGAAGAAGAATTACGAGAGTAAAATTAAAGCCTCCTATTTTGGAGGCTTATTTTTTACCAATCAGCATAATATTGAAAGGTAAATTCCGAATCATATTTATATAAAATAATCTCTAACTTAGTAAGTGTTTCAACTATATTATAGAAATAATTTTCGTCGTATTCCCTACTTCCAAAAAAGAAACCTTCACAAGTTGGTAAAAGTTTAGGAGCCTGTTCTCTATCTATTAGAATAGTTTTACAAATATTCCTAAGCTCTTCTAATTTAGAGTAAGGAATCGGCATGAAGGTACAATTAATATCATTATCAAAGTACCTATCACCTGTAAAAAATCGGTGAATGTAATTAGCTTTTCTCCAAGAGATCAGCTCTTGTGAGTGATCTCCTAATAAACTCATATCCAATCCCATTTACTTTTCCACCCATTTATAAGCGCCTGAACGGTTACTGTACTCGTAAGAGATATTAGAGTTTTCCTGTTCTAAAATAAGATAATTGTTATCACCGTAACCCGTATAAACTTTTCTGAAGTGTGCAATCTTAGGAGCCATCTTTTTAGCTTCCTCGATATCCTTAGCTTCAAAGGAATGCTTTACAACTTGAAATCCCATCTTAGTAACCGTGAACTTCATAATATTCTCCTTTAATATAGGGTATTATAAAGTAATTTTTAAATAGGTTCAATTGTTTCGTGGTATAAAATACACTCACGATGCTTGCCTACTTGTACGCGAGCAACAGGTTTTTCTACAAGCTTATGTGTTCGTGGAGGTGGATTTAAACGCCTATCTAATACTTCTACGGAATAACAACTTTTGAAAAAACAGTCGTTACTGAAATCGTTTTCTAATTTAGTAATTCTTTCTAACTCAGGAATACCGGGATATTTAGGATCGGTTATTTTTAAAGTATCAACAAACCCCTTTACGTAAGTTTGTATAAAGGCATATCTCATTACGCCAGCATGCTTGTTTTTAGCGAGTAAGACAATGTGTTTTAATACAGGTAAATATTTCATTACTTTTCTCCGAAAGGTGGATGATATTTGTATAAAGCGGGATAAAAATCATCGAAGGTTGCTAGTACTCTTATAAGGGTCTTATTAAGATAGGGTTGTATTTCCTTTAGCTCCTCTAATTGTGGTATATTTTTCTCAAGCTCTAACATGGCTTGAAAAGAAATCATTTGTTCAAAGTCTTTTTTTAAGCTTTCCGCTATAGGATTATGACAAATTGTAAAGCTTATATTTGTTTTACATTTATCCATAATGTATTCCATAATTTCTCCAAACAAAAAAGGGAGCTAAGCTCCCTTATAAAATTACTTTTTATTCTGATTCGGAAAAACATTCAGCAAATTCCATCGCTTCTTGTCTTTCTACCTCTTCTGCCCAATCAGTTTCTTCACGACGAGCATCATAATAAAGTTCTAATAAAAACTCAAATTTTTCTCTATTACGTTCAACACTGATATCGTGATTCTGAGCATATTCAATAATATTTTCAATAGCTTCATCAACTTTTGTCATTTTATGACTCCTGTTAAAAAATTATTTGATGATTAAATTATAAAGCTTTTTAGAAATTTGGCAACTAATTTTTAAAATATTTTAGCAAAAATAAAGGGCGGAAATTTCCGCCCTTCTGTTTAAAGAAATTCTCTAAATTTCAAGAGAACCAATTCAATACCTAAATCCTTATCAGGGGTAGGGTTACGATAAATACCGGCAAAATTTTCAGTGTTTTCTAATTCATAAACAGCATTAGCACTATATGCATCAAACATTGTACCACTTCGACTGTATTTATAACCGAGAGATTCACAAAACTCTTTGAAAAGTTTTTTGATTTCTGTAAAAGCCTCCGAAGTTTTATACATTATTAAAATACCGGTTTCTCTACCATACCAATTAGAGCAATCAACGCGAGCAATTTTAAAAGTACCCTGTCCGGTTGCTTTAGTGAAAAGAGCGATAAGCTTTTTGGCATTAGCTGTAGGTTTAGAATCACCGGAAACACGAATTTCTTTGTAATCTTGCCAACCCTTTAAAGCTCTTGTAACGTCATTCATTTTATAACTCCTGTTAAAAATTTATCTAATGAAATAATTATACCTCAGAAATTTTAAAAGAGCAATTAAAAAATTTTTAATAAAAAAGGGACGTATACGTTCCTTTTATTTAGCCTAATTATTTATTAGCTTTTTTAGCAAGTAACTCTGCATCACATTTAGGACAATACTCGTGTTGTCCTTTTATATAACCATGAATTGGGCATATACTAAAAGTAGGAGTTATCGTAATATAAGGAAGCTTGAAATTCGTTAGAGCTCTCTTAACTATCTTTTTACAGGCATCCGAACTACTAATAGCTTCATTCATGTACAAATGTAAAACCGTGCCGCCTGTGTATTTTCTCTGCAGATCATCCTGCATTTCCAAAGCTTCAAAAGGATCGTCAGTATATCCTACCGGGAGTTGAGAGCTATTGGTATAGTATGGATTAGAAGGAGTACCGGCCTGAATAATATCAGGGAATCGCTTTTTATCTTCTTTTGCAAAACGATAAGTAGTTCCCTCTGCTGGCGTTGCCTCCAAATTATACATAGTACCCTGTTCACTTTGATAACTCAGAAGATTTTGTCTAACATGATCTAAAAATTCTATGGCAAAAGCGTGACCTTTTTCAGTAGTAATGTCTTCTTTGTTGTTAGTAAAATTACGTATCATTTCATTGATACCATTTACGCCGATTGTAGAGAAATGGTTACGTAAAGTTCCTAGCCATCTCTTGATATAAGGATAAAGCCCTCTATCCATGTTTTGTTTAAGGGTTTTTCTTTTAAGCTCTAAAGAATTACGAGCAAGATCCATTAAATAATCTAAACGCTTATAAAGACTTTGCTTATCGCCCTTAAACAGATAACCTAAACGTGCGCAATTTATAGTCACAACTCCAATTGAACCTGTTTGTTCTGCACTACCAAATAAGCCATTACCACGTTTTAAAAGCTCACGTAAGTCTAATTGCAAACGACAGCACATACTGCGAATCATATTAGGTTTTAATTCAGAATTAATAAAATTCTGAAAATATGGCAAACCATACTTAGCGGTCATTTCAAAAAGAAGGGTGCTGTTTTCACTATCCCAATTAAAATCAGGTGTTATATTATAGGTAGGAATAGGGAAGGTAAATACCCGACCGTTTTTATCTCCTTCTAACATGATTTCAATATACGCTTTGTTAATCATGCCCATTTCTTTTTGGAGATCGCCGTAAAAGAAATCACATTCTTTACCACCAACGACAGGTTTTTCTTTTTTCAAGTCCTCAGGACATACCCAATCGAAAGTTAAATTTGTGAATGGTGTTTGGGTACCCCATCTTGAAGGAACGTTTAGGTTATAAATAAACTCTTGCAAATGTTGCTTAACTTCTTTATAAGAAAGATTATCCAATCTTATGTAAGGAGCCATATAAGTGTCAAAAGAAGAGTAAGCTTGGGCACCCGCCGCTTCGTTTTGACAGCAGCAAAGATGATTAAGAGCTTGATTTAGAGCACTACCTAAATGTTTAGGTGGATTACTTTCTATTTTACCGGCAATACCATTCATTCCTTCTCTTAAAACGTTCTTCAGAGACCATCCACAGCAGTATATAGAAAGCATATCGAGGTCATGGATATGAATATCACCATTTCTGTGTGCTTGACCTACTTCCTTAGGATAAATTTTGTTGAGCCAATAATTAGCGGTTATCTTACCAGCAACATTCAAAATCATACCGCCTAGGGAATAGCCTTGATTAGCATTAGCATTTACTCGCCAGTCGGCACGGGAAAGATATTCTTCAACGGAGCTTTCCGCATTTATATTACCAAGAGAAAGATTACGTTGAGCATCTCGCATATTACGATAAGTAATGTAAGACTTAGCGGCTTTGAAATAACCTAACCCCATCAGGACAAACTCTACTTCGTCTTGAACAATTTCTATATTGATAGTAGGCTGATTTCTTTTTTCAAGTCTTTCAGTAACTAATCTAACTACGTTATCTACATCCACAAATTCATTAGAGGATTTAGCGGATTGATAAACAGCGTTATAAATATTCTTGGGATTGAATTTGGCAATACTGCCGTCACGTTTTTCTATATATTTTATCATATTATTTGCAATTGATAAAAATAAAGGTTCTAAAATACTTAGAACCTTTTTTGGAAAATTTGAAGATATTTTATTTAACCCATTTAACCATATCTTTAATTACTTTAGCAGGAACGGTAATAACTGTCCCTTTTCTATTGGCAATCATAATGATTTGATAACTACCATTCTGCATTCTTGCAAAAGTATCTTCTGCTAAAACGTAGGCATCGGTACCACCAAAATCAATAACATCTCCCGGTTTACTCTGAGACAAAACTTCCATGTATTGTTCTTGTTCCTCCACAGGCATGGAGAAAATCACATTAGTAAGAGTGGAAGCTGTTAATCTTTTTTTAGCATTAATAATCATTTAAAAATTCCTAAAAAATTAATTTTAAAAATCTTAAGAAATAAGAGCTTTAATTAATTTATCAAAATCCTCTTTGTGAAGGAAAATTTCCATGGTATTTATATAAGAATCTGTTTCTACATTGAATATGATTTCTTTTCCTCCATCCTTAAGATCCCATGCTCTTATTATTTGATAATATTCCTCTTGTTTATAATTTTCCTCTTCTTTTTGTTCCGGAGTCGGTATAAAGGGAAGATCCGCCCGAGTTTCTGGCTTAAGGCTTTTAAAACTAGTAAGTAGCTTTTTAATCTGATTTTCTGTGAAATGAATTTCACACGTTTTAACTCTATTATCGAAATCCTTTGCGGTAATGGAAAGGAGAATAGTTTTATCCGGATATTTCATAATATTAATATCCGTATTCATCCTATAATCTTCACTTAAATCATACTTAGTTTTAAATCTAATTGTTTTAATAGGTTTTAAAGAGGCCAATTGGAGTCGTTTCTTAGCATTAATAATCATAGTATTTCCTTTAATTATTTGGCAATAGGGATATCTTTAGGATCGATTGCATTAATAAACTTAATTAAATTATAAGCATCCTGAATATCTTTTATAAAGCTATCCATATCTTCTTCTCTTACATGGTAAGAAGATCCCATAACATAAAAACCTTCCCTATCATTATAACCAATATCAGGGAAACCGCCGTAACTATCGTCTTTAATAGGAGAAATCTTAACATTCAATCTGGCCATTGTTCCCCTAAGGTAATAATAAATATCTACGTCGTAACCATATTTTTTGCCAGCACTTTTAATCTTTTTATAAACAGGATTGTTATCTAAATCGTCCTCGTCTACAAAACTATCTTCTTCTAATTTTCTAACATCGAGAATATTAGGAAGAGGCGCAGCCTGTAATCTTTTCTTAGCATTAATAATCATCATATCTCTATTTATAAATAATAGTAAAAAGAATTTTTTCGTCAAATTCCATGTATTCAACTATTGCAATATTTAAAATTTTTACCTTAGTTGATACCTTTGTTTTAATTATTTTTACGGGAATATCGAAATACTGACCTTGTTTAGTATCGTTATTCCAATAATAGTAACTAGGTGGTAGGAAGAGACCTTCAAAGTCATCTAAACTTGAAACATACCAATAGTGTCCATCTTTTTACCAAAATATTGAAATAAAATCTCAATATTTTCTAAATGTTTTTGTATTTCCTTTTTTACTTCAGGGTCAGTCCATTTAAAAGCACAAAGCCTCTTTTTAGAATTTACTATCATATAAACACCTCTTAGCATTAACTTGAACAATCGGCTTTACTAAAGTTCTTACATGGAGCCTTTGAATATTATAACCTCCTGCAAAAACACTTTCTACAGAAACCGAACCTTTTGTTCCTTGAATAACGCCGTTTAATCTTCCTTTATTAATTGACCAGTTAATGCATTTAACAATTTCACCGGCCTTTTCATAAACTCTATTCATTAAATCTAAGATAGCGGCATCAGCAGAATTTTTAGCTTCTCTTCTGAGATCGTCATCGGTAGCGTACCTAAAATGAACATATGCGCTAACACTCTCACCTGCTAAACGAGCTTGTTGTTCACTTCTAAATTTAGAATAATAAGCTTTAATACTTAAAAGATTTTTATAACCGGCTTCTGTTAATTCCTCTCTAAACTGTTGAATAGGTTCAGGAGCATCATTTAACCGATTATCTTTCCAAGCTTTTCTAATTTCCCGCTCTTTTTTTCGTTCATCAAACTCCCAAGCTTCTTTTAACTTAGAGAGCTTTTCGTTGATATCCCGAATAACCTGAGCATGATCAAATACAAATTCGTATTCCCAACGATTTTCGAAAGCGCCTTTTTCAAAAACATACTCGGGATCTTTTCGCCAGTCATCGCCTATTTCAATATTAAGAACCGGATGAACATCTTCCCAACTATCAAACAGGAAATTATCGCTCCATTCTTTTTGATACTTCTTAACGAGCGCAGGGTCTTTGGAAGAATACTTCTTTTCTTTTTCGTAAAGTTTATCTAAAACTTTTAAAACCTTTTCTGTTTTTGATTCCATCTCTCAATCTCCTTATAACCTTTATTTTAATAAAAGTTTTTAAAAAGATCAATTATCTTGCACAAACATTGTACAAAAATAAGCGGAACCATAAGAAGACCCTAAGCTGGAAATTTTACCAGTTGCAAAAATTCCTGTAATAGAAATAGTTCTATCGCCGTTAGGTAAAGGATTATTTAGAAAAACCCAAGTATCTACACAAACATAGTCTTTCTTAAAAACTACATTGTAGTTATCCTCATAAGGGACAGCGTCGTATTCCTGACAAATATTTTTTAGAAAGTTTTGATAAATTTGAAGAGCGTTTTTAAACGTTGTATCGGAGTAAGCCATTACGTCAAGATACCTAGGTTCATGTGTCATGGCTTTAAAAATAAACTCAGGAGCAGCTTTGCGGAAAGCTCTTAAAATACCATCCATTATTTATCCTTGCACTTCTTCTCAGAGAAGCATTTACGTTCATAAAATTCCCCTTTCTTACCAATATTAAAAGAAGAAACGGGACGATGATAACCCATTACCAGTACGTTCAGTATAAGTCGTTAGTTTATACCCGTGAGTTAACACAGCTCTACATCACTGTAAAGATCAGACCATATCATCTCTGATTACCGTTTCGAGAAGACTTCTTCTCTACTTCCTTGTAGGAATGGTCGTTAGGCATTTCACATTTAGAAAGATATCCATCAAATTCTTTAAGATACCCACCATTTTCAAGCTTTAAATATAAACCTGATTTGGATAATCCTAAAGATCTCGCACACTCTTTTATTGTATCATAATAAAATACCTGTCCAGTAGATAAAATTAATTTGTAAGGTTGTTTTTGAAAATGCCCTTCATGTAAGCCCCTAATATCAACAGTCTTTTTTTGATTTTGAGAAGGTGTTACCCATTCTAAATTAGAAGCTATATTATTAGTTCTATCCATATCAATATGATTTACCTGAGCACCTTCAAAATATCCGGGAACAAAAGCATGGGCAACTAGACGATGAACAAAATATTTTTTACGCCTTATTCCGTCACACAATTGTACTTTTGCATAACCTACATTATTTATATCTAAAACTTTTACTTTATCTCTTCTAACAGATTTTATTCTTCCCAAATTAGAGACTTGATATAAACCTTCCCATTCAGGAATATCTTTCCAAATTTCTTTCATAAACCAACCTCTTGGGTTTCTCTTATGGTGATTAGCACGGGATTGTCTTGAAAAGAGTTTCCCCGTTTAGGTAATATTTTTAAGGACACGCATATTTAAGGTTTACGAGTCCAAATCTCGCATTTTGTTCTTTCAGAATCATTTAATTTTTCCATAGTATTTTCCTTATTTAAGTTAATAGTTTTCATCTTTATCATTTATATACTCATAGTTAATTGTAATTACTAAATCCTTTCCTTTATACGTATATTCTGCCCAATAAATAGTAAGTTTACGTCCTGCACCTGTTTTATCACTTACTAAAAACACTATAAGATTAGATATATCTACTGTAACTACTTTAGGAGTTTCGGATAAATGAGGTTCTCGTGATACAGACGTGTCATCCCAATAAAAATCGTAAGCACGCAGGCCTGCAAAAGATAAATTAGTAGGAAGATGCTCACTTACGCTTGTCCACTTCCTAGTCCAAAAGTGTGCAATATCAACTAAAGGTATGTCACAGTTTTTAACGGTTAAAATAATAGTTCCATCTTTTCTTTTATAGTAAGCTGGTTTCTTTGTAATCGGTCTTACAAAAATCCATGCTATCCAATCTTTGAATTTCATAAAATTTTTACTCCTTTACTTCGAATACCAAGAATTTTTTAAAAAATTCTTTTTCTTCATACTGCGTTACAGAACCGTCTTTTTCTAAAACTAAAAAATTACCAAAATGGATTGGCTCCATGGTTTTTTCTATATAGGTATTATCTTCGGAAGAAGTGCAAGTATGATAAAACCATAAGGGAGGTGGAGAATCAATACCATACTGAAACGCCGTTATAATTTCTCCTTGGACGTATTTTTTCATATTCTCTCCCTAATAGGATTTTAGTAATTTCCTTTTCCAAAAAACTTAGCACCTAAATAAAGTATTTTGGCTTTCCATTTAGGAACTCCCAAAACTAACATTCCTTCATAAAAACAATTATCCGCTTCTTTTTTAGTTTTGAGAGCCTGATCGTACATAAAATCGTGAATAATTGCTGCCTTTGCATATCGACCGTGAGGAGGAAAAATAGTCCATAGAATACGAGGAACAGAAGTAAGATCCGTCTCATATCCTACCGGAACTACAATGGTATATTCTCTATTTTCTTTAGTGCCTTTATAAAAAGAAAATGGAGTAAATACTCGCCATTTATAATGATCTAATAACTGTAAAATAGCAGGAGTAGTAAAAGAACTCATATTCATTCCTCTAAAATACTTTCGTCTACAATAGCTTCGTCTACTATAGCTTCTTCTTGAGAAAAGTAAGGAGTTAAAGCTAAATAAGTTCCAACTAAATTTTCTCCTGCTATAATAATACGTTCACAAATATCATCATAAACCAAAACGCGATTAACGTAGATTTCTTTATTATCGATTGTTACCGCCGCTGGAGTTTTTACTGTAAGAACAAATAATTTGAAGGGGCCGGATAATTCGATATTCTCTGTATTGGAGAAATGCTTAATATCTACAGAGGAACCGGGATACATAACCCGATACATATCCTGCTTTGCAAATACATTGGCAGTACCAACTAAAGTTCTTAAATCTAAAATTACTGCACTATCTTGTTTATCCATTTTCTATCTCATAATCTACGGTAAACAAATATACATTTCCCACGCTAGTAATTTTGGCATTATCCCTAACAAAGTTTTTAGAATATTTGGAAATTCCGGTATCAAAAACAGGCAATACCTTTTCATCCATTACAGAATAAAGAGAGTTCCTATCAATCAATTTCTTAGGATACGTAATACCTACACTCAAATAAATACCACCTTCTTCTAAGATTGCTACTTTAATAACACTATTAGGAATATGAAGAGATTTAGCTTCTAAATTGAGAAAACCACCTTCGTAGTAAATTCTACCCAATTTATAGATATCGTCTTCATCAAATAATACTACCAGTGGAAAAACTTCTGATTTTAAAATACGTGCGAGTTTATTCATATAGTACCTTAGGATAACGGTTAGCATCGTAAGCTAAGAAACCTTCCTTATTATTATAAATATAAAGAAGTTGGTTTTCATCCTTACTTCCACAAGCCTCTTCCGCAGGTTTACTAATTATCTTACCATCAGGGCCGGAGCAATTTATGAAACGCAATGTTAGTTTAGCAAAGCGATTAGTTTCCTGTGTTTGCTCTAAAGTCTTGCTGGTATAATCCTGCAAACAAACCATTCCTCGATATTCGGAAGTATCCCATTGATCACAAGAGCAATTAATGAATGTAAAAGTTGCCGATACATTAGAGCGATTAGAAATACGGAAGCAATTCGAAACTTTACCAAAATGGCAGTTTACAAAAGTGATATTGGCATTTTCTGCATAATTAAAAATACTAATACCGTTATTGGAAGTATCAGCAATATTTAAATCAGAAACATAAATACTCTTAGGAGCATAGTCTGTAGTTTGAGAATCTATCGTAGAAGATAAACCAATTTCAATACCATTATAGCTAGTACCTTCTAAAGAAATCTTATCCAAATAAACCGCACCATCGTTACGGAGTTTTAAAACCGCCTGAGAAGTTGCTTTTGGTAAATCTCCGGAAGCAACTACCTGAGACATATCAATGTTATTTGTAGCCTTAGCTTCAAAGAAACTAGAGGTAGCTTCCAAACCATTCAAAGTAATGGCTTTAGCGGTAACACTCTTAGAAGTAGTTATGGCAACGTTATTTAAAGAAACCGGTTGCTCACTAATAATTGCATTTTGACCTTCTTGGAATTTAATTTCCTGACCGGAATCCTTATAGCGAATCAACTCATTTAAAGCTTTTAACTGCAGTGAATTAATAAGACTCGTTTCATGAACATCAGAAACATTTTTTTCTAAAAGAGATACTGAGCCAGTTACTTCTTCTTTTAATGTATTTACATTACCTTGAATCTCGTTATCTTTAGCTTCCAATTCTGTATCTTTATTTTCTAAGGAAGTTTTCATTTCTCCCAAACGGGTAGAAAGGTCGGCTAATTTAGAAAGAGCGGTTTCGTCTTGTTCCTGTAATGAAGAAATTTCAGCCGTAAGAGCATTATAAGAAGTTTCCAAAGTATCTACTTTTTCCAATAAAGCGTTCACCTGAGCAACGATTTCTTCATTATTTTTGCCGCCACTTAAATTACTTGATAAATTTTTAACCTCTTCTCCCAAGGTAGCAGTAGAATCGGTTAAAGCATTAAGGGCATCACTTAGACAATCAAAACCTTGTGAAAATTCGTTAAGGCAAGCTGTATTATTAGCAACCCCATCTTCCAAATTGTTTAAAGCTTTGAATTTAATACGGTCACCTTTTTTCCAAATAGTTTTTTGGTATTGCATTTATGTTTTCCTTAAAAAAGATCTTTTCTATAAAATTTTCGATTTGCCCTAAGCCCTATAAAATCCTATAATATAAATAACAGGAGAAAAGATATGTTTTTGAAAACAAAAAGTAAAACAATCCTTGAAGCAGTTTTAAAAAGAACTGCAGAAAAGATGCAAAACAAAGGATACGTTCCCTTAACCTTCGAAGAAAAAGAGGAAGGTTTTGAAGTAACGCTTTCTTCCAATGATTTTGGTACCTACTTAGGTTATACCAAGAATGGTGTTTTCAAAAGCTTTTCTCAACAGATCGATTGGGAACAAATTAATGAAATTGAAACTTGCGCCGATTGTGGTCGTAAGATTTCTGCTGCTAAGTATGTTTTCGAAAAACAAGGTAAGTTATTAGTATTAGGTGAGAGCTGCGCTAGAAAACATAACCTCGGGTATTTAAACGAAATTGCTACTTTCTTTAGAGAATACGAAGAAAAAGAAAATACCGGAGGCTGTTTTCAAGAAATAATTCCGGTAAGCACTCTTATCAATATCGCTTACAAGGTTATCTCTGAAAAAGGTTTTAAACCGGCCAATTATGAAAACTCTACTAAAAATGAGATTTTGAGTTTTCATGGGGAGTATCCGGAAAAAGCAAATGAGGTTATTGAATTTTGGAAAAATATTTCTCCAAAGAGCGATTTCGAATATACATGCAAACATTTAGTAGAACAAGAATTAGTTTCTTCTAAAATGGTTGGATACATTGCCGCTCTTGTGAAGATTTATTTAACAAAACCAATTACCAAAAAAGAAAATTTAGCGCAAGAATTTATTAAAAAAGAAGAACCCTTCGAAGCTACTATTACCAAAATTTGTGAAAAAGAATACTCTGTTAATAGTTGGGTTTCCGCACATACAACTGAATTTACTCTTACCCTCGAAAATGGTCTCAATGTAGTTTTTAGTAGTTCTGCTAAAAAGTTTCAATCTCTTCAAATAAATGGTAAAATTAGAGTAACGAGTTATGTTATTAAAAACGTTTACAAAAACTTAGTGGTTATTAGTAAAGTCAAACTTTAAAAGAGGATAAAATGAAATCTAATTCTAGATACAATTACGAGCTTAAGGAAGATGGTCTTTTTTATGTTACTAAAAACGGCAAATTAGTTGCTCGAGTTACCTTCACATATTTAAATGGAGAAGAGTATAAAGAGGTAGATGAGCCAGATATGTTGTGGGAAAAACCTTATTCTGATATTTGGACCGTAGTAGATAATCAAGCAGAGCTAGAAAAAGACTTGGATAAATTAGAGTAACAAAAAAGGGATCCTATTAGGATCCCTTAATTTTTACTTATATGGTTTTAACCATAACTCTGAAGTTTTTTCAGAAGCTTTTTCCAAAACAGCACTTAATTGTCTAATACTTACTTTAGAAATAGTATTATCCGCTAATACCCATTCTTTAAAAGTAGTGTCAATATCTTGATTCAAAGTATAAGCAGTAGATAAAATCCGAGAGATTCTATTTTGAGAAATTTCATCGGCATCAAAAACCATCCCATCTACTTGTACCTTTAAATTCTCAAGCTCTTCTTCTCTCAAAGCCTTTTTTTGAGAGAGTTTATCTTTTTCACTAGGACTATAAGTATAAGGTTCAAACCCTCGAGGAGTTTTTCTATAAATCTTACCATCTATATTCCCTAATAGCTTGTTATAATTTTCTTCGGATACTTTTTCAAACCCTTCTTTTAAAAGTTCTTGAATACGAGGATCTTTTTCTTCCAAAGGATAGGTATCCTGTCTAAAACCCTGCTGATCAAACTTAATCAAATAAATCATTTTATTCCTTTTAGGTTAAACCCCAAGCTAAATAATTCTGTCTTACATTTACATCATCTACTCGTCCTTGAAAACCGGAATTATTAAGAGTATATACTGTGAAAAAGTTTTTATAAGGATTTCGTGCGGAAGTTAAATTTTGAGTAGTTATTCCCATGCACCAACTAAAAGTTCTTGGGAAATAAACAGTATCCGGGCCGGGAGCATGACCATCCCACTGTCCCCACTGAAAGGTAAAGCCGGTAGAATCATTTCTTATCCAACCATTGGATTGGGCATAAAGCGTCCAGTTACCACTTTGAATAGTATAACTAGAGACAGAACCGTTTTGTTTTGTTACTCTTATAGTATTACCGGAAGCCGTTACTTCTCTTACTAATCCAGAAATAGAATTATTTAAATTAGCAGTACTAGCTAATCCTAAACCTTCTTGCAAAGTTTGCCAATAATTGGTATTTGCTCCCGGAGCGATTATACCTCCGTTTTGAGGGCCGTTAGCGGCTCGACAAATCCACTAATTATTATTATGAAGAACAATATTATTAGGAATGTAATTATTTTGATTACTATAAATCGCCTGACCACCGCTCTGATACCAGTATAAATGCTTTGAAAAAAGGTTTAAAAAACCATTCATATCATTACGGCTAACAGGATCTCCTCCTTGATTGAAAGGAATAGAAGTTTTTACCGGAAATCCTTGTTCAAGAGAAGCTTTATCTTGAGAATTTGTTGGAATAATATTATAGTCTCCTTCCGAGGCTATGGGAATAGCTAATCGATCCGGAGCCACTAAATTTTTATCTGCCATTTTATTTTCCTAATAAATCTATTTTTTCAAAGGAAGCTCTTTCTTCCAATATTCTCAAATATTGTTCCATTATGGTTCGCTGCTTTACTAATAAAGCCCTATATTCATAAGATAAATTTTCTTTTCCTTCATGTAATCTGCTATTCAATAAAGTATATTTATTAAGCAAGTCTTGATATTCTTTTTTCATAGTGGTATAATTTAGATAATTATTTTAGTAGGATTTTATATGAATAAATTTGATACTATTTTTATTAAAAATACAATTAAAAATAAAAGAAAAGATCGTTATGCCCTAGCTACAGTTAAAAAATGGATGGCTTCCCAAACTCAAAACGAATACGAAATTAATGAAGCTATTGATAGCTTGTTAGTTCGAAATGTTTTTGAAATCATCGAAAGAACTACTCCTCTTATAAAGATAAATAGAGTAGCTTATGAAGATTTAGTCAAAGAATATTCCGAGATTTCCAAAGAAAACCTTATTTCTTCTTCGAAGGAATTACAATCGTGTTTTGAATCTTTAATTCGGTCTTCTCGATCGAAACAGGGGCTTGCTTAAGATAAGCAAAAAGTTGAACACCTATCTTTTCCCAATCAGCAGGAGAACCATTATTATACATAGTTTCTGTAATTTCCTGTAATTTTTCACTAGGAGTTTTTGCCATAAGTCTTTGTTTTGCCTTAATAATCATAATAATACCTTAAAGGTTTTTCATAAAATTTATTGTAAATAATGATAAATCTTTTTAGTAGGAGAAAATATGAAGCAATACTTAGATCTTTTACAAGATATTTTACAAAATGGAAGCTATCGAAAAGACCGAACCGGAGTAGGTACCTACTCCGTTTTTGGTAGGCAAATGAGGTTTGATCTTAAAAACTCTTTTCCTCTTTTAACTACAAAGAAACTCCATTTAAAGTCCATTATTCACGAACTGATTTGGTTCTTGAAGGGTGATACAAACATTAAGTATCTCCAAGAAAATGGCGTGACGATTTGGGACGAATGGGCAGACAAAAATGGAAATCTCGGCCCAGTCTATGGTCAGCAATGGCGCCATTATTCGGCTGAAGGAACTTGCGCAACAATTGAGACGCCGTTCGGCCTGTTAGATGGAGTTGTTGTTAATCCAGACAACTACACCGAACAGCAAAAGAGCTTTACGAATCCTTATACCTCGTATGAGGATCAGATTGGCAAAGTTTTTTGGTATCTCAAGAAATTCCCGTTCTCGAGAAGACATATTGTTTGTGCTTGGAATCCGTTGTTAATTGATCAAATGGCTTTACCTCCATGCCATTGCCTTTTCCAATTTTTTGTAAGGGAAACAGACGATAAAAAATATTTGTCTTGCCAATTATATCAGCGTTCATGTGATTTCTTCCTTGGAGTTCCGTTTAATATAGCAAGCTATTCTTTGCTTACTTATATTTTTGCGGATTGCTTAGGATATTATCCAGATGAATTTATTTGGACGGGTGGAGATGTACATCTTTACTCTAATCATTTAGAGCAAGCAAAAGAGCAATTATCCCGAACTCCTTATTCTCCTGAAGCCTCTCTTGTTTTCAAAAACCATCATACTTACCCGTGGGAATATAAGTATGAGGATTTCGAAATTAACAATTATAAATCCTATCCAGCTATTAAAGCCCCTATTGCTGTTTAATTATGAGACCTTATATTAACATAATTGTAGCGCGTTCTCGTAATGGAGTTATAGGAAAAGATGAAAAACTTCCTTGGCATTTACCTGAAGATCTTAAATTCTTTAAAGAAAAGACAATGGGCTTTCCGGTAATTATGGGAAGAAAAACTTGGGAGAGTATTGGTAAGCCTTTGAAGGGAAGGCAAAATGTTGTCCTTACAAAAAACCCTTCCTACGAAGTTAAAAACGCTATAAAAGTATCTTCCTTAGAAGAAGCTCTTACTCTATTCACAGGAGATATTTTTATAATAGGTGGAGCTACTTTATATAAACAAGCTTTGCCCTTAGCGAATAAAGTTTGGATTACCAAAATAGATAAAGATTTTGAAGGAAATGCTATCTTTGATAAGTTAGATGAAAAAGAATGGAAATTAATTTGGAGTGAAGCGCACCAATCTTCTCTACCTTTTAAATTCCAATGCTTCGAACGTATTTGCCCTTTTAAAATTTCTGAGGTATAATTATTTCATTAGATAAATTTTAACAGGAGTTATAAAATGAAGTTTAGATACGAAGACACCGAAAATGTTATTTTCAAAGTTTTTCATCGTCGTAAAACCGTTGCAATTGGTTATTGGGATATTAACGAAAAGGGTGAAGAAGTTTTATATTGGCATCTTCCGGTAAACCAAGGTCAGCCAGTCGAATGGCATTGCGCTAAGAGTGAAGAAGAGTTCGAAAAAGATTTAGAAGCTCTTTTAACAGAATAACTTAAAAGGAAGGTCTCTAAAAAGAGACCTTTTTATCATGAATCTAAAAATATTTTTACCAAAATTTTGGTTACTCAATTACCCCTATAATGAGGAAATTGATAATTTTTATAAAGAAATTATCAACCATAGGAGAGAACTAAAATTTTTTTCGATCTAGCAAATATGACCTTGTTTTTAAGTACAAGGGATATTTCTACAACGTTTGGATTGCCAACAAATATTACGGTTATTTGAGTAAAGTTAGAAAAAGTAAGATAACTCAATTCCGAGGGTTTTTCAAGGATTTATCTTCAGAAGTTTATTACACTAATAAACAAATTATTTTTAATAATGTAAGGCCTTCTAGAGAAACTCTAATAAACTTTTATGAAAAAATAGAAAAACCCGCTTACTATCGATTACAATTGCTCGGACTACTACACGAAAGTAAGACAGAACGGGAGATTGATTATATTATGCTAAATGGAAATCAGGGTAAAATTATTAAAAAAGATACCAGCATAACTTTTTTACCCAAGTAATAAAAAAGGGACTTCAAATGAAGTCCCTTAATTTTTTATAATTTCAAAGTATTTGGAATACTTTCTTGATTCAGAAGGTTATAAACAGCGGTTTTAGCCGAATTTAAATCAGTAATCTCTATTCCCGAACTCTTATAAAGAGTTTCCGGAGATTGAAAAGTATTACCTATTTCAATTTTTATAATTGGATCTTGATTACCCACTATCCAACACAAATATATAAAAAATTGGGGAATAGTATCGACATCATAATACCAAAGATAAGAGGCAAATCCTATAGATCCTTGTAATGAAAAAATATAGTAATCTACAGATTTATTTCTAGCTTTAATATTTTTTCCAATATAATCCTCTATTTCTTGGACATACTCTTGAAAAACGGTTGGAATTTTTCCCTCAACACATTCTTCTAAATATTTCAAAATAGTTTTTATAGCATTACTGACTTTATTCCTGAGTAAAAGAACATAATCTTCAGCTTTAGAACTATCCTCATTGTTTTTAAAATTAGTGGCTAAAGAAAGTTGAACAAAATCTAATTCGTCTAATTTTTCATATAATTCTTCTAACAATGAATACTGTCTTTTCAAAAGTTCCATATTCTCAGTATTCAAAGAAACCTTGACCTTAGCAGAGAGATTATAACTCTTTTTCTCAACTCTATTAGCTAAGGAAGATAAAGTTTTAGCAAGAAGAGTTTTTTGATATTTGGCTAAACTGATTAGTTCGTTAATATTTTCTTCAAACTCTTTTAAAAACTTTATAATATCGGTAATATACCGAAATGCAGGAATATTGTCAGTAAACATAATTATTTTTAAAAAATTCTTTTACTATAAAATTTTCTAAAAGATTGTGGTCTTCACAAAAAAGTCTAAAATAAAAAATAATAAACTAGTAGAAATTATTGCAACAACTGTTAAAAATATTAAATCATCTTTAAACATATTTTCTCCTTAAGGTTGATACCTCCAATTAGAGATAACAGGATTTGTAGTTGTATTTTGAGTAATTGGTTTTCTTTTAGGTAATAGATAAAAAAGCTCAGCCGGTTGAATAACTCTTACATTAATTTCGTAACCAAACATCTGTCGATTACGAGTATTCATCCAAGTTTTATCCTGAACCATTAAGGCTTTTCCCCATATACTTTCTATAATAATATCAGTAGGTTCTATTTGAGGAACGTCCGGAGACAAAATAATTTGAAAATTATCAGTAGAATCCAAAATACTTCTATTACCGGATTTTTGAAGTTTAGGTAATTCAATATAAGAACTTTCCTCACTTAAATTCAATTGAATTTCTAAATGAGTTATAGTGGTAGGTTCTTCAAAGTAACAAGAAATGGTATGTTCTTTACCATCACAACAGGCTAAAATATATTGATAACTAATTTCTTTTCCATCTAATAAAATACAATGATTTAATTGCTCTTTACCATTTAATAAACGAAAAGCATCTACAGAAACCGCTCCTTTGGGTAAAACTACCTGAGTAGAGATCATAGTAACAAAGGCCGAAAAAGGAGAGGTTTCGAAACGAATTTCTCCCTCCATTTTTTCAAAATTCTCTACTGTAATAACTTTGCGAAATCCTCTAAATAAAGAATAACCTCCTACAAATCCAGTTCCAAAGCAAATAGGACAAAAAACATCGGTAAGGCCTAAACCATCATCATCGAAACTTTCTAAAAAATTATCAACCGTACCTACAAAACCATTTTCATCCGGAATTGGGTTAACTGGATTATCTTCTATAAAAGGCTCATCAAAATCATCAAAAGATTTTCCATAAGGAGCGATATTGTACTTTCCTCCTTGAAGAAGCTGATTGATCATTCCAACAGAAGCTTTGCCATCTTTACCTAATCTTGTATTAATTTTCTTTAATTTCTTTTGGCAAGAACATACCTCGCCACTGGTGTGATGATTATATATACAACTTCTAATTCCCTGAACTCGAAAAGCTGCCATCATCTTTTGCTGTTGAACATCTGCTAATTTTTCAACAGCAAAGGCTGCATAATCTGAAGCTCTTACGTTAGAAGGTAACGCTCTATTGTTTGAAGAAATAATACAAGGCATTTTTAAACTCAGTTGATATTTTTATTAAATTTATATAAAATAAAAAATTATAAGGAGATTGTAATGAATAAAAGAACTTTGGCAAATATGTTGAGACTCCGTTTTGGAGGAGAATGGGAAATTTCAAAAGAAGAAATTAATGGAGTTTTAAAAGGAACTTCTATTAATTTTCTTATATTTGATCTTGAGAAGCTTTTAAATATTTTTAGTGAAAACGTAGATTTTCGTATTGTAAATCATTTAATGGTAAGACCAAAACTAGAATATGTTTTTGGTAGTTTTAAATTAGATAATGACCAAGAAACTAAATGGTATTTTACTATGAGAAAACACAAAGATTATGATGAAACCTATTTAACCTTTAAAAAAGATGTTTTTTAAAATTAAAAACCTCCTAATTTTAGGAGGTTTTGTTTTATTCTGGCCAGCGTTTTAAAGCTTCTTTTCTATACTTGGTAAGACCGTTATCGGAGGTTTTACTATCGTAAAAATGACCAAGAGGAGAATCTTTATGCTCTTCTCCCATATAGAAAAGGGTTCTTTTTATTAAATCTTCGATTTCGTTTGTATTGGGATAGTATACGTCTCTGTCATCGATATCGTCAATCCATCTTTGTACGCTTTGAACACCAGATTCATTGTACAAATAAAGAATAGCAGAGCCTACGGTCTTAGGTGCCCAATAAAAAGTCTCACCATCTAAATCGCTCGCTTCAACAACAAAATTAAGAGCTCTTAAAAGTTCTCCCTTAACTGTTCCTGTTGGTTTTTTAGGATTAGGAACGTATTGTTTTGTTAATTCCTTAAGCTCTACTCTAGGATTAGAAGCAACTAGTCTTTGTTTAGCATATATTTTCATAATATTCTCCGTATCTATAAAAAGAATTATATAGCAAAAATCCTTTTATAGCTACTTTATAAAGTCATGTAATCAGGCATTTTTAAATCAAAAGGAAGATATTTAGGATAAGGTAAATTCTTACCTACGTTTTCTAAAGTCTTTTTCTGATCTAATCCCTTTTCTTCATTAAACTGAAGGATAGCAACTTGCCAATTAGTATAATCTGTTAGACCGATTTTATCGCTTTTAGCATTTAAAAAATTTACTAAAGCTCTCTTTTCCTTAGAATTTAAAATCCACGGTTTCTTAGAATCTTTATGCGTAACGTACTCTGCTTTTCTAAAAAGAATACGTGCTACTTTATCCGCACCTACAAAAGTGTCAGAATTAAATACTTTAAAATATTCGTTTCCTACTCTTCTAGGATCAGGGCTTACTATAACTACCATTGGAATAGAATAGTCTCTTCCTATAGTAGCCATAGCATCTAAACGTTCTTGAGCAAATACTTTCATAATATTCTCCGTATAAGGAGATTATAGCAAAATTATTCCCATCGTTTGATGGCTTCACTAGTAAAAGAGGTTTTACAGTTATATTTATTAGGAACTTTTAAAAACCCTTTCTGATAAATAGTATCTACACAAATCTGCATTAGCTTGTAGAGATCTTTTTCGGTATAAGGCTTATTCTCATAGGTTAAAACCCATTTAGCAATAGGAGTATTAAAAGCTTCTTTTAAAAGATAGATAGCACAGGAGCCGCATTCCATTGAAACGCCCCATCCTTTCCAAAAGTAATAACCGTTATTTTCATAATTATAGAAAAGGATATTTAATGCACGGATAATTTCACCGCCTTTTGTATTAGTCTTATTTCCCATAAAAGGAGTTACGTAAATATCATAAAGCTTCTCAAATTCTGCTTCATAATTTTTAGCAACTAATCTTTGCTTCGCTAATATTTTCATAGTATTCCTGTTTGCTTTTATATCTTTTATTATAAGCTATTTATGGGCGTTTAGTAAATTCTGTAACTCCATTATAGTCTGTCGACCCATTTCCCTGATTACCACCACTTTGATTACCACATCCGTACAACTCACCAGACTTATTTATATACCAAGTTGTAAGATAAGAACACATAAATTGTACAACACTATCAGCTCGTTTTGTAAATCCCTCTACAATATAAGAAGTTTCCGGACTAATTCCTTGTTGTCCTTTTGAATTATAACCGCACCCATGTAATTCACCGGAATTGGTTAAGTACCAAGTTACACCATAGACTTGATAATCAATATCGGCATAGTAGTTTATAGATATAACGTCAGCAACATTTTCTGCTCTTTTCGTGAATGTAGTCACATAGGAACCACTAGAGTTATCTACTCCTTGTTGTTTTGACTGATTATTCCCACAACCGTAAAGTTCACCAGAATTAGTTATATACCATGTTGTATACTTATCACAGCAAACCTTTTTAACATTATCCGCTTTCTTAGTAAATCTAGTAACAATTATAGATGTTTTTCCAGTTCCCTGATTACCATTTTCGCCGTCACCGCACCCGTATAATTCTCCTGACTTGGTTATATACCATGTTGTATCCGCAGAACATGTAATAAAAGAAACGTTTTCAGCTCTTTTTGTAAACGTAGTTACATAATCACTATTGCTACCGTTTCCTTGCTGTCCATCCGAACCAGAACCACACCCGTAAAGATCTCTGTCATTGGTTATATACCAAGTTGTATAATGGGAACAAGCGACATAAGATACATTAGTCGCTCTCAATGTAAATGATGTTACTTTATCGTTAATATTATTTTTACCGTCCCCTTGTACTCCGGAATAACAGGTACCACATCCATATAAATTTCCATCATTAGTTAGATACCATGTAGTTTGCTCAGAACATACTACCTGTTTAACATTTTCAGCTCTTTTAGTAAAAGTTAAAACTTTATCTTCTGCTCCACTTCCCTGTTGTCCCCACGAACCATCACCGCATCCATATAAGTCACCATCTTTAGTAATATACCAAGCAGTGGAATTAGAAATAACTATATTAGAAACGCTGTCAGCTCTTTTTGTAAAGACAGTTACAGTATCAGTTGAACCACTTCCCTGTTGACCATAATAATTCCAACCACACCCGTAAAGCTCACCCTTTGAATTAATAAACCATGTTGTAGTATCCGTACAGGCAATTTGCTTTATTTTTTGCCCCCCCCTTCGTTGATAAACATCATTAAAAGTGCGGTATTATTAAGCATAAACTTTCCTTTTGTTAAATGTATTTTAAATTTCCAACTCAGAAGCAGTTAATAATTTAAGTGTCATAGGAACAGTCTTACCTACGTCAAGTGCTTCTATAAAAGGTCGTTCGCTTAATGTTTCTCCAGAATCAAGAAATAGAGCATAGGGAGTTATAAAATACAGCGCATCCTGACCTTTAACAGATTCACCACCAAAGTACCCCTCTGTAATAGCATCTGTTTCTCCGTCTTGTAATACAATATCCGTCCTAAATAAATCTAAACCTTCATAATTAGTTTTCCAAATAGGAGAGTCTTTAGATATATAAATCCAAGTATCAAGTTCTGATCTAAGATAACAATTTGTTGAAAAAACCGCTTTAATTCCAAGTTTTTCTAATTCTGGAGCGGAACCAAAAGTATTTACTGCATCTGTTCCTATAGTGATAGATCCTCGATCAATCTCAGAATTTAATAAACTAATAGGTAATTCTCCACTGGAATAACCGTAAAAAGTAAGAGGATAAGCGTGCCCGCCGGTAACAAAAGCGTAGCCAGTACCCTGTCCAACTGTTAATGAAATACTGGTTTCTTTTGGAATTTTGAAGAAACCCTCTAGCATCATTAAAAGTGAGGCATTACTGAGCATTTTCTACCTCAGAAAAATTTACAGGGGTAAAAATCAGTTCGATATTATCTAAAGCTTCTTTTGTTTCAGCCTCATTGATAGCATTCCGCAAAGTCCACTTCACTTGATAAGCATGATTACCGCTTTGAATAATTTCTTTTTGCAAAGTTTTTAATTCCTCAGCAGAAAGTTCATGGGGTACATTATCCGCATCCATAAAGGTAGCAGGAGAATCTAAGGCAACTAAACCCGATACGTCGATCATTGCACGTTCATCTGCGTCCGCAGTAAACCCTAAAGAAGATATTAAAGTAGCGTCATCGTTTCTCCACTGCTGGAAAGCGTCATTAAGACGAGCTAATTTAATTGTCTTTTCCTCTTCTAAAGTAGGAATATGCTGCACAATAGGAGGATCAGGTTGTTCAGAATAAGTAACTCCTAAATTTTCCCAGAACTCCGCACGACCTTCTTCAGGTTCTTTTCCGAAGACTTTGCGGTCTTCTTTCCAAATAGCCTGACGAACAGAATACTCAGATAAATACTCTTTATTATTGTAAAGATACTTTTTAATCATTTAGACCTCTTTAGCTCGGATTTGCTTTAAGAATGTTTAAGAAACCATGCGTTCCGCTCCAAAAAATTACAATTATATCTCCGACTTCTATTGTTGGAGCTTCACCTGTAATCCATGTAAATTCAGTACCAAACGAAATAGAGCATGCTGGTAAATTCACGATTCTTAAAGTCTTCACCCAAGAGATGTTTCCGATAATAGAATCCCCCATATAACCATTATTATCTTTACATGTAGGACAAACCTCAAACGTGGTTACACCACCACCGTTATATGACATTGCATCGGGACTACCAGCTGTGATAAAGGAGGCCATTTCTCCTGTATAACTTACTGCCCCTAAAATTCCTTCATTCTGCCAACCAGCAAGTTCCCCTCTGTTTTCTGTCTTAGGGATAAGAGTATTTGTATTAGGAATCGAAGCTTTTACACTTTTAAATTCTGTTGCTACTCTTGTTGCTAAATCGTTAATTTGCTGGTCACGGGATTTTTCAGTAGTATTTTCTGCCATTTATTATTCTCCCAAGGCTTGCTCAAAAGTTTCAACAGGATCAGGTGTAATGGGAGCAGGATTAAGATTAACAGTACCGTCCAAAATACCGTCAATAAAATCTGCAACTTTATTCCACTCTGTTAAAGTAACAAAAACAGCAAATAAATCTGTCTGATCATTTATATCGCCGGCAATGGAACCCCATTTAATATCACCACCAACCGCAATAATATTACCTTGGCTATCTTTTGTATAAAGTTTTTTATCAGCGCCGTTAATCGCAATTTGACCAACTAAAAGTCTAGCTGGTGTAGGAATATTTCCAGCAGTTTCAGAATATGGGTGAGTAACAGGAATTACCGGTATTTCTTGTTCTTGTGTAGGATTTTCTGTAATATCCGCCATATAAAATCCTTTTTAAAAAGGGTGAGAAAACTCACCCATTTTCTTTTAATTAAAAGGTACCGCCACGAATAACATTAGTCCATGTATATCCTGTAGCTGCAGTACTATCGGCTACTAAAATAGATCCGTTAGTACCGACAGACAAAGCAACGTTAGCGGTTCCATTATTTACAATTAAATCGCCTTTAGCGGCTGTCGGTGCTAAAGCATCAAAAGCACCTGCCTTTGTAGAAGCTCCCGTACCACCGTTAGCAACAGGAAGAATACCTTCAACATGGGTAGTAAGATTAGCCTTTCCAAAAGATGGAGCTCCTGAAGCGGTTCCTACTAAAATACCTTCTTGGTTTTCAACAAAAACAACAGGGTCAGTACCATTACCTAAAATAATCTTATTAGCGTCTAGAGTAGTAGCTCCTGTACCGCCCTTAGCAACAGAAAGAGTACCTGTAACGGTATTTAAAGAAATTTCTTTATAAGTAGCGGCTGTACCATCTTCTCCAGCTACTAAAACTTTATCTTTATTGCCTGTACCTGAGGAAACTTCGAGCTTACCGCCGATAACAGAAACTGTCGTACCCTGTTCAACAGAGATAGAAGTTCCTGTAATAGAAATACCTGCACCAGCAGAGTATTCAATCTGAGCATTAGTTTGTACAAACGTAAGCTCCGTTGTGCCAAATACAACATTCTTATTAGCAAGGGAGAAAGTAGCGCCTTTATTTGCACCTGCTAAAATAAAGAATGAAGCACCAGCATAAACTTCCTGAGAAGGATTGCCGTCAAGGTCGGAAGCACGTGTTAAAGATTTGTCAGCATTAACTGTATAAACACCATTTTGTGTAGCATCAGTCTGGCCAGCTAATAAAACACGATTATTTTCTGCAAGGGAAGCATCAGGAGTAGTCGGAGTAAATGTAGCTCCTACACCCGGATGAGCGGAATCGCTACCGTCAGCATAAGTACCTTCAATATTAGAAGTATAAGCGTATTCGCAGGCTTCATGAGGAACATGGCCTTCAGCGATTTTATCAACATACTGTTTTGTGACAAGATCATTATTTGCGAAAGTAGTCTCATCAACACCTGAGTATGTTAATTTACCTGTAACGGTATCACCTGCTTTACTAACAGCGTCGGTAATTCCATAACCTGTTAAAGTTGTGGGATTAGAACCTGCGGTAACAACGCCCTTAGCGTCAACAGTAACTTTAGTATAATCACCTGCAGTTACACCGCTGTCGCTAAGTTCAATCTTAGGATTACCTGCAGTACCATCGGTATTTGTAATAGTAAGAGAATCAGACTCTAAAGCACGATTTACAAAACCATCAGCTGTCTTTACAACAATACCATTTGCAGATAAAGCGCTTAATTTATCGAGGTTATCGTGATGAGCCTGAATAGATGTACCGATTTCTGTAGTAAGTTTTGTAGAAATCGCGGTATCAACATCTTCAACTGTAGTAACAGTTTTTGTACCAATCTTAGGAGCAGTGTTAAAAGTCTTAACACCGTCAATAGTTTGATCGCCTGTAAGTTTAACAACTTCAGAGGCAGAGGCTGTTTCTCCTAAAAATTTAACCCAAGCAGAACCTGTATACTTATAATAAGTATCATCTTCCTCTACGTAAACAATCATACCGGGATAACCAAATCCCTGAGAAACGTAAGAATCTCTTTCAGTAATTGTTGCAGCGGTTGTTTTTAAATCGACGGGTGAGGGTGCTTTTAGAGCAAAACCATTACCAACTTTAATACTTTGTTCAATATTTGCCATTTATTATTTTCCTATTAACTAATTAGAAAGAGTATGTATAAGCTTCAGTAATGCTGGAAACGCCTGAGCTTGTATAAACATAATAAGCCTGAGCAGTACCATCTAATCCAGTAATAGAAACTTCGGTACGAACCATAGCATCAATATTATCAAAGCCATTCGGGTCAATTGCTTTCTTCAAAGTACCGTAAGCCTTGGGATAAGCAATTACTTTTCTCTGTCCGTTAGTTGTATACGTAAATGTTTTATTTCCTTTACTCTGAACAACTTTAGTAAGAGCCTGTACTTGTTCTGCCGTAGGAGCAGTAACGTCTGCGTCTACAACACCCCAATAGAATGGATATACAAAAGTATATCCGACATTACCGCCTGAGGTTGTCTTAGTAGCGTCCGTAACACGAGCTGTGAAGGAAGTATTTGCTGTTACAGAAATTGGGTTAGTAAGCGTAATTGTAGAAGTTGTAGCTGAAGCAGAAAGATCTGCGCTACCAACAACGGTGCTTCCTTGTAAAACTTCAGCCCTAGAAATAAGCTGAGAACCGTTTGTCCATTTTACAGTACCTGTTGTAACTTCTACTGTAGTACCTGCTTCAAACGTACCGCCTGTTGCGGCCATTGTAAGAGAAACACCTGTTGGTGCAACATAAGGATGCAAAATATCATCAATTACCTGAATAATATCAGTATTAGCATATTTCTTACCTTTTGCAACACCACCGACTGTAACAGTTGCTCCTGTTTCAGAAGTATCAGTATAAATAGTTTGTTCTTTTAAAAGACCAAGTTTTGCAACTTCCGTATCCCCGCCTTCCATAGTCTGAGCGGCAGAAACTTTAGGAATAGAAGTAAAAGTTTTAACTCCATCGATATCCTGATCACCCGTTACGGTAACAAAATCTGTAGAGCTTCCTAACTCGCTTGCAATAATTGTTTTAACCGCGTTTTCAAAATCACTGATATGGGTAGAAGCTAAGGTAACGTTTTTCCACTCTGAAGACGTACCATCATAAACAAGAGCTTGTCCGTTAGAGACGCTATCTAAAACAACTCCGCCTAAAGTAGCAAGAGAAGGATCTTTTACGTTAATACTAATAATAGTATCATCGGCTTCTGTAGTACCCGCTTTACGGATAAACAACTTACCATCGGCTGAGTTGATTGCAAGTTCACCACGTACTAAATTAGCAAGTGTGGGAACATTACCTGCGGTTGCAGAGTATTTGAGAATAATAGTTTGGTTTTCTGCCATTTATTTTCCTTAAAAATTACCGCCTCTTACTATATTAGAGGCTTCTATAATAATTCCGTTTTTATTAACCATAACACTCGAATAAATTCCGGGCGTTATACTTTCGTTTTCAGGTAACTCTATATTTATGTTAGCATCTATAGAAACATCAAGAGAATTACTTTTAATTTCTAATCCTCTAGTAGATTGATTGCTACTTTCATAATATACAAGACCTGATTTATTGGGTAGTGATAATCCTCCGCTAATTCCTCCTTGAGAACCACTAATTTTTCTCCAAACTTTACCTGTAGAAAGAATAAGATCACCGGCTTGCCAGTTGGAAATTCCATCTATTTCTGTATTACCGGAAACGCCTACTTCTAAAACGTATCCTCTACATGCATAGGGCACATAAACAGTAGGCGCTTTTTTATACATTATTTTTCCGCCCGAAACTAGCTTATAGCTAGCATCACCGTTTATAGAATTTGTAGAAGCATCCCACGTACCGTCAGGCATATAAAGAGCGCCTACAGTGAGATTTCTTTCAGGCAATCTTGCAGACTCTAACTCTTGTTGCTCAGAAGCATTTTCGGGAAGTTCAGTTAAAGATGCAATTCCTCCCGGAACTCCTAATAATTTTTTAATAGAATTATTAATTTCGCTTTCAGAAATAGAACTAGAAAGAGTTCCATCAGGAGATACTTGCAATCCCTCTCCGACCTTAATACCACCTAAAGTAGTAGAGGTAGCGACAGGTAATTCAAAATCTTCTACAAAAGAATTGCCTACTCTTGCATAAACTAAAACAGTATCTTCTTTATTCGGTAATTTTGCTAAAGGAGTAGCAAAATAAACGGTTAAACCTTTTTCATCCTGAATAGTCTGTAAAATATTTCTACAAATACCGGGAATAGAAGAAACATAAAATTGAACAATACTCTCTCCAAAGTATTTAGGAGATAATGCTCGAATTTCTTCCTTAGAAAGATTATCAAAATCAAAAGTAATAGAAGTAGAAGTTGAATCTATTATTTTAAGTTGTTTAACGCTTGAATATTGATATACATCAAAATTCCAAATACCGATATTAGTAGTATAAGCTAAAGTAGTAGAAGCTTCGAGACTGGGAGCAGAAATTATATAAAAATTAGGAGAAGATTTAGAAGGAGGAGGGAGATAATCAACAGATTCGATAGTTGGTATTTCAAACTCTGAACTATTTTTTAATTCATCTACCCAAGCATAATAATTTCTCCCAGTCATTCCAATATAAATATCTAATACCAAAGCATTCCCCCGCTTAGCAGAAGAATATTTTTGTTTGGCGACAGGGCTATCAGAGATCACAAGAGCTACACACTTATCTTCTACATATAATGCGATTTCACCGAAAGTAAAATCACCAACAGTATAACCTAAAGCAATAGAATATTTAATTGTGTTAGCATTTATTACTATAGGATCAGTAGGAGATCCGGAATAAACAAGTTCTCCCTCAAGAGAACTGGCATCTAAAGAAGGACTATAATTATAAGCGCTTCCTAATTCATATTTAGTAATTTTAAATGGAATAGAACCCTGTAATAATTCCACTCCATAATTAGTTAATTGAATATTCATATCTTTTTCCTTTTAAAATAAAATTATTCTAACGGAGAAAGAAATTCAATATCTATTTGAATATTATCACAATTCATTATTTTAGTAGCATTAACCTGTATGAATTTATCTACATAAGAATATTGAGAGTATTTAGGCAAAGGATTTGCTACAAAACTTATAGAAAATATTTTCTTAGAAGTTCCTTGAATTGGAGTAACATATTCTTCTAAATTTAAATACCTTAAAGCATAAACATCTTTAAAAAGAATTTTGGAAATCCATCCCATCAAAGAAGAAATTGTAATTCGCTTAAGGGCTATTAGTTCCTCCTGATCATTTTGAGAATAGGAATGATAAGAAATATTTCCAATGATATGTATATTATTTTCTGAAAAAGAAAATTCTGTAAAAATATTTTGACATAAAGTTTTAAGCCTTTCTGCTAACATTTTCTTCTCTTAAAAAACCAATATCATAAAATTTTATAAAAAGTGATGAGAATTTCCTATGAAAACCTTTATTTTTTCAAAAACTCCACAAGAAACCGTTCAAGTTAAAGTAGACCTTTCTTACCTTAAAGAAAATATTCAGGAAGCAGAGCTTATTAAAATGTTTCCGGATATTGAAACAGAATTTTTTTGTGAAGAAAAAAATCTATTTATAAAGTTTGTTGGAGGAGAAAATCATAATACCTATGGCCTTTCTTTTTTAATAAAAACCATAGAAGAAAGTACCCCCATTACTGTAGTAATGCAGGTAGATGATACTCCTTTATTTGAAGATAAAAAATTAGCTCCTGATAGTTTCATGGATTTATTAGGAACTATGCAAGCTGGGAACTCTGCAGTAGGAACTGTGGTTTTTACATTACCTAAAGATATTGAGCTCGAGGGAGAAAAATATGTTGTTTGGGATTTAATAGATTCTGAATCTAATATTTTAGCTTCCGGTAATTCTTTTGATCTTATTCAAAATGAAATAACCAACGCTTTAGAGGCTAAATGTTTAATAACCGTTCCTTCAACTTTACCTCCAACTTCAATTACCAAGCGATATCAAATTCGTTATTGCCTTATTTTAAATAAAGAAAAATTCTATCAATTTGAAACTCTTAAAATAGAAAGCAAAGAAGGGACAGAGTATTTAGGAACAGAAGATACGGTAGAATTGCAAGGAACTAAAACTTGCATGCAAATTATTACTCAATATCCCGCAGATAAGGTAATTATGGAGCTTTATAAAGATAATAAACTTTTAGCTTCACAAGATATGAGTAATTTTGGAGAAAAAGTTTCTTCCGGTTGGAGATATGGTGGTTATATTGATACCCATGATTTAGCGGTATCCTTAGACAACTACGATGTTGTTTTTAAATACTCATTAAGTTCTTCTCCATTGGATACTTTTCAAGAAAATAAAAAATTATGGGTAGTAAATCCTAGCATTCTTTCTGCTGCTAAGGATATTTTGGAAAAAGTTAATAAAGCACGAACTACTTTGTATGGAGCTCCTGATCTTGTTTATACAATGCCTTGTCTTTTAACATGGTTGAGAAGAGGAGCAGATAGATTCAACGGAGCCTATGGTATTATAACTTCTTTTACTTTTACCAATGCTAAAGGAGGAATTAGAGAATACTGGTTGATGTGGGCAGAATTAATGGCTTTGGAATCTCAGTATTTAGCCGAAGGAGAAAAAGCTTTTGATTTTCAAGGAGCTGCCATTCAATTAAGCGTAGATCGTACACAATACTTAGATACAGTAAGAGGAAATTTGCAAAGTGTTTTAGATAATGAATTTAAACCTTTCAAACAAAACCTTACTATTAAAGGAAATACTGCAGGAGATGGTAGTGGAGAAGGAGGAAAAGATTCTTCCGGAAGTATAGGCGCTGTCGCTATTACCATAACTCCGGTAACCGGTTGGGGAAGATATTATCCCGGAAATTATTATACCAAGTGGTTTTAATTTTATGTTATAATACCTATATATTTAAAGGAAAATATTATGATAGTAAATGCAAAAAAAGATTAGTTTCCGCATCCGACGAAGATAAAGATATGGAATTATTTTTTAGTATGGTATCCGACCTCTGTGAAGAATATGGGTATGATGCCTACGACTATATCTATAAAGACCAAGACATGAGTATATGGGCACGTAGTAAGGATAAATCTATAAAGATTGTGTTAAAGTATCTTAAGGGAAAATGGGATCTTGGTTTTATAAAGGGTAACTTTGATAAAGTTAAATCTGGAAAAGACTTTGAAAAAGTTCTAACTACAATGAACGACTTAAAAGATTTACTTGACGAACTTGAAAATATTGCTTTAGAAAAATAAGTTAGAGAAAATATTATGATAGTAAATGCAAAGAAAAGACTTGCAGCAGGATTTTACGCGGCAGATATGAGTGACTTTAAAGTTATAGTCCACGACATCGCTGCAGATTATGGAATTATTATTGCTAAAGAAGATATAAACATAGATCGTGAAACAGCGACTTATATTTTTGCTTGCGAGACTAATAAAAATATTCGCGCAAAATGTTCATTTAAAAAGAATAGATGGACTTTTATAGGCATAAGTCTTCCTCCTAGTCAAATTGCATCTCTGGACACACTTGTGGAAACGTCAAAAGAAACGAAGCAACTTCACAACTTTCTTGAAACGATAATGGATCTTGTTATAGATTCTAGAGCAACCAAGTTAGAGTGATCCCGGTCCCGAGGACGTATTTACAGTAATTAAGTTTTCAAAAAGAGCGTATTATTTATATACGCTCTTTTATTTTTGGAGAAATTAAAAACTAATTTGTTAATTTGCTAATCGGTTTATTACAGTCTATAATTAGATTATCTTTTAAAAGGAATTTAACTATGGCAAATTATATAGACAAACTGGAAGAGTTCACTGACGAATATGTTCCCTACAGTGGAAAAGCTCCGACTGTGGGCGGTGAAATTCTCCGAGCGGTTAACAGAATTATTTATCGTTTTTATAATGATGGTGATCGTTTTTGGGAAGACTATGGAGTAGAAACTTGTGGTTCTTCTGCTTATTATTTGACAACCGTAGGAGGATCCTTAGCACAATGGGTAACTGATAACACGGGCGAAGAATATGAGAAAAGAGAAATCGAAAATCTCGTTAAAGCTGCAGTTATTACTTTAGAAAAATTCCCACAGCTTTTTGAGGAAAAGAATTATAAAGATAGTACCTCTGGTTTCAAAACAAAAGCCGAAGAGATGTTCAAACCATACAATGATTTCGGTGAGGATGACGAAGATTATTAAAAACAAAAAAGGGATCGAAAGATCCCTTTTTTGTTACATGGTGGTTGGCATAACCGCCTTTTTTATGTCTTTAGGAAATGAACTCATTTTAGCTTGAGTAGGAATTTCCTTTTCATCAGCCATTTCGATAATTGCTAAAATACGAGCGGCAGCATCTATACCACCGTTTCTAGTTATTTGCCGAGTTTGGACGTATCCCATAACGACAGGAATAATACCTTGAATGATAGCCATAGGACTATCGTTTATTTCTCTAATTGCTTTACTCTTTTTGATAATCTCATCACTTGCTTTGCTCATTTAAAAACTCCTTACTGCCTATAGGAGAAGGCATTACATGCGGTTGCATAGTTGATTGTGCAGGTTTTTGTTCAGGTAAATTTGGGAAAGGTGACATTACTTCTCTATTAGGCTGAGAAGGAGAAGAAGATTGCATTCCTAAAAATTGTTCTACAAAACTCCTAGCAGTGTCAGAATAATCAGCCGTATAAAAATGCATTCTTTCCATATCTTCTCTAGACAGCATGGCAGGAGACATCGGAACAGCACATGAATTAAAGCCAAGCGCAAACACAGATACAGGTTTTTCTAAACTACCCATAGCAGGAGGAACTACTCCTGCTATCCAACAACAATAGGCATTTTCTCCTATTTTGTCACATCCTGCATTTATCCAACTCATTTTTTCATAAGGAAAATAACCAGTAGGATCTGTAGCATCCTTTTTCAATCTATAAGGAATACCATTTACGGTAATAAGCTCTTTTGCACGTTGTCCTTGAATTTGAGTAACCATCTAATGTCTCCTATAAAAAATTCCTTCCTCCTTAAATGGAGGAAGGGAAATCATCTAATTAAGCGGCTGGAGTTGTCGTAGTAGTGGTATCTCTAAGAATATGTGGGAGAATTGCACCAACAATCTGCGCAGTCTGAGCTTGATTAGAGGCAGAAGTAAAGGCATTGCTTTCAAGAGTAGCAATCTTGCTCTTAGCATCGCAAAGCTTGGTCTGCAGTTCGCTAATGTAGTTATTCTGGATAAGCTGTCTTGTAGCAGCACCTTCAGCCATAACAGTATTCTTGATAGAGCAGCAGCAATCAGCATTCTGACGAGCAAGATCCTGAACAGCTAATCTAGCTTCATAACCATTGTCACGGATAGCAGTATTCAAACCTGCAAAACCCTGAGCAAGATAGTTATTAGTCATAGCATTTGTAGAGTTAATAGTAGCATTAACACCAGCAAAGCCCTGATTGTTTGCATTCATTAAACGTGCGCTTGTATCATTAACAGCAGCAACAGTACCGCTAAAGCCCTGACACAGAGAGTTCTGAATGCCGTATGCAGAATCACCTACTTGACGTTGAATAGCACACTGTCCCTGAACTAAATTTAAACCGAGGTTGTTAATACCTGCGTTAACCTGACCAACACTATTCTGAAGCTGATTCAGATTATCCATAACAAGGTTTGTACCCCAAGCGGAAGCACCTGCAGCAATACCTTCACCACAACCACAACCGCATCCGCCACGGTTAAATCCATTGCCACCCCAGCCATTACCAAACCAAGATCCAACAAAAGCACCTAAAGCAGCAGCACCGGCATTGCCCCAACCACAACCTGTTCCAACAAGACCAGTCGTAGGAAGTAAAGAAACGTCTGTCATAATATGATCTCCTGTTAATATTAAATATTTTGGTAAGAGCTCGAAATTGCTCTTACGAAATTAAAATTTATTAGGCTCTGTTCAGAGTAAGTATTGATATTAGTTGTCGCGCCTCCATTTAAGGGGTATTTTTAAGTTAAGGAGGTACC